GATATGGCTAAAGAGGCTGGATGCAGCCACATGACTATACAGCGAGCTTTAGAAAAGTTTGGCTTAATAAAAAAAAGAGGTTCTAAATGATATACAATAGCATTAAGGAAATGGTAGAAAGCATTGATTCTCCCAAACTTCCTGTAATAATTCCAACACACAACAATCCATCATATTTAAGAATGATGTTAGATCAGTTAGATAAAAATAATTTAAATGATGTGATAATTATTGATAATTTTTCCTTGTACCCAGAAATGCGGGACTTATTAAAACAAGTGTCAGATAAGTACATTGTTGTTGCTAAGTTTACAAATGAAGGACCAAGAGAGTTTTATACTAACCCAATACTATTTAATTGGTTGCCACAAAAGTTTATTGTAACAGACCCAGACATCGGTTTGAATCAGAACTTGCCAGACAATTTTGTGGAAATACTAGACTCTGTTTCAGAAGAACTTAAACTGTTTAAGGTAGGCGTAGCATTAGATATAGAGTTTGATGGAAATGAATGCATAAAGAGGGTGATGCCTTGGGGTTCTACAATTTATGATTGGGAATTAACTATGTATTTAAATCAAATTGGAGAAACATCTAGTGGAGATCCAATTTATAAATCTCCATTAGACACAACATTCTGCTTCGTAAACAAAGCATACGACAACGGAGATTTTTTATACACATCTACCGCCAGAGTGGGTGGCAATTTTATTAGTCAGCATTACGGATGGTACGATAATCCACCAATACCAGAAAAAGAAAATAGCTACTTAATAAATAATGCTGGTCGTTGGTCATCTACTTCTAATGGGGGTAATTCGGGATGAGTATAAGTGTTATTATAGCAACAATTCCTGGAAGAGAAGGTTTCTTAGAGAGAGCAGTAAATTCAGTAATTAATCAAACTTTGAAAGCAGATGAAATTATTATTTGCTGTGACAATAAAAGGTTGGGTGCTCCAATAAATAGAGACAAGGCTTTGAATAAAGTAACAAATGAGTTTGTTGCAATACTAGATGACGATGATTATTTATTACCCTTGCATTTAGAGACATTATTTAGTACAATTAAGGAACAAAATGCAGATTTAGTTTATCCAGCATGGCAACAAGAGCAAGGTTTTATTACACACCTAAATTATATTTTTGGTAAAGAATGGGACAACAACAATATTCATCAGGTTCCAATAACTTGGATGGCTAAGACACAATCTTTAATTGATGTAGGTGGCTTTTCTTCGGGCTTTGATGTTAATGTGCATGAGTTAGATGAACAAGGTCATAGGATAGGCGAAGATTTTAATATAATTAAAAAATTAGTCAATAATAACAAAAAGATTTTCCATGTTAATGAAGTAACATGGGTCTGGAATTCAAATAATCCAGGGTCTACACAAGGTAGACCAAGCATATGAGAAAAGGAATAATATGAGTAAGAGAGTCCTGCTAACAGGAGCAAGTGGTTTTGTGGGCAGCCATGTCCTTCGCCACATTTTAGTAAATACAGATTGGTTTGTTGTTTGTCCAACAACATTTACACATAAAGGTCTACAAGATAGAATTAGAGTAGCTTGTGACGATATTGACGGTGCTTATAAGCGAGTAAAAGTAATTAAGTGTGATTTTACATCACCAATTTCTCCAATAACAGCACATGAATTTGGCAAGATTGATTATGTTATTAATGTGGCTAGTGAAAGCCATGTTGATCGAAGCATTGAATATCCAGCACCATTCATTATCAACAATGTCTCTTTGATTTGTCACCTACTTGACTGGGCTAGAATTGCTCAGCCAGAAAAGATTGTTCAGGTTTCAACAGACGAAGTATATGGTCCTGCTCCAGCTGGGTACGCACATCGTGAATGGGTAGATCAGCATTTCCCAAGTAATCCTTATTCTGCATCTAAGGCTGCACAAGAAGATATTGCTTTTGCTTACTGGCGTACATATGGATTGCCAATTGCAATTACCAACACAATGAATATTATTGGTGAGACACAAGATCCAGAAAAGTTTATGCCAATGGTAATTAAGAAAGTGCTTAACGGAGATGTGATGAAAATTCATGCTTCACCAACAGGTGAAATCGGAAGCCGTTTTTATCTTCATGCTCGTAATCAAGCAGATGGATTATTGCATGTACTAAATCAGCCTTTCCCAGCTTTTGGCGAGGCAGATACCCCACAGCGTTTCCATATTGTTGGTGAGCGCGAAGTAGATAATTTAGAGATGGCTCAAATGATTGCTAGTGCAGTTGGCAAGCCATTAAATTATGAGTTAGAAGACTTCCATTCATCTCGCCCAGGTCACGATTTGCGGTACGCACTTGACGGCACTAAAATTACGGATACTGGTTGGACTTTGCCAATTCCACTACAGGAATCAATTCAGCGTACTGTAGAGTGGACAATGGCTCATCCAGAATGGTTGGAGCTTTAGGATGACCTTATCCCTTATCGTTCCAGTACTAAATAACTTTAAGGTTTTTGCAGAATTAATGGCAACGGTTGACTATCCAGTTCAACCTATTATCATGGACAATTGGGTAGAAAATCGTGGAGTGTCTGGTGCTTGGAACGAGGGGATGAGGAGATCCTTGAAATATGGCAATAAATATGCTATAATTTCTAATGATGATGCTTCATTTACTCCTGGGGCAATTAAAGAGTTGTATGACACTATTCGTTATACAAAAGCCGTTATAGTCTCTCCTAATCAAAATGGCAAAGATTTGGCGGATAGCTTTACCCTAGAGAGTAATGCAGATTTCTTTTGCTTCATTGTAGATATTAATCAGTTAATAGAAAATGTTGGATGGTTCGATGAAAACTTTTTTCCAGCATACTTTGAGGACAACGATATGCATAGAAGAATTAAATTGGCTGGACTGAAAAACTATATACGAAAAGATGTTCGTGTAAATCATGTAGGTTCAGCCACACAATTCTTTGACCCAAGCAATCCAGTCGTAGATGATTGGAAATGGGATAGGGTTCAGGGGTATTATATATCTAAATGGGGCGGGATGCCAGACAAAGAAACTTATTCTCACCCATTTAATAATGATAAAAATGATTTAAAATATTGGGAGAAAAAATGACAGAAAGACCTAGATTTTCAATAATTGCTGTAGATTATGAACATCATGTACCAAGAGATGGCTTTCGCAGTGGAATTGAATCATTGGCAAATCAAACATTCAAAGATTTTGAATTAATTATTTGCCATGATGGTCCAAAAGAAGTGCCATACGAAGAAGAAATTGATTTTGAAGCTTTAGGATTAAAGCCAATAATTATAAATACTCCAGAGCATCGGGGAGAGTGGGGACACCCTTCAAGAGATTTGGCTATGAAACAGGCAACTGGAGAATTTTTTATCCAGTTTAATATTGATAATATTTTTTATCCAGAAGCATTTGAAAAAATTGATCAAAGATTGACCGATGCACAAACTCAAATTTTAATATTTCATATTTTACACTTTAAGGTAAATAATGGAACGGCTCCGTTTAGTGGTATACCACCAGTTGTAGCAAGCATTGATGCTATGCAATTAGTTGCACATAGAGATATCTGGGAAGAAGTTGGATATTGGTACCGCAATGATTTTTGTGCAGACGGATATATCTATCAAGACATGTGCACAAGGCATCCTTGGGCGGAACTACCAGAAGTATTAGGAAACAATTATTAATGACAAATAAAAAAGAACTTGAAGACCTGTATAATGCAGCCAAGAAAGCTCCTGCGGGCGATTTAATATTGGGGGCTGCAGTTGAAGTAATTGACTTGCTGATTAGAAAAAACATTTCTTATGGCAACTCAGCACTTTATCCAAATGGCATTTTTGCCAAAGGTGATGCGGTAGAACAATTATCTGCCAGATTAGATGACAAACTAAATAGAGTGAAAAATAACGAATCCTTTGAAAATGAAGGTATGCTTGATGCTGTTGATGATATTATCGGATATCTTGTCTTATTAAAAATTGCAGTACAAAATAAGCAAAAATAGTGTATAATATATATAACAAAGGATAAAATATGCCAAATTATGATTACAAATGCTTGACTTGCGAGAAAAAGTTTGATAGAGTAGTATCTATTGACGAGAGAGATAATCAAACCTGCGAAGAATGTGAAGGAAAAGCTGAGAGGCAAATCACATTTGGTGGCATGGTTTGGGCACCAACTGCTGGAGGATGGCGATAATGGCAAAGAAAAAAGATACACCAATGAACTTAAACCCTGCTTGGGAAGTTACATATTTTTATAAACACGGAAGAGATGAAATTGAGCCAGGGGATTTTGTTAAAATTAAATTCCAAAGAGGTCAATTTAAATTTTTACGCCATGTTTATCACACAGAAAAGGGTGTGGCTTGGTTAGATTGTTTTGGACCAGAGGGATACAGATCATTCTACATTGAAGAATTAAAGGGCAAAGTAAAGCCTAAAAAGTTCAGGAGAAAGAAAAATGTCGTCTGAGTTAGAAGTTGCTGATAAATTTGATCAGATGAATCGTGTAGTTGAAGAAATGCTTAAGGGCAACAATCCTACACAAATTGCAAGAGAACTTAAAATCAAAAGGGTTGAGGTCTTAGACCATATTGACACTTGGAAAAGTTTGGTAAAGGGCGATAGCACAATTCGTGAGCGGGCAAAAGAAGCACTTGCTGCAACAGACCAGCATTACGCAATGATTATCAATCGGGCTTGGGAAACTGTAGAGCAAGCAGACGCAAACGATCAACTCAACATTAAATCACAAGCACTAAAATTAATTGCCGATGTTGAGGGTAAAAGAATTGATATGCTACAAAAAGCTGGACTGCTAGAAAATAATGAACTGGCAGATCAGTTGCTGGATACAGAGCGTAAACAAGAAATACTTGTTGGAATACTTAGAACAGTTACTGCAGAATGTGATCATTGCAAATTTGAGGTAGCAAGACAACTATCTGAAGTTACTGGCAAGGTAGAAGCAGTCCAGGTTGACTAATGGAATTTACTGATTTTTTAGAAGCCCTAGAAGATGATGTATTTGAAGAAACTCCTATAGATATTGAAGAGTTTGTTACAAGTAAAGATTTTTTGGGGCTTCCCCCTTTGTCACAACATCAGTACACCATGATTAAAGCATCAACACAAATTTATAAATTAGAAACTCTTATTCAATTGTACGGTGAAGAAGAAGGATTAAAAAGGCATAAGCAAACTTGTACAGAAGTTATATTTCAGCTTGGAAAAGGTTCTGGAAAAGACTATGTATCTACTATTGCTTGTGCCTTTATTGTTTACCGTTTACTATGCCTAAAAGATCCAGCCAGATATTTTGGAAAACCCACAGACGATGCCATTGACATTATTAATATTGCTATTAATGCTGAACAGGCTAAAAAGGTTTTCTTTGGTGGCTTCCTAAAAAGAATTAAAAATTGCCCTTGGTTTGCTGGAAAGTATGACGATAAGGTTGCATCTATCACATTCCCCAAATCTATTACTGTTCATTCAGGTCACTCTCAAAGAGAATCTTGGGAAGGATACAATGTTATTATGGTTATCCTAGATGAGATTTCTGGTTTTGAATTGGAATCAACCACAGGTCACGCATCAGCAAAGACCGCAGAAGCAATTTACAAGATGTATCGTCAGTCTGTCACATCTCGCTTTCCAAGTGTTGGCAAAATTATTCTTCTTTCATTTCCCCGATTTAAGAATGATTATATTCAGCAGCGATATAATCAAGTGGTGGCAGATAAAGAAATTATTATTAGATCTCATACATTCAAAAAGGATGAAGATTTGCCAGATGGCATTAAGGAAAATGAATTTACAATTGAATGGGAAGAAGACCACATCATCAATTATAATACCGCAAAAACCTTTGCTCTTAAAAGACCAACTTGGGAAATTAACCCTACCATTAAAATTAATGATTTAGCTCAGGCTTTTTATGACGATCCAGTAGATTCACTTTCTCGTTTTGCCTGTATGCCACCAGACGCTGTGGATGCGTTTTTCAAATCTCGTGAAAAAATTGAGACTGCCTTTGTTCAAATGAATGGCGTAGATAATCAGGGAGCTTTTGAAAACCATTTTGTTCCAGATGAGGAAAAAGTTTATTTTGTCCATGTTGACTTGGCTCAAAAACATGACCATTGTGCTGTTGCACTCGCCCATGTTGATCATTGGGTAAGTATGAAAATTGCGGGACAGATGAAAGATGCTGCCCCTAAAGTTGTAGTAGATGCTGTCAGATGGTGGACACCAACAAAAGATAAGTCTGTAGACTTTGCCGAAGTTAGAGATTATATTTTGCAACTACGCTCTCGGGGATTTAATATCAAACTTGTCACATTTGACCGCTGGAACTCCCATGATATGATGCAACAAATGATTGCCTATGGAATGAAGTCTGAAATTTTATCTGTAGCGAAAAAGCATTATGACGACATGCAACTGGTAATCACAGAAGAAAGATTGGCTGGACCAAAAATACCGCTTTTGGTAGAAGAGCTTTTACAATTAAGAATTATTAAAGACAAGGTAGATCACCCACGAAAAGGCTCTAAAGACCTCTCGGATGCCGTTTGTGGGGCTATATACAATGCTGTGGCGGGAACACCAAGAAACCTTGATCAAGAAGTTAAGATTTATGATTATACATCTTATCACAGAGAAGATGAAGAAGAGTATTTAAAGAAAAATGCAAGTACAATTCAAATGCCTCAAATGAATATCATGCCTAATGATATTAGAGAATTTTTAGGAATGAATCCTCCAGAAAACGATGGATTAGAATTCATTGACAATTTTACAATCCTTTAGTATTATAGAATGCCTGGGGAGTTAGCTTAATGGTTAAAGCATCTGTCTTATTAACAGCCGACTGAAGGTTCAAATCCTTCACTCCCTACTTGACAGTAAGGATATATCATGATATACTATCCCTATGCCTTATAAAAATAAAGAAGATTTATATAAAAATCAACAACAAACAAGAGATAGAAATTCCGAAATGGTTTGGAAATTGTTGTCGGAATCCGAATGCGTTGACTGTGGAATTTCAGATCCAAGAGTATTACAATACGACCACCTTCCAGAAAGCGATAAAAAGTTTAGTATTTCTAGAGCTTGTTCTGGAATGACTATTTCTTGGAAAAGAATCCAGGAAGAAATTGACAAATGTGAAGTTGTGTGTGCTAATTGTCATCAAATAAGAACTTCCGAAAGAGGAAATTTTATTAGGCATAGGCTTTACAAAAAGGATAGTGTGGGTTCGACTCCCTAACTATTCACTTGGCTACAGGCACTTTCTTGGGATGGTGTAGTTACTTATGGTAAGAGTCCATAGTTGGGCTACGAAGTTCAGCCTTTTGTTTGTGCGGGATTTTCGTCAGGTGTCTGTAGCCTCAAAAAGTGGTATAATATAATCAGGTGAAAACCTATTTTAAAAATAAAGGAAATGATTTTAAATGGCTTATCCAATTAAAAATGGAGAAAAAAGAGTAACTTGTGCCTATGGTGTTAAAGGACCACAATGGCAATCAGGATGGCATCAAGGAATTGATCTTGGTGGACCAATTGGCGAAGATGTTTTTGCTGTGGCAAATGGCGTTGTAGTGGGTGTTGGAATTTGGGGATCAGCTTTTGGTAAAGATGCTGTCGTCATTAAGCATAAATTCCGTGTTCGCTCATACTATTGTGTTTATGCACACATGGGAGTTCATTCTGTTAAGGCTGGAGACAAGGTTAAAATTGGTCAAAAGGTTGGCGAAATCGGAGTTGAAGGAAATTCTGGTGGACCACACCTACATTTTGAAGCACAAAAAACACCATACTGGCAAGTTGGCGGAGGAGTAAATCCAAAGTGGATACTTTCTTATAGGTCTAGAAAGACAAAATAATGCAATTCGGACATGGGGCAAAAGATCCATTCTACATTGAATACAATGTGTCAGACGCACAGGGTATGTGGGCGGTTTGTAAAGAAAACAATGCTCAGGTAGTTGGAGTATATTCTACAGAAGAAGAGGCTAAGGTAGCCTTAGAAGCTCTTGTAGTCCAAGTTGACAATTATGAAGAAAAAGGGGTTGAAGAAGAAGGCACCCCAGCACTTTCATTTTGGAATGGGTCTTTTGCGCCAGTATTTGGATCTTTAGATCAAGATGCCAGATACAACTCAACCTACAACGCCCCACCAAATCACGATGGTAAAAAATCTACGGGATATGGCAATAGTTCAGGCTACGGCTATAGCAACCAGTAAGGGGGAGCTATGTCAAAGTTTTTGAAAAAAATTAAAAAAGCAATACATAATAACCCGACAATTATTTATGGATGGGCATCAGTTGGTGCAACATACATTGTTAAGAAATATCCAGAAATTCCAAATGAATTAATTATATTTACATTGTTGAGTTTCTTAGGTCTTAGTCACCGAGTACAAAGAATTGAAGATAAAAAAACAGAGGAAGCCCTCTATACAGAAACCCCTAAAGGAGAATAATGGGAAAACATCACGACAAAATAGCGGAAGCACTAGAAATCCGCAGAAAACATACCCCAAATAAAAGCGGGTACAATACACCAGGATCCATGAACAAGAAAAAAACTGGCTACAAAAAGCGTTCAGGCAGATAGTAAGGTATAATATACATATGGATGAATTAGCTTTATTACTTAGAAAAGCCCAGGCAAATGCATTTCAGATGTATTCTCAGTCGCATGGGTACCATTGGAATGTGGTTGGTCCACATTTTAAACAATTTCACGCATTCTTTCTTGAGATTTACGAAGATGTGTTTGACTCAGTTGACCTTTATGCAGAAATGCAGCGCAAGATTGGTAAGTATGCACCATTTGGTGCAGCAAACATGGCACTAATTTCAGATGTTCAAATTAATGACACCCTTGACCTAAAGCCATACGATATGCTACAGGAACTTTACAAAACAAATAACACTGTTTTGGAAAGCCTTACTAAACTGTTTGACAAATCTAATGAATTGAATGAGCAGGGTATTTGCAATGATGTTGCAGCCCGCATTTCACAGCATCAATTCTGGGCATGGCAGATCAAAGCTTCATTTGAGTGGGGCTGGGGGTAATGAAGCCCAAAGCGATTGTTTGTGATATTCACAATACAGTCCTGATTCCCGACAAGAATGATAAGCCTATAAACAATGTCATTGAATTCTTGAAAGAGCATGCGTCAACTCACAGAATAATTATGATGACATCTAGTCCAGAAAAAGATCGGGCAGAAGTCACAAAAGATCTCAGAGACCTTAAAATACCTTTTGATGAAATAATTATGAATAAGTTGGAAGAAGACTCCGATGACTATAAGTATGATGCCATGAAAGACCTATTGGTTAAATATGATGTCACCCTATTTATTGATAATAAAAAAGAGAATCGTAAGGCTATTAAAAAGCTGGGAATCCGTACAAAAAAACCTGAAAACATTTCAAATAAAATATTGACAAAGACCGTTTGGTCTGGTATATTTATATAATAGCAATTAGCCCCATTAGCTCAGCAGATAGAGCAAACGGTTTCTACCCGTTAGGTCGTGGGTGCAAATCCTACATGGGGTACTAAAAGAAAGAAAAGAATGTCAGAATTATCAGAAAGCATCCTGAAGCTTCGTGCCGAAGGAAAAAGTTATAATGAAATAAAAAATGAATTGGGTTGTTCTAAGGGAACAATCTCTTATTATCTTGGGGAAGATCAAAAAGAAAAAACTGGTGCTAGACGGCGGGATAATAGAAGTAAAAACCTTAGAACTTTTCATGCGTATAAAGAAGAAACTGGATGCACTGACTGTGGAGAAAAGTATCCTTATTTTGTTTTAGAGTTTGACCACAAGCCAGAATTTGAAAAAATTGATACTGTTTATAAAGTTTTAACCAAGTACGGAGTAGAAAAAGCTTGGGAAGAGATTGCCAAATGTGATGTGGTTTGTGCTAATTGTCACAAAATAAGGACATATATGCGTAAACCTTTTGGTGAAGGACCCTTGACTTTATTCAAATAAAATAGTAAACTAGAAGTAATGCGATTCAAAACCAAAGTCTTGATTCCCGTTATTGCGCTTCTTGCGAGTTTACTCGTATCGCTACCAATAGCCCAGAATCAAGCTAACGCTAATGAAAGACAGAGCAGGTGTAAAGTTTCGGCTTCACGAAGTTATACTAGGGTTCCATATGCGACCCCAACATATAACAAAAGATTTGCACTCGCATACATGTCCAATAAGTATGGATGGTGCGGGCAGCAATTTACCTGTTTAACAACATTGTGGAACAGAGAAAGTGGTTGGAGAGTAAATGCTCACAATCCATCTGGTGCACACGGAATACCACAAGCATTGCCAGGATCTAAAATGGCAAAATTTGGAAAGAAATGGAGAACCGACCCACAGGTTCAAATTAAGTGGGGACTACATTATATCAAGAATAGATATGGGAGTCCCTGCAACGCCTTGGGTCACTCTTATAATTTCGGCTGGTATTAAAAATAAGACGGTATGGTGTTGTAATTAGCATCCTTCGGAGAGTCTGGGTTAAAATCCCAGCCATACCGTCATAATCTTCCTTAGCTCAACGGCAGAGCATGCGACTGTTAATCGCAGGGTTCTTGGTTCGAATCCAAGAGGGAGAGCAAGCAATATGTATTTAATCGGTTGTACATATTCCCACACGATGTAATGGCGTGGCAAGCCGACCTATATTAAGGAAAAAATGAAAGAGATCATACTGTCAACATTAACGGGTGCTGCCTGTGGCGTTGTATTTGCACTACTAAAACTTCCAGTTCCAGCCCCACCAGTTTTATCTGGAGTAATGGGAATTGTTGGGTTGTGGATTGGTTATACATTAATTCACGGAGGAGGATAGGTTATGATAAAACGATTTGTAATGGGAATTGTTGGGACAGTTGGTCTAGCATTCATACTCTCTGCATTTAAGCATGAGGATAAAAATAAAAAATCTGAATAAAAAAATGCCTCTTTAGCTCAGTGGTAGAGCATCGCTCTTGTAAAGCGAGGGTCATCCGTTCAAATCGGATAAGAGGCTCTAAACAGATATAGCTCAGCTGGTTAGAGCACCAAACTGATAATTTGGGGGTCGGTAGTTCAAGTCTACCTATCTGTACCAGAATCTTTTTATTACAAGGTTCTTTGTTGCGTAATAATTATATAAATTGTATAATGTTATAGATAAAAAGGATAAAAATGAATTCAAAAATTCTAGGTGATTTATTTATAAAGCATGGTAGTGATAAGTCAGACCCACATAATTATGAAGAAACATATGCAAAAATTCTTCCAGATAATTTAAACAATTTATTAGAAATTGGTATTTCAAATACCGATGCAGATCATTCATCTTTGCATGCTTGGTCAGAAATTTATCCAGATGCAAAAATTTGGGGTGCGGATATTGTATTTGAAAAGTTAATTAATAAAGATAATATTTCTAGTTACTTATTAGATCAATCATCAGCAGAATCATTAGACAACTTTAAACTATTTTTAAACAATAAGTTTGATGTTATTATTGATGATGGATCCCATGTGTTTGCACATGCCAAGCTAACCGTTGAGAAACTTTTTGATTGTTTAAAGGAAGACGGCATTTATTGTATTGAAGATATTGCCAAAGGACCTCTTTGGTATTGTGAGCAAACGGTAAAGCAATGGACAGATTATTTAGACACCCGCACAGATATAAGATATGATGTTTATGACAGTAGAGAAGACTTGGGTGCGGAAGATGACAGCGTTATTATTACCATTAGAAAGATTAAAAATGAATTATGATGTAACAATAAAGTCTCACCCAAAAGATTATCACAAACTTAGTCTTGTTGTAGAGTCTTTGTCGTTTTTATCTCCCCAGCCTAAAAATATTTATATTATAAGTCCAGATGGATTTATTCCAGAAAGTAAAAAGTATAAAGATATATTGGTGGCAGTAAAAGACTCTGAGATTGTTCCAAATATAGACAGGGATAAGTTTGCTGAAAGAAAAAATTGGGCATGGCAAAATTCTTTATCTATACTGCAAGATATAACAGAGAATGATTTATACCTAGATGTTCAATCAGATAATTTCTTTATAAAAGAAGTAGAGCTTTTTGACCCTGAGAAAAAACCAAAACTCTTTAGGTCTATTCAAAACCTAAACAATAATGCTGGGTGGTCTCCATATTTTGTTTTTAATAAAAATGTATTTGATTTAGATAGAACTTGGGATGGATACTCTTACATAATTGAATTTATGCTGTATGACAAAAAAATACTTAAAGATTTTTTTATTAATAAATTTGGATCCATAGATAATTTGTTGTTGAATATGTACAAAAACAATAACAACTTTAGCTATCTGGGAGATCAAGAATTTTATGGCAGTTTAGTTGAATCTTTATATCCAAATAAATATAGTTTTGTGGACAATACCCCAGTAATACTTGGTGGTTCCGACAATGATGTCACTGTTGAATTTTTAAAAGAATACGAAGATAAAATAAAAAAAATGTATCCAGAAACTATTGCATTTAGTTATCACACATGGAGAAGAACAGAATGAAAAAAGCTTTAATTACTGGGGTCACAGGTCAGGATGGTTCATATCTTGCAGAGCTGCTACTCGAAAAAGGATATGAGGTTCACGGAATTAAGCGCAGATCCTCATCTTTTAATACAGAGCGTGTCGATCATATATTTGAAAGCAACCCAAATTTTTACTTACATTATGGAGACTTGACAGACTCAACAAACATAATTAGATTGTTAAATGAAATCAGACCAGATGAGGTTTATAACCTTGGCGCACAAAGTCATGTTCATGTATCCTTTGAAACTCCAGAATACACTGCAAATTCAGATGCGCTTGGAGTATTAAGAATGTTAGAAGCAATTAGAATTTTAAATATGGAAAAATCTGTAAAATTTTATCAGGCTTCTACATCCGAAATGTATGGTTTGGTTCAGGAGATTCCACAAAAGGAAACCACACCATTTTATCCTCGCTCACCCTATGGTGTTGCAAAATTATATGGTTATTGGATTACAAAAAATTACCGCGAAGCTTACGGAATGTTTGCTTGTAGTGGTATTTTGTTTAATCACGAATCTCCAAGGCGTGGAGAGACATTTGTTACTCAAAAAATTGTAATGGCTTTGCGAAATATTTCTGAAGGAGAACAGGATTGTTTATATCTTGGAAACCTTAACGCTTTAAGAGATTGGGGTCATGCAAAAGATTTTGTTCGTGCAATGTGGTTAATGTTACAGCAAGAAGATCCAGAAGATTATGTTATTGCAACAGGAGAACAATATTCAGTTCGGCAATTTGTTGAAGCTTGTGCCCCGTATTTTGGAATGAATATTGAATGGGTCGGAGAGGGCTTAGATGAAGTTGGAATAGATACCAATAGCAATAAGGTCGTAATTAAAATTAACCCTAAATATTTTAGACCTACTGAGGTTGAAAGTTTATTGGGAGATTCTACATTAGCTCAAAATGTTTTGGGCTGGAAGCCAGAAATTAGCTTTGAAGAATTGATTAAGGATATGTGTTTAAATGGAACTAGATAGCAGAATTTTTGTTGCTGGTCATAATGGATTAGTTGGCTCAGCAATTGTTAGAAAACTTAAAGAATTGGGCTATAGCAATATTATTACTGTAGATAAATCAGAAATTGACTTGAGGGATAAAGAAAAAGTTGATTGGTTGATGTCTGCATACATTCCAGAATATGTTTTCCTTGCTGCTGCAAAAGTGGGCGGTATCGGGCACAACAAAAAGTTTCCCGCAGACTTTATTTATGATAATCTTCAAATACAAAATAACATTATTCATTCTGCAAATAAGCATAAAGTTACTAAGCTTTTGTTTTTAGGTTCGGCATGCATTTATCCAAAAATAACTCCACAGCCAATTAAAGAAGAATATTTATTAAGTAGTTACCTAGAGCCAACAAACGAAGGTTATTCCATTGCCAAAATTGCGGGACTTAAAATGTGTCAAATGTACAATAGTCAGTATGGACTTAATGCTATTTCCGTTATGCCAGCAAATATTTATGGAGTCAACGATAATTTTAATGTTGAAGAGTGTCATGTTATTCCAGCAATGATTAATAAATTTATTTCAGCTAAAAATAATAATATGGAAGATGTTGTTTTGTTTGGAGACGGGACTCCAACAAGAGAATTTCTTTATGTTGATGATCTTGCAGATGCTTGCATATTTTTAATGAATAATTACGATAGTCCAGAACACATTAACATTGGTTCTTCAGAAGAATATACTATTGCCAACCTTGCAGAAATTGTTGCAAGTGCAGTTGGGTTTACTGGAAATATTGTTTGGGATACATCAAAGCCTAACGGTACACCAAGAAGAAAACTGGATAGTTCACGAGCAAAGCATTTGGGCTGGGAGTCAACAACAACATTAAATGATGGAATTGCTAAAACAATAGACTGGTTTGTTAAGGATGGAGACAGGCGTAATGGCTAAATGGAAATTGATGCAAAATACAATCACCATAAAGGATAGATTAAGAATTGCTAAATTTGTGCTGACCACAAAACAATTTACTAATGGTAAAATGGTAAAGAATTTTGAAGAATTGTGGAGCAAATGGTTAGGCGTAAAACATTCTCTTTTTGTTTCTTCTGGAAGCACAGCAAACTTTTTGTTAATCGCTGCCATAAAAGAAAAATATAACTTAAAAGACGGAGATAAAGTTCTTCTTCCCGCTTGCACCTGGGTAACAAATGTTGGACCTATCATTCAACTAGGACTGCAACCAATCTTCTGCGATGTAAACACTGATAACTTTAGCTTTGATCTTGCTGAAATAGAAAAAATCAAAAAGGATCATCCAGACATTAAATTAATTTTTGTAACACATTTACTTGGCTTTGCTGCACAAAACGAAGAATACCAAAAGGCTTTTCCAAAAGCCATCATTGTTGATGATGTTTGCGAATCACATGGAGTACAATTTAAAGATGGCACCAAAGTGGGTTCAGATAGTCTTGGTTCTACATTTAGTTTTTACTTTGGTCATCACATGACCACTATTGAAGGTGGTATGGTGTGTACAAATGACACGGAGCTATATGACCTAATGAAGATGAAAAGAAGTCATGGTCTTTCCAGAGAATCAATTAAATCTAATGAGTATGCAAAACAATATCCAGAAATAAACAAATCTTTTTTATTTATTACTGATGGTTATAATTTTAGAAACCATGAGATTTGTGCTGTGTTGGGTATATCTCAACTTAAAAGACTAGACAAAATGATTCAAATTCGTAGAAAAAACTATTCCGTATTTTATAAAATAATGCAAGAGCATAAAAACAAGTTTCTTTCAGTAAGAGAGAATTTAACCAATAGCAGTTTTTGCTTTCCAATTATTTGTAAAAGTAAAGATATTTATGAAAAATTAATTTATGAGTTAGAAAAAAATAAAATTGAATACAGACCAATTGTTGGGGGAAATTTACTCAAGCATCCATTTTTAAAAGAATATGAATTATGTTCAGTAAAAGAAATTAAAAATGCAGACATAATAAATGATTATGGTGTATACTTAGGAAACAATCATTTTGTTGGAAAAAAACAGCTTAAATTATTAAAAAAAATATTGGAGAATATAAATGAGTGACTTAGCTTACTTAGTGGATTTATACAAAGCAAACATTGGTGATACCGCCGACACCATATTTGACATCGGATCTAGAGATGGTGATGATGCAAAGTATCTTGCAGACTCTTTGAGCGCAAAAAATGTATTTACATTTGAAGCTAATCCAGATTGTTATACTTTAATTGAAAATTCTTATCCAGATTTTAAAAATATTTATGGTGCTATATCAAATTATAAAGGCAACGCAAATTTTAACATGGTTGTTTCATCCGATTGGGAGGCAGTAGGAACATCATCACTTAAAGATAGAAGTGACGATTGGTACTCAGACAAGGCAAGAAAAATTACTGTACCTGTAAATACAATAAAAAATATTATAAAAGACTACAGCATTCCAGGACCACTTGACCTTGTAAAAATTGATACCGAGGGCTGTTCTTTTGAAGTGCTTGAGGGTTTTTCAGATGAGATTGAAAATGTAAAAATGTTTCATGTAGAAAATGAAACATACCAGTATTGGCAAGATCAAAAACTTGCTAATGAAGTTGGGGATTTTTTGCAAAGCAAAGGTTTTGTTTTAATTAATTCATATAATTTTGCTGCAAATAGTGTTGATGAGGTATGGATAAATGGCAATATCGTTTAGTCAACTTGGCAACATGGGTCATGTAGGAAATCAAATGTTTCAATATGCTGCGTTAAAGGGTATAGCAAAAAATAATAATTTAAAATGGACAGTTCCGCCAGAATATTTATTTGGAAAAAATTATAATATAAAGAGTAGCCTTTATGACATCTTTACATTGCCAAGTGTAGGCATCGGAGAAACTATTATTCCAGAAGGAAATATAGCTTTTCCCGAAAGGCAATTTAATTTTGATGAAGATCTTTTTAACAATTGCCCAGATAATGTAGACCTTAATGGTTACTATCAATCCTATAAATATTTTGATCACATAAAAGATGAATTATTAAAAGATTTTTCTTTCAGGATGCCAGTGTCTTTGCCTAAAAATATTGTAGCAATTCATGTAAGGCGGGGTGACTATGTAAATCAACCGCAGTTTCACCCTGTATGCGATGCAGAATATTATAGAAAGGCTATGGAATATTTCCCCAATGAAAGCTTTTGTGTGTTCTCTGACGATCCAGAATGGTGCAAACAGCAAGAAGTTTTTAAAAATTGCTTTATAGTTGAAAATTCTACAGAAGCGTATGACTTGCAATGGATGTCTCAGGCTAAAGGAAACATTATTGCCAATAGTTCTTTTAGCTGGTGGGGTGCGTATTTAAATAAAAATGGTGGCACTGTAATTTGCCCCGAAAGATGGTTTGGTGTAAACTATAGTCATTATAGTATGTCAGACCTTAGACCAACAGAATGGATTCAACTATGATAAATGATTACTTTGATCATATCTACTGCATTAACTTAGATAGCAGAACTGATAGATGGGCAGATTGTGAAAAAGAATTTGCTAAACATAACTTGTCGGTGGAAAGAGTTAGTGCTTTTACTCCAGCAGATATTAATTTTAGTATAGGCGTAAATGGTGGAGAAGCAGCTTTAATTATGACTCATAAAAAAATACTTGAAGATGCTAAAGAAAAAGGGTATAATAATATTCTTGTACTAGAGGATGATGTAGAATTTGCCGAAGATATTAATGGATGTTTGTCAGAGATTCCTAAAAATTGGGATATTGTTTATTTTGGTGGAAACCATTATCATGGAGCACCCGCTAAAATAACAGACAAAATGGCTATTGCTAATAAAACATTGGCTATGCATTGTGTAGCAATAAATAGTACAATATATGATAGGATGTTAGAAAAAATACATTATGGTTTTCCAATAGATGTAATTTATGCAGAAAGCTTATACTTATTTAATAGTTATGTATTTGTGCCATCGAAAGCGTGGCAAAGACCAAGTTGGTCGGACTTATTACAACAACATGTAGATTATGGATTTTTAAGATGAGAATAGGATTTATCAGTTCAGACTGGGCTGATCATTATGCGGGATCTCCAGGTGGATGCACTTGGATTAGATGTGAGTCAGTAGCCCACTATTTAAATACAATTGGTCACGAGGCTGCTTGCGGAGAAATTGGCTGGAAAGACGGAGAAGGATTTGTTGTTGTACCAACAAAATTTAGATTATCTTGGGGACACAAATCTCCAATTACAAATCCTCCAGTATCTTTTGACAAACTTGATGTTGTTATTATTAAATTATTAATGTGGCATAAGTCAAAAGAAATGATTGAAGAAGCTCGTGCGTTGGGGCAAGTAGTAATTATTGATGTTGATGACTGGTTCATGGGACTTCCACAAACTAATATTGCTTTTAAAACTACACATCCAAATGCTGACCCAGAATGGAATAGAGATCATATGCATGCTTCTTACGGTGCTGCAGACGCTTTAATCCATAGTACCGAGTTCCTTGCCGATAACTATGGTAAGCTTAACAAAAATAACTATATTGTTCGTAATTCTGTAGCACCAGAATTATTTACAAAGCGTTATGATAATGCTGGTTGGAAGCCAACTATTGGCTGGGTTGGAATTATGTTGTGGAGACAGCATGATGTTGAAAAATTAAAAGGAATACTTGGTCCATTTTTAGATGAGCATGACTTAATGTTTTATCACGCAGGTATGTTGATAGATAGACCTAAACAATTTGCAGAACTAACCAACATGGATCCTGAAAGATTAATTGAAGTAACAGGAACAAATGTTCATAATTATGGAAATATTCTTTTGTCAATGGATATTGGTTTAGTACCATTGGATATGATTCCTTTTAATGAAGCAAAGTCAAGTCTTAAAGGCATGGAGTATGCAATGTCTGGCATTCCCTTTATTGCAAATGCAACACATGAGTATAAAATTCTTGCAGAGGATGGGGCGGGTAGAGTAGTGTCAAAACCTAGAGATTGGATTAGGCACATGGAACATTACCTAGACCCTGCCAATAGAAAGGCAGATGCTCAAAGAGGCTTTGATGTTGCAATGGAAAAGTACAACCTATCAAATAAGGTACATGAATGGTCAGATACAATTGTTGATATTTATAAGAAAGCAAAAGGGTTATGAAAAACTGGATAGATCCAGATGATGAAATAATTCGGGGCAGAAGAAAAAAGGTTGAGGCAAAGCCTAGACCTAAAAAAGCTAATCATAAGCATGAATACATAGATAATTCATGCACTAAATGTGGTAAAATTAAATAAGGGGATGCTTAGTTTCGACTATGTGCAGACTTTTATACAGAAGTAAAACAAACTAAAAATAAACGGCGTATCTCAAAATACCCTCGCTTTAGCTGCATAAACTAAAGCCGTGTGACGACTACATGGGAACAGAAAGTCGTACAAAACAATAAAAATTAAATAAAAATGCTAGACAATATTACTTAAATACTGTATACTAGAAAACATATAGGACAGGGGTGCAATTCCCCTCATCTCCACAAAGGATAAAAAATGGATTATAATGAAAGCAAATGGGCTAAGCTCGGAGAAAAGAATAAAACTACAACTGCATACGGAGAGTATGAAAAGGTTGCACATAAATATACAACGGCGGAAAAATATATTAGGATTTATTCCGAAGCATTTTTAAACTACATTGATGCTATTGGAAGCCGTACCCACGCAATTCACATTGAAGATATTGTTCTTGCAAATGCTGGATTTGCCGAAGCTTTTGTTCAGGTGATGCAAGCATTAAAAACTTTGGAAGACAAATAATGCACTTTGAAAATGACGATGAGTTTTTTCAGTTCTTATTAGAAAAAGGTGCTATGGAGCCGTATGGCTTAAATGAATTGGGAGAGCCACTATACAGGTTTAATATGAAGGTTTTAGAAGAAGTTCTTCCAGAAGCTGCCGAAACCATCAAGGAAGAAATTGATCAAGACCTAAAGAACCTTTACGAAATGGGCTTGGTGGATATTTCTTACAACGAAAATTTAGAAGCAACTTTTTCAATTAGTGAAAAAGGTAAGCGTTATGTTCAAACTGGTGAAATAGAAAGTTTTACAAGAGAAGATTAAAATCGTTGACACGCTAAACAATAGTGGTGTACAATAGAATAGTAAAGTATTAAACAAAATTAAGGAATTAAAATGACAGAACAAGAGTGGAACGATAGAGCAGACTGGATTCAATTTGGAATTGCTAAGGGGTGGGTAAGCGACACATATTGCAATACCCATGATGGCGGTCAGGAATACTGGACAGAGGAAGAAATGCTTGAATGGGAAGAGGGCAACGATCCATGTCAGACCGTAATTAGAGTTTTGGGCGTGGATTCTTGATAGAAGTTTTGGATAAAAAAAGACAATTAGTTCTAGCAGATAGGTGTGACCGATGTGGTTCACAGGCTTTTGTTTTGGTAAAAATGGTTGCGGGAGAATTATATTTCTGTGGACACCATTACAACAAGCATGAAAAAGCACTAACCAAGATGTCTTTTGAAATTATTGACGAGCGTTGGGCTATTAATGATAAGAGTGAATCTAGTGTCCAGTGATCAATATTTAGCTCTAGTTTATCGCATTTTAGATAAAATAAAGAGTCTCCATCAACCAATGGAATTTACAATAAGCAATGGTAACACATACTTAATATGCAAAGAATGTAGTGGATACCGTCAAGAGTTAGCTAGGTACATGGCTCCACATAAATACCCTTGTGAAACAATGAAACTAGCAGATAGCGTATAAAGGAACAGTATGAAAAGCGTAGTAATCGTAGATATTGATGGCACAGTTGCCACAAGAACAAACAGAGATCCATTTGATTATTCTAAAGTACTTGATGATGCCCCAAAGCCAGATGTAATTGAAGTTGTTGCTTCTTTATGGCGAGCGGGTCACAGGATTATTTTTGTTACCGCTAGGGATGACTCTTGCTTTAATGATACATTTAAATGGTTAACATTAAATTGTCCACCATTTATTAAATTGTATATGCGTAAGACAGGCGACACCAGATCGGATGGAGTAATAAAGCGTGAAATTTACGAGAATTTAATTAAGCCAGAATACAGTGTTTTGTGCGTACTTGACGATAGACAGCGTGTTGTGGATATGTGGAGATCAATTGGGCTTACCTGTTTACAGGTAGATTATGGAAATTTTTAATGTTAATTAATAAACTTATGAAATATGCAGCAAAGCTGGGGTTAGACCCAGAAGAACTCATGGAAATGACGGTTTTAGATGCTGCTCTGCTTATTGACTATACTCAGAATATGTGGGTAACGCTAGAAAAAAGCGTAGAATAAGCGTTTTAGTGTATAATATATATAGGACTTTATGTCCAAACGAAACGAGGTGAATTAATATAATGGATAACAACTTACAGAATAATACAGTTGTTCAGCCTTCAGCCAACCCATCAACAGGTGTTAGTGCAAGCTCACCAGAAGGTGGGTCAGTACCATCAGTAAATGATCTTGGCGTAAACGAGGCTGTAAACATTGCTTCTTTTCCAACCATCGGTAATGGAACAGACGCTTCTTTAACAATCGAACAGCCAGCAGGTGGACCGATTGTTGATGGTCAGGCAGGACCTAACTAATTAATTAAGGGGATATTTTTATGGCAGACAAAGGACATAAACCAACAAGCGGAATGAAATCCGCAGCAAGAAGAGCACTCGCATGGCACAAGGATGGCAAGCGTGGTGGTACTTCTGTTGGTTACGCCAGAGCAAATCAAATTGTAAACGGAGAATCTTTGTCCGATGATACCGTCAAGAGGATGTACTCTTTTTTCTCACGCCATGAGGTAGACAAAAAAGCCACAGGATTTAATTCTGGAGAAGAGGGCTACCCAAGTCCAGGCAGAGTTGCTTGGGACTTATGGGGCGGAGATGCAGGGTTTGCTTTTGCCCGATCCAAAGTAAAGCACACAATCAAGAAAGAAATTATGGAGATGTTTGAAAAAACAATCGGAAATAATTCCAGCAAAGCGCATGACCCGATTGAAGAACCTGGTCATGTAGAATATTATGCAAAAGGAGGTGACAAGATAGATATGTCAGGAGAAGATAAAACAACAACAGAACCCGATCCAAAGGGTGATATTGCGGTAACAAAGGCTGTGGACTCAGATCTGGCTCGCAGAAAGATTACAAAGGCAATTAAGTCTTTGGAGAAGGCTCTTAAGGGTCTACCAAATGTTGGTAGAGCATCGGATGTTTCCGTAGATAACGAAACATCACCTGTTGCAAAAGCAGCAGATCCAGATGTAAGCCGAGCAGATTCAGTTGATGTTTCAAACGAAACATCACCTGTAGCAAAGAATGTCGGAAATCCAGATGATGTTAAGGGCGATGGAGAATACTCTAAGCCAGCAAACGAACCAGTTAGCACAGACGCAGAACCTATGACTAAGGGAGCATGCTGTGAAGATTGTGGAGATGATTGCACATCAGAAAAGACTTGCTGCACAAAGTGCATGAAGATGGAGAAGGAATACGCATCGGCACCAGCACCATCAGCAGCTTCTAGTACAGCACCAGTTACAGCATCAGTAGATGATTTGGAAAAGGCTGCAGATACAGATAAAGATGGCGATACAGAATCAGACACAGATGAAGATGATGATGATAAGCCTGTTTACAAGTCTGCACAGGAATTAGTAGATGAAGCAAAGATCAACAAGAGCGTATGGGGTGGCGCATTTGCTGCACCAGCAGCTCCAAGAATCCAGTAGGATTTAAAATATTGGCTAATAGCGGTCTATGACCGCTATTAGCATTTTTAGAAAGGTAAAAAAAATGAGGGTATTAGTAATTGGAAGTAGAGAATGGGATAACTATTCTGAGGTTATGAGACAAATTACCTTACTTCTGGAAGACGCAAAGTACTATGATGATCCGCAATTAACTCTTGTGCATACCGCTAGTAAGGGTGCAGAAGACATGGTTACAGAGTACATAGGCAAAGTAGACAAATTTTTAAAACAAAAGGGGTATTCTATCAAGGAGGAATTATTTAGAAATTCTAAGGACACTCCTAAATCTACCAATGATTATAATATGATATCCTTTGGGGCAGATTATGCTCTAATTTTTAGAACCCATGATGATAAGCGGGCAAGCTATTGTGAAAAGATTTTGCAAGAATTTGAAATTCCCACTAAAGTAATTAAAGATTAATTGACGAATAAACAGTATAATGGTAAAATATACTATTGACACAAACAACTCTAGAAAGGGTTATTGATGAAAGACCTAGTTGAACTAGACTACGAAAAAGCACATTCATTTGTAGCAAAGAATGCCAAGATTGGTTTCTTTTGGGATGGATGGGATATTGTTAAGTGGACCGAAAATGAAAATGGATTCACACAAAAAAACGGAATGTTTCGTAATGGTAAGTGGGGACACGCCATGAAGATTCCAATGACAAATGCTGGAACCTGGAAAGTATTAAACAGATATGTCTGAAATTATTGATGCATTGGGAATGATGCCAGAAGATGTTCGTTGGTATCATCTTGCTGCGTGTAGAAATATGCATGTAAACAATTTTTATGATTTCTATGAAAATGATCAGAGACTTGCCATGCAGATTGATGAAATGTGCATGGTTTGCCCTGTAGCACAACAGTGCTACGCAGAGGGAGTAAGAAATAAAGAGAAAGGTGTATGGGGCGGGATCTTTATGGATCTTGGTAGAGTTGATAAACAAAACAATACCCATAAAACACTTGAAGTATGGAAGAGATTAAAGAAAATTCATGGAAGAAATAGTTTTTAACGATGATGTAACCGCATACGAAAAGCCAAAAAGAATTGTTTATAACATTCAAATGGCTAAGGCTCTGCGTGACTTGAAGCCACCGTATAAAGGTATAGTATTAGAGGTTAGAGCTAGACCACACTGGCTTGCTTTAGTTGTCTACGAAGAAAATATCATGTCTTACAATGTGCATCAGCAGGAAAATATTATGCAATGGCTATGGATGGCTAGAGATTTGATTCAATCATACGGAACTCGCTGTGAAATTGAGGGAATCAAATACCGTGAAGAGACAAAACTTTAACTATATAATTGTATATTTACCAGATGAAAAGGTATATGGAGAAGTTATTTCTTTGGGAACCTATGCATCAAAAGTACATTATATCAAAGACGGATTTGAGTATGAGTCTATTATACTTAATGAAGATTTTGAAATTTTAGAACAAATAAATATTGAAGAGATAGAGGAATAATGAATTGTTATTCATGCAATAAGCAAAAAAATCAATTGCATCCAGTTAATTCAGCTTTACTTAAAGGTACATCCTTGCTGTTGTGTCAGACCTGTGCTGACCTTAAGTATGAACCAAGATGGGTAATTGTTATGGCTGGAAGACAGTTTGGGTCGGAGTATGTAAAAGACTATATACTTAAGCGTAGATATGTTGGAAAGCTTATTTTAGCAGAAGATTTAATAGTGGAGTAATTTTGTTAGAAGTCGTAGAAAACATTGAACAAACATTTAATGGCAAATCAATTGTTTATTTTACTGCTACATGGTGTCAGCCTTGTAAGTTAATTAAACCACAATTTGCTAGAGCGGGAACAATCGACAAAAACAACAACTATTTTGTTGTTGATGTGGACAATGTTGATCCCGAATATTTGGGCAAATATAATATTATGTCTGTCCCACAAATCCTGATACTTAATGATGGAGATGTAACAAAAAAAATTGAAGGTAGAACTTCAGAAGAAATACTAGAAGAGGTAAACAATGTATAAATTAGGAAAATTTTTTGGATGGCTAGTTAATTTAGCTTTGCATGTAGGAATTATTTATGATGGTGTACGAAACTTTCAGAATGGAAATTCCTTTGTTTTAAATATTATTGCTTATGTTTTTGTTGTAAGTGTAAAGCAAATTATCAAGGCACTATCTTTTAATGCTGGTGCAACTGAGTACATTGCTTGGCATTTAACACAGCAGAGCGAAAAAGCAAACAATAAAAAAGATTCAATTAATAATATTTTTAACAACATTACAAAGGATCTGTAAATGACTTGTATTGCAGCGGTAGCCAAAGACGGTAAAGTTTACATGGGCGGGGATTCAGCAATGACTGACGAAGGCTCTGGTATAGTAAGCCGTATGCATTTACCCAAAGTATTCATCAAAGGTGAATATATTGTAGGTTATGCTGGCAGTGCTAGATTTGGCAAACTTATGCAACATGTATTTGAATATCCAAAGCCAATACAATCAATAAAAACATCTGAACAATTAGATGCATTTTTAAATGGTGTCGTAGTAACAGCACTTCGTAAACAGGCACAAGAAATGAGTCTCGAAAAGGAAGAGAAAGAAGACTTCCAGGTTTTGATCGGACTTCGTGGACACCTGTTTGAATTTGACGAAGATTGGGCTATGTTTGAGGTAGGTAGAAACTATAATGCAGTTGGTAGCGGTGCTGCTGTTGCGTTAGGGTCTCTATTTACCACAGAAGCTTGGAAAGATCCAAATAAAAGAATTAGGGTGGCACTTGAAGCGTCATCTTTATACACCCCATATGTGGGTGAACCATTTGATATATTATCAATTTAACTTGCATAATAATCATTAATATTGTACTATAGACAAACACTTATATATAAGGAGAAAACACATGAGTGAAACACCAAAGGCAAAAACAACTGCAAAAAAGCCAGCAACAAAGAAAGCTGTAATTGCAGACAGCACAAATGCCGATAAGCCAGCAAAGGCTGTCAAGAAAGCACCTGCTAAAAAGACAGTAACAGATGCACCAGTTGCAAAAAAGGCACCAGCAAAAAGAAAGGCTACCCCAAAGGTTACTGGAACACCAGAAGTTCCAACAATTGCATGGGTAGAAGTTCCTGGAGCTGTAGGTCGCAAGGGCTTCTGGGCAAAGCTAAAAGCATTCTTTACAGGAAAGTAAGGTTAATTAGTGTCTGATTTAAATCCATTGGGTGATTGGGTATTAGCCAAACTCCCCAAGAAAGAAGCAGAAACAAAGACTTCTTTTGGTCTAATTATTACAGAAGATGCAGATGTTGAAGATGCATTACCAACGGCAGAAGTAGTGAGCGTTGGACCAGGAGGCACCGACATAAATGGGAACAGGTTCCCAATGGATGTCGAAGTTGGAGATATCGTTACATACGCCCATCATAACGGCGTTAAGCATAAGATTGATGGCGAAGACTATCTATTTCTTAATGTTAGGGCAGGTTATGTTCTAGCCGTAACAAAGGGCGGTAACTAATAATATGTCGGACAATTCTACACCTTTAAGCATACAAGAGCTAGAAGTAGCACTTGAAACAGTTGCTCGCAACTTGCTAGAAAAGTGGGCGATTGAAGATAGATTTACCGAAGAGCAAATGCTGGATTATATCCAATACTCGGTAGATGATGCTGCCTTTGTAATAAACAATTACATGACGGTAGTAAATGATCTTATGATTGCGAGAGCAACAGAGAACAGAATTATCACAGATTAGTTAAATAAAAAGTGGTATAATATAGGTAGGCGTGGGCAACCCCCACGCTTAATCTATATAAGGGGGATGTTATTCATCCGAAATTTACTACGAAATATAAACAAGAAAGCCGAATGGTTTTCAGACAGAGTATCCGACTTGTTCGGAAAGCCTATGTTTCTTTTAGTTCACACTATGTGGTGGGCTATATGGATATTGGGCGGGATTGAAAGATACCCTTACGGACTACTTACACTTACAGTATCACTAGAAGCTATATTATTGTCGGGCTTAATTCTCAATAGTTCAAACAGAGCTGCTAGAGAAGATAAACGCCTAATGAATAAAGACTATAATCTTAGCCAAGATACTAACGAGATAGTAGATCGTATGTGGGAAGAAATTCAAGACCTTAAAGCATTAATTAGATCAGAGCAGATGGAACACCATGCTGACCTTGATGATGAAATGTAACACTCAGTAGTAAAAAGATAGGGCACACAAAACATGTGTGCCCTATTCCTTATCCCGCCCTAGCTGGAATACCCCTAGAATATTTTAAATTCTCTATTTGATTTATCAAACTTATTATACATTATATACCCCTGTATTTAACTCTCTAGATAACACTTAGCACATAGTTCATTATCGTTCTTATCCCAGAACCATATGTCTAATTTTTTCTTACTACTGCATTTAATACATACTGCCATTATTGCTCACCGTCTAATGCTTTACTAAGCTCTCTTGCAACTCCGCTAAACACTGCTGCAGGTGCAAACCTTGGGTCAAGTTCTGTTGCAAAAGTTTCGTATCTTTCTATCAGTTTACGCACTTGCAGAACTGATTGCTCTGTTTTATATAATTTGCCTTGAGTTGCCAAAAGTTCTCCAACTATGACATCTTCATGACCAAAAGGCATATCGCAATCAGTTCTGTAGTCTGACAGCAAATTACATAACCATTTAATAAACTTTGTTAATAGTTTCATTCTTGCTCACCATCTAGGGCTTCGTTGTATTGAATGTTCAGTGCTTGAACAATGCGAATTAGATACAAATCATCTTCTACAAATGAATCAGGGTGCTTTATTAGGTAGTGGCGCATCAAGCCAAATGGGGTGAGTTTCTTCACCCTAATGTGTGACCAACCTTTCTTGGCTTCCTCTTTGCGTTTCTTGGTTCGACATGCCCCACACTTCACGCGAGAAGGCATAGGTGGCACTTCTACTTCATTCATCCTTGCTCACCGCCTAACGCTTTGATTGTTCCACACGGGTAATCTTGGTCGCAGTATTCACAATGCTCTCCCCAGTCTTTGTCTAGTTGTATTGGCTTATGCAATTCACGCACACGCTGAATGGCTGCTCTTGCTTCTAGTAGTGGTGTCATTTCAAAGTCATAGCAAATACTGCATGAGCCACAACCGCATTCATTGGTTTTATTCATTATTCACCTTCAAAGTAATTAATAGCCCTAATGGTGGGGCAGGGATAAGGAATAACCTCAGATTCAAATGGTGTAAAGCTACTACAATGATCACATATATAATCATCATATGGACCAGGTACCTCTTTATGTAGTTCATTTACACGCTCCACAGCCCATAATAATTCTTTTTCCATACTATTCCTTATTGATTCATTCACTTTTATTTCCGTTCCACATCTCCAACCAAATTCGGCGGGATTTTCAAAAGATTCACTCATAGATATACTATACTATATACATACATATATGTCAATAGATAACACATACTCTGATATTCACAGGTTATCCACACATGTTGATAAACATAAAGTTAGTTACACTAAAGCATAGCTTTATCCACAGGTAATAACAAGTTATACACAACTTATCCACAATAAATGCACCCGTATTGGAATTAAATATAATATTAGACAAGCTAATTAGATATATGTGTTATGGAGCATAACATATTAACCCTCGTAATGTCAAGTATTTTGACCAAAATTGTACCAAAATTGTACAAAATTTGTATAAAATGACTGCTTTTTGCTTGAAAACAAGCTATTTTGCAGAGATTTTATACGATGTTCGTAATGTTGTATTTATATAGCCCACCCGCCCCCACATATATGTATATTTATTTTGATAGACATTCCAGAGATTTTTTTGGGGGGTTCGTAATAGGGGTTATATAGCGGGCGGGACAAAAAATATATTAGGGCATAGAGAAACCCCCTAGATCTACCGCTTATCTAGGGGGCTATATTATAGACTTGGCAGAAATAGCCTGAACGCCTATGTATGTTCTATTATACTATTAGATATATTAGATGTCAAGGGAGTTTTTAATTCCCCCGACTTTTATAGTTTCATCTGGTCGCATAAGTCGCCGATAGTTCCCATTGTACCTGGTCTAGCCAGACCACGCCGTTGGCGTTCTGCCATTAGATTGACATACTCTGTGATAATCTCAAAGAATTGCCAATTCACTTCATCTGTTTCTACCGAAATGGCGGAAGCAAACAAAAATGGAGAGAACCTACTATCGTGTACCGCTTCAACCAATGCTGAAACTGCTTTACCTGTTTTATCTCTAGTGGACATACTTCTCCTTATTTAGTTGTGACCTACAAGTGTACCATACATTACCGACATAAATCAAGCAATTCTTACAATTTTGTCATCGCTGCGTACAACAATTTTTGGAGCTGTAACCTTTTCACACTCACACCAAATCATATGTTGAGAGCATGCTGCACAGTTTACAAAGCCTACTTTATAACCTTCCTTGGTATACCCATAAAGGCTTCTAGCTTCACGCTGTAGGGTTTGTGGCTTTAGCCTGGTACTTTTAGTACCCCCAAAGTCTTTTACTTTATTTAGCTTTAATTTAGGTTGATCGTCATCGAACACCCCATCATATTTAGCTAATTCAATTTTCATTAGGTCGTTAAATCGACCACGCTCGCCCACGGTGAATCCTAGGCTTCTTAGATATTCTCGTTTAGTCATTGTCATTTCCATTTCTAATAGTCTTACCAAATATGATAGCTGTGGGTAATCCCACAGCCAACCATATAACTAAATACTTAAGCATTTGTTGCTTCCCAATTCTCGTCATCTTTAATAAATTCTACTGCCCAATCTACAGCCTCATAGAACGCACCATGTACTTCACCTTCTGGCAGCACATCATCGTTCCATACTTCCCACCAAGGGTTATTTTGGTAGATATCAATTCCTCGTTCGTTCCACCACAAATCATATAACTGACCCAAATCAAAGTCGGTCTTAGCAAATCGTTCTAGGTCATCGGTGTAGCGGCACACATTAATATCATGCTCTACCCATTGACCTGGGTTATCCAAATCTTCGGCGGGAATTGAAATACGCATCTCTCCATTACGAGCTACATGAAGTACACGATCCTTATACTCTACTAGGGCAAATGTTTCACAATCATTTGAATAGGTATAAAACTCTGCAAACTGCTTATCTTCATATACAATCTCTGTATAGGTAATAGTTACATCATCTCGGTATTCTTTAAGTTCCATTATAGGTTATTCCTTACTGTTGATATAGCACTAGCATACCCGTTATGCCAAGCTTTGTCAAGGTCTATTTCTTGATAATCCCCTGCCTCTAAAAGTCTATCCCAATTCTTTGCATCTTGCTCTTCTATTTCTTTAAGTACGGCAAACATATGTTCAATTAATTCATCTTTAGTCATTTGTAAACTCCACAGTAATATAGTCCATTAGTTCGTTTTCATTAGATAGATTAGTTATATCTGTACAGAAAGCTTCTTTAGCATACTGTACTAATTCTTCTTCTGTCATATCTTCTACATCAATTGGCTCAAAGGCGGGATTGATGTAAAAAGTAATAGATGTTTTAAGTACTCTATTCATTGATTAACTCCAAATCTTCGTGTGTAAGGAATAGGCAATTTGCATCAATTTCAAAGTAGTAGCCTGTATCTCTGATGATTAAATTAAACCAATCATACGCCCACTCTGCTACTAACATTAAGTCTTCAAGGATAGACTCATCACCAGGATAGTCATCTAATTGGTTTTTAAGTTCTTTCCAATCTTCTACATTTAGGGTCAAGCCAAAGTGTAGGGCTGTTTCAACAAGTTGAATATCGAACTCTTTACCGCTCATATTAGTGCCGTCAATCCAGCAACCTAATTGTTCTTCTGTTACATCATTTAAGTCATATATTTTCTGCATACCCAATGGTAGCATAAGTTCCAGAGAAAATCAAGGGGTTTCGTAATAAAGATCTAAAAATTTATCGGGTCCACCCGCAACCCCAATTAAGGGGCTGGAGCAAAGAAAGTATTATCAAAAGCTTCGTCAACAGCATCACAGATACCACTTACAATAAAGTCAATGGCGTGTTCCTCATCTCCGATATCTAGGCTATCTAAATACTTTGCTATGTTGTCATATATATTACTCTTTAGTTCATCATACATTATTTGATCTCCTTATTGGATTTGTGCGGTAAGGGTACTTGGGGGGTGTGCAAAGAAAGCTTCATCAAAGGTATCTACAATAACCTGACATAGGTCATCATATACCCACTGCCTATCAACATCTAGATATTGTGACTGAACGGTATCCATATAAGATAGGATATTCTCTTGCAACTGTTCTCTTAAGTCATTTAGTGTCATTTGATTTTCTTCTTTCCAATAGTTACTGACGGATATACATTATAGAAATGTTTGACAAACTCAAGAGCCGTATCCCACTGCTCTAATTCAATACCTGTATCATTATGCATTTCAACTAGGTCATCTGCTAGTCGTTCTAATAATCTTAAGTCAATTAGTTTACTCATATAGATACTATCTCCGTCTCAAACTCGTATAAATCTTCACCGTGATAACTACACCACGCATAATAACCGTCACTTACATCAAACAAAGAAACTTCATCTTTGCACCTACGACATACGATAAGTTCTTCTTTACTCATCTTCATCATCTTCCGTTACATACTGTTCATCTACATCAATGGCATACACTTCTGAGAAATTTGTATAATCTTCCCACTTCCAGCCCTCTGCTTCTGCTTCTGCAATATTATCTGCTTCCACTTCATAGTTAAACTTAACTGTTACTTCTACATCATACTTAGGCATAAGACACTTCCTCTATTTCGGTTGAATAAGAAAATTCTAGTGGAGCAAAGCCACACCAGTCTTTTAGAAAATCATTGGCTTTTTGTACTATTACTTGCTCTTCATAAATCATATCGTCTAGCGAACCCCTAGAGTTAATATTTACTAACTCTAGGTTGTCTACATCTACGGTTGTAGATAAAACAAAATAGTCTGCGATAAATGTTACTTTATATGAATTCAATTTCTACTCCATTGTTTTGGTAATCTACTGCTTCATCTTCGTGATATACATTATGACCCTTTGCCTCAAAGTAGTCAAACATATCTTCATAGTCTACACCATCAGGGTCGGCGGTGTCAAGAATAAATTGGTTATATTCTTCTTCATCTAACTCTATAGTATAAGTATGTAGCATAGCCACATCATATGTTTTAACTAACCTGATAGTCATTGTATTCCCCCCATAGAATTTCATCTGGAATTGTTTCCATAGTGTCAAGATTGACGATAGTATGTCCGTCTACAAAGTATTGGTTGTCACGATACATTGTTTCTGCTTCCTCAAATGACTCTGCTTCAACAAATGCTGTGATAGTAATTTCATATTCTGCCATTTTGTTCCTCTCGGTAGTTGATACATCAATGGTATCAGATAGGTCAGACATAATCAAGTATAATCTCGGAGATTTTTTAGATCCTTCGTAATTAGAGCTTTAAAGGCGGGCGAACCCGAATACCCCATCTAATGATAGATGGGATACTCAAGGCGATCTAAGATAGTTGCAATTTTTCCTTGACAATATTCTGCAATCTTCTTTGCTTTATCTAAATCTTGAACAGTCAAGTCAAACGAGTTGTCTGCGTACTGCTCTGTTTCTAATCCATATTTCATAGCCTCAAACATACCAGCCAACTGGTGCTTGGAACTTGGGGTTGTAATTGTTACAATCATTTTCTGTTTTCTCCTAGTTATGTGAAAGTGGGGTTTTTATTGTGGTTATCCCCAGCCACAGTTTACCTACCTACCCGTAGAGTTAGCCCTCGTTACAATAGACGACAAAGGTATCGTAGTCTTGGATTTCGTAGTCAGAGTTTTCGCTGATGATGTCAAACGAGAAGTCGTGACCCTCTACGCTATCTGCATCAGTACCGACTGGTAGTGTCATTGTAACCGAGAAAGTTACATTTACATCAACGGTTGCTTCATTGGTTAGTTCAATGTCAAGCAAGCGAGCAATTTCATCTGCGTGGTCGCCTAGTTCATCATAGTTTTCAATTAGGTAGTCACGAACATTGTCAATTCTACCCTCTAACTTGGTGTTGCGACTTGCTAGAATTGCTTTGTTGCTGTAAAGAGAAGTGACCTCGTGTGCTTCAAGGACTTTTGGTGTTACGCCTGAATAAACAGGCTGATGTGTATTCACCACAATCTTGGCGTATGGGTCATAAGTTAGTTCGTCTGTTACGGTTTCGGTGCTTGCGTGTTTTGGTGCGTATGTCATTTGTTTTCCTTATCGGGTAGTTGTTATTACAATAATACACTATGGGGGCGACATAAATCAAGTAAAAGTCCAGAGATTTTTGAAGCTTTCGTAATTGACTTATCCAGGATCGGGATAACCCGCACCCCCCACAAAAGTGGGGGGTGGAGATTTACCTACCTACTCAACCTCAAGTTCATCAAGTTCAGCAATACGCTTTTCGGCTAACAATCTAAATGGGCAATCATCAAATAACCACTCTGACTGTGCTTCTAATTCATCTTTAGGTAGGGTTAGGATTTGTTGAGTTGTGTATTCATCAACTTCCCCCCACACACAAGCGGTACAAGGTATGTCAAGTGCCATAAAGTCTGCGTGACTAGGGCTATCTACAAACTGGTCAGATACAAGTACGCCACCTGCGTAATGTAACTTACCTGCAAAGAAGTTGGCTTCCTCTGTAATCTCATACTCAAACTCAAGATTAGGGAAACGCTCTGCCATAGCGTCATACGCTTCTACGGCTGGCGACCAAGCGGTATCAAAAGACCAGTTAAAATACCAGTTACCGTCATTACGCTGGTCAAGGGTTATGTATTCTCGGTCTAAGGTTTTATCCCACTTAGTACCCCAGTTACGAACATTCCAATCGTACCAATGATTAGATACGGCTAGTTTATGCTCTATCTCTGGCAAAGATGAATTGAAATCTGTGCTTGCGGAAATCTTGATTTTGCTTTGTGAGGCAAAGTATTCGTCAAGGATTTCGGCTGGCGGTGTAATAAAGTTCCAAAAAACACCTTTATCATTTTCATCTAAAACATTTGTATCTGTCTGATAGTCATAGTGATTAGATGTATGTGGCTTATCGGCAAAGTCTAGAAACTCGTTGAGTTCTGCTTCTGTCTTGGCTGATACGATTACTGAATTGAAACACCAGTTTGGCATTTGCTTGTCCTTTCGGTAGGTTGTTAGACTATCTTATCAGTTTTCGGGGGTAGTGTCAAGAGAAACTTCAACACCATCCCAATCATAAATTGAATTTGTTGAAACCTGCAATGGCTGAAATGTTGGATCTGTGTTAGCCCAGTTTTCTGCGATAGTTAGTGCTTCATCATAACTGTCTGCTTCAATGTGAATTTCATCTGAAACTGTGTAAGTTAGGTATGCGGTGTATGTTGACATTTTTTCTCCTGTTGGTAGTTGGTTTGTAGTATGTGGGGGACTGGTCTTTAGTTCTAGAATTTCAACCATTTTCTCGTACCGTCTAGTGGTATTAGCCCCACATACATTATCTAGTGTACACTATGGGTCAGACATAATCAAGGATAATTCCAGAGAATTTTTGGTAGCTTCGTAACTAGGGTAATTATGGCGGGTCAACCCGATCAAAAAAATTTTGTCAAATTTACTTGACAAACCCCGAAGGGCTGGGGTTATACCCCAGCCACTTCAGTTACGATTGACAACAGTTTATTTTTTTCTGCGTTCACAACAGGGTCAAAACCTGCTGTTCCCATAAGTAGACTTTCGTCATTACCGCGAGAAGTTCTGAACCAATCAAGGCGTTCGGTTAAAGCGTTGTACGCACCCCAAGCGTTGCCAGCAATCATACCGTTGGTATCGCCAACATAGATTTCCTCTAGCAATTCAATCTTGTTTTCCCATTTCTTTACAGCACCCTTTTTGTCTGCTTCTGGCATTGGGTATGCAAGCGAAACAATCTGGTCAAACTGTGCCTTGCTGATTTCAGTTTCAATCATAGCGTGTGCAAGTTTATCAAACTCATCAAGGTATGCGTTAGCAAGACCTAATGCTTCGCGAGCCTGTGCAACTCTACCGTCAATGGACTGCGTGTGTCGCAACTTGAAAGATTGGTTAGCACCCTTGCGGAATACTGCGGTGTGAGTATTCATACAGGTTAGGCGGATTGGTGTAACAGTAGCCTGAACAGCACTAGAACCATCGTGGCTCGTAGAGATAGCAAGGTAGTTCTTGACAACATCACGAACACCATTAGGGTCAAGTACGGTTTCACGCTCTAGGGCTAACGCACCGAAAACGATACGACCATTTTTCAATGAACCAGCAACTTCCCAACGACCACCGTCAAGTAGGTTATCGCCAAACGCAAAAAGTTCCTCGTTCTGTAAAGTTTTGTAACGCTTGCCCACAACTGACAAAACATTTGAGTGCTTGTCCTCTGGGTGGTCACGCACAACAAGAAAGTTCTCGGCGGTCATAGAATAGTTATCAGGTAATGGGATTTCCTCTAAGCGAACATTCCAATTATCTAGGTTTGCTAAAGATAGCATTTCAGAAGTAGTAACTTCATTTTGGAACACAGTTCCAAGTTGGTGGTAGGCAGGTGTACGCAGGGAAGCGTAAGAAGCCTGACCGTTGATGATTTCAATTTGGTCAATTGCCATTTATTTCTCCTAAGTTAGATTTACCTACTAAGTGTAACACAGGGCTATGACATAAATCAAGGATTATTTTATTTAATCTCGGAGATTTTTTTGCCCCTTCGTAATTGGATACGAAAGGGCGGGTCAACCCGCAGCTGCGGGTTTGTCAAGCGATCTGAACGGGACTTGAACCCGCAACCTCCGCCGTGACAGGGCGGTGCGCTAACCAATTGCGCCATCAGACCAAGAAATGCGGGGAGATTTGCAACTCTCCCCGCACCCTGTTATGTTTATTAAATCTATCTATACACTCACCAAGCAATAACATACAAAATGCTAGGCTACTGTTTTCTTGGCACTTTACCAAGAAGCCTGATACTCAAAATAATCAAACTTAGAAGCAAGGCAACGGTCAATTATTGCAACCGTTTCTTTCAGGTCTACAAAATAGTATTCGTCATACTCGGTTGAACCAAAAAAGAAACCTGCACCTGTTGGCAAAAGTTCTGATGCCAAACTATTGTCGGCAAGAACCTGCTCACATAGAGATTTCAATTCCTCTAAATTCTCACGAGTAACAAACATTTTCTGACACTCGTCAATGCCATTACCAATAGTTTCAACAAACCAATTATGGATTTGATTTGACTTACGCCAATAACCCATAGGGAAGTCAATAGAGATACCGCCAAAACTATCTTTAGAAACTTGGTCGGAAACACCAAACTGCTCTACAATCTGGTAAAACAATTCGTTGCGGTTGTCGTTATCGTTATCCCAATCGTATCGGGAAATGTATTCGCTTGCTGATAGGTATTGGTCTAATCCCATTTAGAACTCCTTATTTGTTGGTAGGTAAAAAGTGTATCAGATTATTTAGTTATTGTCAAGGGTTTGTGAGCCTTGCCTGTCACTTGCCGTAGTTTCGTATCTAGCCCCCACACATCTAGTGTTGTTACTAGGGGAACGCAAGCCGTTAGCCGTTTTATTACACTCACACCCTTGCTAGACTACTTTACAGTTGTCCAGCGGTCTTGACCATTTACATCAAGACGAACACGCAAAGAGCCATTTGCGTTTGCGACAATCTCTTTTACGACACCCGTAACCTTAGACTTTTCGGTGGTTAGAGTATTGCCAACTTCAATAGATGATTTATCCATTTTGCTTCCTTTCGTAGTTTGTCTTACAAGTTTAGCATAGGGGTAGGACAAAAATCAAGGATTATTGCTCAAGTTTTTCAATTAGTTTGTGGTACAACTGAACAAGTAATTCGGCATCATAATCTTCATAGGTGTCTACCCACTCAAGCAGTTCGTCTTTGCAGTGACGAATACCGTCTGCAAAACCATCTTCATAGTTACTCATAGCAACTCCTTTCGTTTCACATAGACTACCATACAATAGATAAAAAGTCCAGAGAAAAATAGGCAGCTTCGTAATTGACAAACCCCGAAGATCGGGGTATCCCGATCCCCCCAGAATTGGGGGGCGGGAATTAAAGTTCCTTATCGTGCTTTTCCCAAGCAATTATAGAACTAAAGATAAGACCTATCATTGAAAACACAAAGCCGACAACACACACACCAATTAGAACATCTAACATTAAGACCCCAACTTTTCTACAAGCATTTCCTCATAGTCTACATAGTCTGCTTCCATTAGTTCATCATTGAAATGCCATACCTGATGATTGGGGTCAAATGCAACACCTTCATTTTCAAATTTTACCATTGTGGTGTCAATGTCAATCTCAAACTTATCTGTGTCCTCATCATAAAAAACTACAAAATGATACTGCATTATTCTACTTCCAATCCATAAACATCATACTCAAAATGCTGACTGACTATTTTTAGGTCGTCTGCCATAAGTTCGTCAAAAATCTTTATGGCTTCCTCTTGTGTGTCGGCTTCTATGATGTCCTCAAACTCGGTTACTCGTTTAGATGAAAAATAATAATTTGGCATTACACCACCTTTTCCAAAATCTTAGTTAGTTGTTCTAGTGCTTCTGGCGATAGTTCATCTACCGCTTTCCAATCTATAACTGCTTCCCAATCTATCATTACTGCCCCACTCCAAAATCTGTTGCTACAATTTCAACTGCTTCATCAAGACAGTCAATTAGATTTGCTAATTGTTCTGGGGTCAAATCCTCTACCATAAAACTAGGTAATTCGGACTTCCACGCTATCTGTGAGCGGTAAGTATTGCCACACTCGGCACATTGTTCTGACATTTGTTTTCCTTTCGGTAGGTTTATGTTTCAATGGTACACCATAGGTCAGACATAAATCAAGGATAATCCAGAGAAATTTTAAGTGTTTCGTAATTGACAACCCCGCAGCAGCGGGGTACCCCGAAGGGTGGTAGATCTAACTACCCCACTCTATGCTTACTTGGGCGGAACTACCAAATAGTGCCTGGACAAAACCATTAGCATAGTAACGGTGGTTCTCGTTATCTTTATCAAACTCAAATGGAACCTTGCTCAAAAACTCTTGCCAATGGTGGTCTATGTCCTCTGAATAGACAGACCAGTTACCCTCGCGGTATTGGCGACTAATAGTTGCTCTCATCTTATCCCCCAAATAATTCGTTTAGTTTGTCAATGTCGTTGCCGTTCACAATTTCACGCACTTTTTCAGAAACACCGTCAAACTTGCGAACAAAGTAATCGCCTGTGTCACCGCTTATGCTGTATGTGACAGACTTGGCTTCTGTTGTGTGTTGTGTGTTGTTGTACATAACATCTGAACCAAACTCTAGACGACCAATAAAGTCAATCATACCTTCGGTAGTAATGTCAGAAAGACCAAAGCCGTATTCACCTGTTTCCAACATCATACGGATAATGTCTGTTTCATCATAGGTTGTTTCAATTCGGGCGGTAATTTGATAGGTCATTAGTTTATTTCCTTTTCATAGTTGATGATTGTAAATGATTTTGTTTCCTCGTTGTAAATACACTTTACCATAAAAGTCATACAATGTAAAGAGATTTTGTAAGTTCTTACTTCTAGGTCATAAAAAAAGTTGTCGCCCTCCCATTCAATAGGGCAAGCGTTCCAAAGAAGTTCGTGCATAAAACTATCTTTGGATACAGGTTCTAATGTTTCTAGTAATCGTTTCATTTGGCTCATACATAAAGAATAGCAGGTACATCTGACAAAATCAAGAATAATTCCAGAGATTTTTTGGCAGCTTCGTAATTTACATTACGAAAGATCGGGTTATCCCGCACCCACCCCAAAGGGTGGGCGGTGGATTAGAGCCACTCTGTCAAATCACCATCACCATAGTAATCTTGCTTATGACCATCTGCTTCAGCAATTACTTCCCAAAGTTCATCTTCGGTAAAATCGCCATCTGGATACCACTCTGCTAGTAATTCATAAACTGCTTTATCCATTAAAATAAATCCTCTACTTCCTCTACTGAATAGCCGTGAGCAAACCTATGAGCAATTACAATACGCATACTGTCGGTTGCTTCGTCAATCGCTTCCCACATTTCCTCTGTCCAATCATTGGTGTCTAGCAAGAGAATGCCCTCGCCATCACCATAGTTTCCGTCTGTTGCGAAATAATGTCCCATTACACTTCCTGCCAAATCATCATACTCTCAAACGAGTAACCATTTACTGTATTTTTAGTTAGGTCAATCTCTACCCACTCTGACCAATTATCAAATGTGACTTTAGGATTTACGGCAAAGATACCATAACCTGTTTCATCAAGGATTTCATTTTGGATTAGGTGTGAAATAACCATACGAGTCCAATAAGAGTGGTCGCCTATTCGTGGTTGTGCGTGGCGAATTGCTTGGGCTAAATCGTGTTCCCAACTGTCTGCCCCCCAATGTGAATAAAGTGCGACTGCGTGGTCAGTTCCGTCATTGAATACAAAGGTTACTCTAGCACCCATAATTTTCTCTCTTTCGGTAGGTTGATAAATCAAGTGTAGCAGTCTTGTCTGACATTTTCAAGGATAATTCCAGAGATTTTTGAACATCTTCGTACTTGACAACCCCGCAGCAGCGGGGTATCCCGCCTTTCGGCGGGGCTTTAATGGTTATTCCCAGAAGTCCTGTATTTCAGACAAGTCGTTGATACTTTCAATGTTGGCTCGCTCATAGCATAGGTAAAGCGTATTTAGTAAAGCGTGACCAATCATAGAAGCGGTGTCATAAGAAGCCAAATCTGCTTCTGTTAGATAATCAAAGTCAAATTCTTTTTCTGTTTCTGATAAAGCAAATAGGTATTGCTCTACAAGAGTTTCAAAGTCAATGAACATCTTGCCCTCGTGAACCATTGAATTTAGTTCGCCGTCTGCTATAAACATTTCTTTCCTTTCGGTAGGTTATGTAATAATCTTAGCACACATTACCGACATTTTCCAGAGAAATTTTAACTAATCGTAAATAAGCTGAAAAAGATCGGGGTAGCCCGAAGACCCAGTTTGTCAAACTGGGTCGCAGGTGGTGTAGAAAAATTGGATACTATCCGCAGGAACATAAATTATTTCATCACCTGTTTTTGTTTCAAAAGATAGTAATCCGTTTTCAATACGGAAAGCATTGTCTGGGTGAACATCTGGGAACTCATAGGGGTTAGCAATTCCGTTTGGTTGTTCTTTGTAGACAATGTGTAAGTTAGTTTGAAATTCCATTTAGTAGTCCTCTTTCGCTTCTGGTACACTAGCACCGCATAGCATACAGGTTGGGTTGGTTCTGTCTGTTACATTGACAATCGGGTGAACTTTACACTCTTTCATTTTTCAATAACGCCTTTCGCTCGTCACCGAGTAGACCGCCATAAATACCGTCTACACTTTCATTTGAGAGTGCGAACTCTAAGCACTCTGATTTTACAGGGCAAGCGTTACACAATGACAACGCCAACGCCCTATCTTTTAGTTTGGCACTAAAAAAGATTTCTGGGTCTGCCTCTAAGCAATTTGCCTTATCCTGAAACATAATCTGCCTTTCGTTTGTTGGTAATACTATTATGACACACGCCACCGACATTTTTGGTAGCGACACGCACAATTTCAGAGATTTTTTTGGGGCTTCGTAATTTGACAAACCCCGAAGATCGGGGTACCCCGATCCCCCACGAAGTGGGGGCGGGAAGGCTAAAGTCCCAACCCTTCGGCAAGAGAGTTAGCAATTGCTCTAACCTCTATTGCCCAATGCTCTGATAAGTCATCTTCAAGCATCTTTTCTGATAAGTCAAAGAGTTGTTTTACATAGTCTGGAACGCTGTCAGGTTGTGTTACTAGGTCTTCATCTTCATCAAGCCAAGCATCATCTACATAGTCTTCATCATAGCACCAAGCGGATAGGTGGTGTTGTTCAATGATTGCCCAAGCAGGTGCGGTTGATTTACCATTTTTGTAGAATACACCTTCAGGCAGTTCAATTTCTAGACTGCCATTGTCTTCATTGTAAGCGTTGATTGCTTCAATACAAGGCTGAACCATAGTCAATGGGATTGGTGGATAGTGATTGCTTGTTAGTTGAATAGCAATTTGCTGTTCAAGGCTAATGTCAATACCGTATTCTGATAGACTTGCTAAGTCGTTTGCTGTGTTGTTACCCATAAGAGTTACCAACCTTTCTTGTGTTTTAGTTTGCGAGTGTAGGCTTTCTTATTTTTATGACCACCGCTTGCGTTGGAACGGCGTAATTCCAAGCGAGCCTGTAACTGTTCAGGTGTTGCCTGTGTTGCTGTAATCATTTTCTTTTTCATACCTAAAGAATAGCACACCTCACCGACAATTTCCAGCATAACCCAGAGATTTTTTTGGAGTGTCGTAATTTGACAACCCCGCTCTGGCGGGGTATCCCGATCAGCCAGCTTTGTCAAGTCGGCTGTCGGTGTGTCTAATCTTTTTCGCTAAGAATTATGGCGATAAATTGCAATAGCATATAAATTAGTCTATTCATGTGAACCCCTGTAAATTATCCAGATTAGTGCTTGTGTTGTGCGAGGTGTTAGCCCCATTGCCTTAGCAACATCTTTAACCGCTTGTGCCATTTCGCGGTATTGTGTTTTATTTGGTGCATTGGTATCTAGTCCACCTGCGTAGCACATCCATACATCTATCGTTACCGCATTTTCATCGCCAGCAATTGCACGAGCGAACGCATTAGTTTTTAAGCCTTTAAGTGCATTGAACCCTAGCACTAAACTATTTTGTGCCATAACTAAATTGTTTTTTAGTCCTGTCGCTTTTCCTGTGTGTGCGAATTCTAACGCTTGCACAACATTTCTTGCCCAACGCTGACGAGGTGAGAATGATGAAACAACACTAGCACCATTTTCAATAGTTGCTTTTATGCCACGACTAGCAAGAATACGCACAACATCGTGTGCCACTAATTCTGCATCTGCATACCATTGCGTAGCCAATTCAATTTGGGTAGCGGTTGCCTTTTTTGCAATTGCGAGGTAGTGGTTGAAGTAATCCATTTTTGCTCTTTTCGGTAGGTTGTAGTAATACTGTACCAGATACCGCCGACATTTTCCAGAGAAATTTTAGGCGTGTCGTAACTTGACAACCCCGCCTTGGCGGGGTACCCCGAAGGGTGGTGGGAATTAGTTTTCCCAACCAAACAAAGAGCCTTCCGCATAGTCATCAATCATGTAGTCCATGTCACCAGAACCAAAAATAGCGTTCCAACAGTCACCGCAAGTACCTGTAATAAAGCGTTCACGAACATCAACATCAAAATCAGATAGGACATCTTGAACATAAGCACCTTGATTGTATGCGTACAGTTTTTCAGGGGAAATCTGAATAGTGATAGTTTCATCACAGGTTGGGCAAACCTTAGAAGTAACTGAATAAGCGGATAGGTCGGCGGTCTTGACAATGTTATTTAGAGTGAACATTTTTTCTCCTTTAGGTTAATAGTTTTATTGTAGCATAACGCCCAGACATTTTCTAGAGATTATTTTGTGGTGTCGTAACAAGGCGAAGCTTGGCGGGGTACCCCGCAGGGTGATTGGGATTATGCATCCCAACCAAAAAGGTATCCCTCAAAGCCCCTGTCCTCGTCACCCTCGTCAACTTCACAGACACACTCGTCTGTGCCACCGCAACTTGGGCATTCGTTGTCGTAGTCGTAGTCAGAGTATGGGTCATAAGTGTCAAGCAAAGCCTGTGTCCTTTCATCCTCAAATTGGTTATTCCAGATTTCCATCATTGTTTCGGCGGTGTAGAACTCATCCATAGGTACTCCTCAAGGTTAGGTTGATAAAATAATTGTAGCAGGGTGCGGTGACATTTTTCAGAGATTTTTAAGGGGTGTCGTAACAAGGGTTGGAGATCGGGGTACCCCGAAGGGCTGTGCTTGTCAAGCCGACACGCCTACAAGACATTGTATGTTGCTAAAAAAACAAAAAGAGGGGAAAAACAAATAAGCAACATCAGAGGCAGGTCAAAACGGTATGCCTTGCCATTTGTTTTTTCATAATTATCTAGTTCAATAGCACCTAACCAACTAAAACCAAAGGTAATAAGTGATAGTGCCGAAGCGATTAAGATTGTTTCCATTTTTTCTCCTTATGAGTAGTAATCGGCTAGAGTGTCAAAGTCTGAATAATAGGCAGGGTCATCATAAGCACCATAGCATTCTGGGCAAAGTAGGTTGCCATTGTTTCCAACATAGTCCATTTCAATTTCGCAAAATACGCAAAGTTCCATTTTTATCTCCGTTCGTTATGCTTCAATTTTAACACAGGCTACTGACATTTTTCCAGAGATTTTTTGAGTGTGTCGTAACTTGACAAAGATCAAAAACGGGGTACCCCGCAGGGGTCGGCGTGTCAAGTCGACACGCCGAGTGTCTTGTGAATTACCGCAAGGTAATCCATTTTGTTTCGGTATCAGTTTCCACCAATACACGAACAATTTTATCGCCACTCTTGGTGGTCTGTTCTGCTACATCTAGGGCAACACCTGATGTGTTACCGCTTGCTGATGTTACTAGGTCTCCGATTTTTACCATTTGGTTCTCCTTTAGTTTGATGTTGCTATTGTAGCGGATAGGTCTGACAATTCTTGATTTACTCCGTCAATTTCTCGCTGTAAAGTTTCGGTGAGTTGTCGCTTTCCAAAGCCATTATCTAAGCCAATGGATAAAAGATAACCAACCTTTATCCAACCGTGTAGGCGGTCAGCGGTTCTTGGGTATTTTATTTTATCCAATTCATACACAGCATTTACTAATTCCTCAGAAAGGTCTGCGAGTAATTTTTTGTCTGTCATTTGTTTCTCCATTTCGTTTGATGTTTTAATTTTAGCACGAGCCACCGACAAAAATTATTTTTGAGTTGCTTTTGCGATTTGTGCTATTTTTTTGGCATCTGCTTTACGCTGTTCGTCACGCTCTGCTTTTACCATTTTTTTCCAGTCATCAAAATTCATTTTTTCTCCTATTGGGTTGGTAGTTCTATTATGACAGACACCACCGACATTTTTCAAGGATAACTCAGAGATTTTTTGGGCGTGTCGTAACTTGACAAAGATCAAAAACGGGGTACCCCGCCCACCCCACTTTGTCAAGTAGGGTGGGGTCTTTGGGTTAGAACGGAACTTCATCCCAAAGGCTTTCCTGCTCACGCATTTCATCATAGAAAAAATCAGGGTCGCACTCTGGACACATAATCATCTCGCACTCGCAAGGGATGCCGTCAAACATCCAATCTGGAGATGAGGTCTTGAAACTGACAGGGGCGGTGAAATCAAAATCTGACATTTTGAGCCTTTCGGTTGGTGAATACTAAAATTGTAACACAGGGGGCAGACATAAATCCAGAGAAAAATAAGGTGTGTCGTAACTTGACAAAGATCAGAAAACGGGGTACCCCGATCTAATCCAGAGATTTTATTTTATCATCGTAACTAGAAGAATAAGCTGCCCCGCCAGGGGCGAATTTTTTCGCTGTTGAAGTGGATTACCGTAGGGTAATCCATTTCATTTCGTTACTGTCAGTTTCCACTAACACGCGAACAATTTTTTCACCAGACTTAGTGGTGAAAGGTTGAACATCAACCGCCACGCCTGAAGTGTTGCCACTCGCAGAAGTGACGAAATCGCCAACAGTTACATTTTCCAATAATGCTTCAAGAATGTTACCCATTTTTATCTCCTTTGTTTATGTTTCAATTGTAGCAGGGGGGACTGACAAAAATTACTAATGTAATTCTGAACAGTCTTTCATAGTACCGTCAAGCAGATACTCTACGCAATAACCGCAAACTGTGTTTAGGTCACATACAGGGCAAGATACCCACTCTGACCACTCATCACAAAACATTGAACAATAATCTAACATTTGAACCTCTTTTCTTTATACCAAAATTGTACCACGCACCACCGACAAAAATTGAAACGACACGCCCAAACCCAGAGAATTTGACAAGGCTTCGTAACTGTGATAAAATTTTTGCCCCTGGCGGGGCGAAATTTTCGCCCCACTTTTTTATCGGTCTTTTAGAATTCCAAAAGCGATTACGAATAGGGCTAGGGGTACGAACATTACGAACTCTGAGTGAATAAAGTTGTGTAGCATTTTATCTCTTTTCTTTTTGGTTATGGAATTAGTTTAGCGGATAGGTGTGACATTTTTTGAGGTGGACTACCGTAGGGTAATCCACTTCAATTCGTTATCTTTAGTTTCAACCAAAACTCTAACGATTTTTTCGCCAGCCTTAGTTGTCATAGGGTTCACCTCTACGGCTACGCCTGAAGTGTTGCCACTTGCCGATGTTACCAAATCGCCGATGTTTGTCATTTGCGACTCCTTTTCTTTTTGTTGATAAATCAATAGTACCATACGCCACCGACATTTTTTGACAGACACGCCGACAAAATAGATCCAAATTGTATACAATGTTTTTTGCGACACGCCGTCAGAGAATTTGACAACCGCTCGTAAATAAGCTAAAATTTTTGCCCCTGGCGGGGCGAAATTTTTTCGCTATTTTTTTCGGCGGGCGATTATGATTTTTCCTCGCTCTCTTTACTATCTGCACACGCAGAATAAATAAATACGAATGGCATTGATGCGAATACGATTACGGATACGGTTAGGGTTATGTTTAGTAGTGTTAGCATTTTTTCTCTTTTCGTTAGGTTGATGTTTCAATTGTAGGGGATAGGTACGACATTTTTACCAATTAGGTTTCATACCCTTGTGAGTGTCGCAAGTGTTTCCTGTACCTTGTTGGATAGGGCAGAAACAAATTACACAAGCAATTTGAACGGCGTTAGGGGTAACTAGGGCTAGTTCCAATTCAACGCTATCGGCGAATGATAGTTCGCTACTGTCAATCTGATTTTCACCATTTACGATTTTGATGTATCCCATTTTTTTCTCTTTTCTTTTTCTTGATGTTTCAATTGTAGCGCATAGCACCGACATTTTTTGACAGACACGCCAGAGATTTTTGCGGGGCAAAAATTGAACAAATGTTCAAATTGGCGGGGCAAAAATTTTACCATAGGGGTATGACAAAAACGGTTAGCGACACGCCGAAAATAAAAAAACATTGGATACAATCTTTTTTCAAAACACTAGCCAAAATGCCCAAAAATGTCGGCGGTATGTGTTACCATTGATGTATCAACAAAAAATGAAAGTAGGTTCAAAATGGACATTTTGGAAAAAGTAGTCAAGCAACGCCTAGCAAATGCTAAGGCAACCGCAACCAATTTTGATGAATTGGGTTATGACAGTAGTGCCGAATTTTGGCATAGTGTCGCTGGAATTCTTGAAGCAATTCTTGATGAGGCAGAGATTTGGGCATAGCCCAAAAATGTCTGCCCTATCCGCTACAATTGACACATAAACAAAAAATGAAAGTTGGTAAAAAATGTCATACTCTTACAATCCTAACGGCGAAAAGGTTCACGCCTACATTTTGGAACTAGACGCAATTTCGTTCGGCGTACTAATGGCGAATTTCGCGCATAGTATTTTTTCAAATGATAGTTGCGCCTACACAATTGAGAAATGGTGGAAATTCTGTGATGATGTAGCAGAATGGCTAATTTATGATGATGAGGAATTTGCGAATTCCCTAAACATTTATACGCCGACAGAATGCGCCGATTGTGGCGGAAAAGGTTGGTCATTGAACCCGATTGAACACGAATACTATTGCGGTTCATAAAACGCTAATGCGTAATGGTGTGCCTATGGGCGCACTATTTTTTTTTGCCTACACGCAAAATTTTTGTATCATACAAAAAAAATAAATATTAACATTTTGATCAAACTGATTTATATGTGACCAATATCACATTTATAAGTTGGCGGGGTCTATAAAAGAGCTATAAACTAAAAGCAGGGCAGCTATAGTCAATACAATGGGAGCAAATATTCCCTTTTTGGGTAATTTGCCCTTAATAATGTCTCTTGACAGCAAACAGATCATAAAAATGAGTGAAGTCAGGTAGAATAAATTCAAAATAATCACAATTTTCTCCTAAAAGGGGTTATATTATTAAATACTACTGTATTTATTAGTTATATCCAAGGTTAACATTGTCCAAATTTGGAACAACTTTATTCAAATTGGCGGGACTTGAAGAACAGTCCACAACATGTGCATCAAACTTATCCATTATACTCTTATCAAATGGAATAACCACTGACATCTTGTAATTCTTACAAATTTTGCACTCTAAAAAGCCTACTTTTGTTCTTGAAACTCTATTCATCTTTTAATTTCTCCAATAATTCTCTATTTTCGTCAATAACGACATTAATTGTATCATATAATCTATTTTTTCGTCTAACAGGACATTTATTTATGTGATCTTCAAATGATTTTTCTGCGTCAGGTGAAATTGGGAGCTGATACATCATTTTATAATCAAAACAGAAGGGACACACCATAATTCGGAGATTCGAACCATTAATTTGATCCATTATCTGCACCACATGTAGCTACATGCTCTTCAACTTGTGCTATTGCAGCTCCACTAAAGAATCCTTCTCCAGAAATGTTCCAATTATTACATTCTTCACAAGAAAATACTACAGTTTTTGTGCCATCATCCAAAGATGTTAAAATTTTAATCATCCTCATCATCTATTATTAGGGCGGGATCTGGAGACAGGACCTTTCCTGACTCATGTAAAGAAATCAATTGCTCTACCTTAGTACTATTACTCTCACCTGATGCAATGAGTCCTAGTAGGTCATATATGCGAAGCAATTGGATATACATGCCCCCTAGAAGCTCATAGAGAGCCTCTGAATTTATTTTGGCGGTATCTGGGGTATTTTCCCCTGACTTTAATTCAGACATTTTCTACCTCGTTTATCAAATTAGTTACTTGTTCATACATCTTTAATCCAGGTCTTAATTTATAATCACATGCATAACAACGAAGCGTCAATTCTTCTTTTTCATCAAAGAAGGGAACAAGTGTCATATGTTCCTCATCTACCTTACATTTCAATTGTGGAACTTTTCCATCAAGAGATAAAAGATAGTATTTAACAAAAATCTTTTTGTTCATAATAATATATATACCTTAATATAGATTATATAATTCTATAACTTATATAATTTATATTATTTATATAGGTTATATTATCTTATATATAAGAAAGTATAATGATAAAATTCAAAATTGTCAAATTAGAAATTATATTTTATAATTAAGCCATGAAGGTTTCTTTTACGGGTGCTCCCGAACATATGTATGTAGCTCTAGGCTATGGTAACGCATCTTGGCATATTTTTCAAAGTATGAAGAAATTAGGTTTAGATCCCGTGGTTCGGGATAAAGAAGCAAAGGTTGGTATTTCTTTCTGTCAACCCGCTCATTATTCCTTCGGCGAAAATCAATATAAAATTGGTTATACACCTTGGGAGTCTACAGAATTTCTTCCTAATTGGCAAGAGGGCTTAGAATTAGCAGATGAAATTTGGACTACATCGCATTGGAATAAGAAAATCTTTGAAGCTAAGTTAGATAAAGAAGTATTTGTCTACTTGCATGGTATAGACAAAGAGTTTATGCCTATGAAGCGTAAATGGGATAGATCAGAGCCATTTACCTTCTTACATATTGGCGAGCCATTTAATCGTAAAGATGGTCAACTTGTTGTAGATGTATTTGCAAGGCTCTATGGCAACGACCCCCGCTACCGCCTGATTATGAAATGTACAAAGTCAAACATGCTAAGTCTGATGAATATGCCACCAAATCTAGTTTGCAACAACATTATCATCAGAAATGATGTTATTTCTCGTGAAGAACTCATCGACCTATACGCATCTGTTCAATGCTTTGTATATCCATCTTGGGGAGAAGGTTTTGGATTTAATCCACTTCAGGCACTAGCTATGGGTATTCCAACTATTTGTACCGCAGAGTGGGCGGAGTACAAAGATAGAATTACACTACCTCTTGACTCTGAATCCGCATGGTCTCCTTGGCAAGAAGTTCACCCTGGATATATGGTAAAACCTAGTGCAGAACAACTTGCTCAACATATGGTAGAGGTTGTAGAAAACTATGATAAATATTGTGCAGTAGCATTTAAGAACTCTGTAAAAGTTCATAGAGAATATGACTGGGATCTTGTTACAAGACCCGCTGCAGGTAGATTAAAAAAAATTATAAAAAACTAGATTTTAGAAAAAAATAATGTTACACTAGAAACCTAATCAAAAAAATGAAAAGGTGTGTGTATACATGAGCGGGATAGAAAATCCTTATGAAAACTTTATTGCGCTTAGCCGTTATGCTCGTTGGCTAAGCGAAGAAAATAGACGAGAAACTTGGTCAGAGACCGTAGATAGATATTTTGATTATATTCAAAAACATCTAAAGGACAAGCATGGCTATGTGCCAGATGAAAAGCTTGTTGCCGAATTAAAACAATTTGTATTCGATAGAAATGTAATGCCTAGCATGCGTTCAGTTATGACCGCAGGTACTGCGTTGGAAAGAGATAATGTTGCAGGATATAATTGCTCTTTTCTTCCTGTCGACTCACTTCGTTCATTCGATGAAGCAATGTATATTCTTATGTGTGGAACAGGGGTAGGTTTCTCAGTAGAGAGTATGTATGTGAATAAGCTTCCAGTAATTGCAGAGTCATTCGAAAAGACCGACACAATTATTGTTGTAGAAGATTCAAAGGCGGGCTGGTCAAAAGCACTGCGTGAACTTATTGCATTACTATATCAGGGTCAGATTCCTGCAATTGATGTTTCTAAGGTCCGACCTGCTGGTGCAAGACTAAAAACTTTTGGTGGTCGTGCATCTGGTCCTCAGCCATTAATTAATCTTTTTGATTTTACTATCAAAACATTTAAGCATGCTGCTGGTCGTAAACTAAAGCCTATTGAAGCGCATGATGTCATGTGTAAGATCGGCGAGGTAGTTGTAGTCGGTGGTGTACGCCGTAGTGCTATGATTTCTCTTTCCGACCTCAGCGATCACGATATGGCAACGGCAAAAACAGGTGCTTGGTGGGAGAATCATCCACAAAGAGCATTGTCTAACAACTCAGTTGCATTTGCTGGAAAGCCAGAAATGAATGACTTTATTGCAGAATGGAAATCTGTTTATGACTCTAAGTCTGGTGAGCGTGGTATTTACAATGTAAAAGCTGCACAAACACAAGCAGCAAATTTTGGTCGCAGAGATTCAGAAATTCATTATGGAACTAATCCCTGCTCCGAAATCATTCTTAGACCATATCAGTTCTGTAATCTTTCAGAAGTTGTACTTCGTGAAGAAGACACAGTTGAGCATATTGCTCGTAAAGTAGAGTTGGCAACTATTCTTGGAACTTGGCAGTCAACCCTAACAGACTTTAAGTACTTGCGTAAAATTTGGAAAGATAATACAGAGGAAGAGCGTTTACTTGGAGTTTCACTTACTGGTCAGTTTGGTCATAAGTATATGTCTGGTCAACAGGGGCTTGAAAAGCTCGCTAACACCCTTGACTTTCTTAGAGAACTTGCAGTAACAACAAATGTTGAAGAGGCTGGCAAAATTGGAATTAATCCATCTGCAGCAATTACCTGCGTAAAGCCATCTGGAACTGTATCTCAGCTAGTTGGAGTTTCATCTGGCATGCATCCTTGGCACAGCGATTACTATATTCGCACTGTTCGTGGAGATAAAAAAGATCCACTAACTCAATTCCTAAAAGATTCTGGAATTCCCGCCGAAGATGATTTTATGAAGCCAAATGACACTACTGTTTTTTCATTCCCAATGAAAGCACCTAAAAATGCTATTAAGCGTAATGATCTTACAGCAATTGAACATTTAAATGTTTGGCTTACATACCAAAGACACTGGTGTGAGCATAAGCCATCAATTACAGTTTCTATTCGTGAAGACGAATGGATGGAAGTTGGTGCTTGGGTATACAAGCACTTTGATGAATTATCTGGAGTTTCGTTCCTGCCATATTCTGAACACACCTATGTACAAGCACCTTATCAGGATGCTACAAAAGAAGAGTATGATGCTTTTGTAAAGAAAATGCCAAAGCATATTGCTTGGGAAAATCTTTCCCTTTACGAAACAGAAGATAATACTACTGGTTCTCAATCACTTGCCTGTACAAGTGGAGAATGTGAATTGGTAGATATTGGGGCATAACTAATGCTTCATTAAGACCCCGCCTTTTGGCGGGGTCTTTGTATTTCTACCTTAAAGTGGTATAATTTTGTTATAAATCTTATGGAATGGTCGTGGCATGGCAACTAAAGCAAATTTTGAACATATTCAGGGAGATAATTTTCGCCTGAATATTACATATTATGATTCAAGCGGTAGCGTTGTAAATCTATCGGGTTACTCTGCCGTACTTGAGGTTAGAGATCAGCCTGGTGGTCAACTTTTATGCACCACTGCCTCTATTGGTTCAATTCCATCAAGTGGATCTTATTCTGGACTATATATATCTACCCCAAGTGCTTCTAGTGGGGCTTTAATTATTAATCTTCCAGGAACTGAAACAGCTAATTTCAATTACCCACGATCATCATATCAGATTAGAGTTCAGAGTTCGGGTGGGATAAAAGATACCCTTGCTCATGGATGGATTTCTGTAGATGCGGGTACCATTGACATATGAGCGATAACTATTCCATAATTGAACCAATAATACATACAGTTAGTGCTACACAAATAACCAACACTGTTGTTGTTTCATCTCCAGGTCCACAAGGTCCAATTGGAGAATTTCAGCCTTCAAGTATTCCAACTGCATATCCAATAACAAATGCTTCTGGAACAATTGGATACAATACATCTTATATTCCAGCTAGTGCTACATATTCTTCAAGTGCTGGTATTTCATCATCTACTACTCAAACAAATTTTAACTCCCTGACTATAAGTGGTTCGAATGTGGCAACACAACAATATGTTTTGGCAAACATTCCAGCTTCTGCCCAATATGCTGGAAGTTCACAGTATGCTACAAATTCTGGAAGTTCAAGTTATGCGACATTATCATCTAGTGCAAATATATCATCAAGCACTAACTATATTTTAGGATCTAATGTATCTGGTGCAGTTGCTAGTGCTACAATTTCAGCAAGCGGAATTATATCATCTAGTGCTAATATTTCTTCAAGTGCCATAACATCTTCAAGTGCTACAATCTCTTCTAGTGCAAACATATCAGCATCAGCAAACTATGCTATTAACTCTGAAAGTTTAAATGGTCAACCAGGTTCTTATTATGCTCCCGCCACATCTAGTGTTGGAATTGGTTCTACCAGAATTACTTTAAATACAACAACATCATCTTTAGGCGGGGTTTTAATAAACAATAGCTCATCAGTATTATCTCCACTTTTAATTCTTAATAATACTAATACGCAACCTTCAACTACTCAAGGTACGCTGTATTATGAAACAAACACCTTTAGTCCGACAATTGTTACTGACACTACCAGCCCAATTCACATGCTTCAGCAAGTTATGATTAGAGCGGTAAATGATAGTAATGCAACAATATCTAAGGGTCATGCTGTATACTTAAGTGGAGCACAAGGAAATAGACCTGCAGTAAAGTTAGCAATTGCTTCAAGTTCCACAACACATGATGTTATTGGTCTTGTATATGACGATATTGCAGCTCATCAAGATGGTTGGATTATTATACAGGGTCTTATAGAAGGCGTTGACACAAGAGCTTATACAGAAGGTGAATACATTTACCTTTCTGCAGCAAGTGCTGGAGGAATAACTTCTACAGCACCTTCTTATCCAAACTACGCCTATGTTGTTGCACAAGCACTTAATTCAACTGTTCAAGGCAAACTCCTTGTTAAGGTATATGATGCTTATAATCAAGTTAATATACCAGGAGCAATTCAGTTCTCTGATGGATAGAGCTGTTGGTTCTGAAAATGCCAAACTTGACATAAACGGAAATGCTTCCGTAACAACTTTAAATATTACTGCATCTACATTATCTACAAGTTCAACAACAGGAGCCTTAGTCGTTAAAGGTGGTATTGCTACAGGAGATGGAGTTACTGTAGGTGGAAATTTAACAGTCATTGGAAATATTAATGGATCAGCAACATTTGCAAATAATTCTGCAAGTTTAGACGGGATTATAAGTAGTTCTTATGCTCTTAAATCATATGTCGACTCTGCATCTTTAAATGCATATAATGCAGCAAGTGCTTATACGCAAAGCGGGTCCTGGAGTAATGCTAATGCTTCTGTTTCATACTCATCAAGTGTTGGCGGTAATTTAGTGGGTGGACTATTTAATACTTCTAGTGGGCAAGCAACATTATTCTCAACACCATCTTCAATTAATATTGGAATTGCGAATGCCAATGGTTTTCAAACTATTAATATTGGAAATTCAAGGGTCACAAGCAATAGATTAATAAATATTGGAGGAACTGATGTATTTACAGCAGTAGAAACAATTAATATTGGTACAGGTTCTGTAACTGTTGGTGGAAGAACAATAAATATTGGTACGGGAACCGCATCCAATAGCATTGTTATTGGAAGTCTGCTGACCGCATCAATTAATGCTAATACCTATATAAATGGAGCTTTAACTGTTACAAACCTTATTTCTGGAACATCTGCCTCTGCCACCACATCTTCAAGTGCTAGATACTCATCAAGTGCCACAACTTCATTAAATTCAGCAAGTTTGGGTGGTATTGTAGCAAGCGAGTACGCAACAGAAACAGATGTTTATACTGCACAATTAACTCCAACAACATCTATAGATCTTTTTCCAAGAACATCTATTGCGGGAGTAAGAACACTTGCTGCTGGCACAATTTATGCTACTGGATTTGTACCAATTAAAAACTTTACACTGAATACAGTTACAGTAGTTTTAACATCTGCGGGAACATCATCAATACAGTTTGGTCTTATTTCTACATCTGGCTCTACACTAACGGTTGTTGCAAGTACCGTTGCAGTGGTTCCTGGAGGAGCTGGTATTTTTACTGGGTCTTTTTCTACTCCTCAAACATTAACCGCTGGTCAAAGCTATGCAATTGGATTTTTGGCGGTGGGCGGAACAAACCCAACACTTGTTGGTCAAGCTTTTGCGACAACTAATGCGGGAATAAGTTATGGGCTATCTCCGTTTATGGCAGCAAATTCATCTACCACAACATACACATCAATTCCTGCTGCTGGAAACACTATTGCACTTAATACTGCAACACCAACAGTTGCAATGGCTTGGGCTAGGTTATCTTAATGACTGGCTTTAATAAAAATCAAGAAAAGGTATAATAGATAGTATGTCATATGATTTACAAGTACTAAGAGATAATCCAATTGGTTATTGGTCATTCAATAATACCAATAAGGATATTACTAGATATGCTAATACGGCTACTGTTAGTGGGTCTTATACAACCCCGCCGATTATTGCAAATGGCGGATATTCGCTAAAAGTAAATAGTTCTACTACTGCTACTATAACTAACACTGCTGGTAAATATGAATGCTTTTCCAATAACTATCAAAATAGAACCTTTACGATTGCTTTTTGGCTTAGCCTTAATAACCAATTAAATGGTTCTGGTGCTGGAACTTATACAAACGATCAACTTACCCTACTATCAATTAAAAACGGTGCCACAGTAATTGGTAAAATTGTATACGATTATAAGTCGAATACGGTTAGGTATACTTTTCCAGGAACAAATAACAAAGATTCTTATGCGGTCATTGATGATTTTGACAAGCAATATTACATAGTTGCAACATATTCTAATGGAAGTCATTCTATAAAAATTAATGGTAGAAATGGGTTTATTGGTTTGGTTAGCGATTTTTCAAATATGACATCAGCAACAAAAAGCAATATCTCCTTTGTCATTGCTGATACAAGTACCACATCAAACTTTCTTACAAATAGTTTAGCTTTTTACGACTATCAAATTTCAGATGAGCAAATAAAAAGACATATTCTTTGGGCAGGAAATGATGAAAAACCAAACTTTCAAGGCTCAATTTCTGCAAGCACATCCATCTTTACATTCTTAGAAGAAAATCAAGATTTAGGTTATGCAAAAACTATTTCTGGTCAAGATTTCCTAATATTGGGAGAGTTGGATAAATTAAATGTGACGGATTCTGGATTAACTCCATTAAAGTTAGACACCCCAACATTTAATACCAACTACGATAGTACCGCATCCTATACAATAAATAGTTCTTCTGGAATAAATTGGTCGGGATCTGCGGGAGTAGACATTAATTTCTTTCCAAATTATTTTAATATGACAACTGGATTTACTTTATATATGACAGTAAATAGAACTTCTACTGGAAGTTATAACGAATATTTATTTGGACTATCAAATGTAAACGGACAAAGCATGTTCCTTGAGTATAATGTTCCAGATGGAAATACAAACTATTATTTAAAAATGTATGATTCTTATACTGGCTCTACCACAACCATTGTTAGTCTAGCTAGTGGTCAATCAGCATCTACCGCAAAAATTTCAAATGTTGCCGTACAATTTTCTGGAAGCCTAATTAATCTTTACACATCTGACAATTCTGGAGTAACAGCATCGTCTACATCTGGTTTACCCCTTAATATGAATCAGAATTCAATATTAACCTTGGGAAATAGTTATAATTCTCCAAAAAATTTATATTCTTATATAGAAGATTTTGGGGTAACAGATCAGTATTTTGCTAGTGTTACATCAATCCCCTTTGGCAGTGTTTCTAACTTTATCATGCCATTAACAGCATCAGCTAGTCCATTTCTTATTAAACAAAGAGGAACCTGGATACATCAAGTACCATCCGTAGTTATACCTTTTTATAATTTTTACGGAACCGTTTTTGACTGGAAAACAATGGATAACTGTCAGGTTCTTTACTCTGTTGATAATGGAAGCACCTACAACATTGTAAATAGGCATCAAACTGCAAGTTTATATAATACGCTTGGTGTTGCGGGTAATATTGCAGTAAAAGTTCAAATTGATACAGACTATGTGTTAGATCAAAAAAATCAATCCTTTAATAATTTTTATTACAATGTTTATGGTCCGATGAGTTTAATTTCTGATAATGAAATGTATACTCTGTCATCATCAACATCTAGCGTTAGCCCAAACCTAAGAATATCTAATGGAACTAATAATATTTTAGCAAGACAAAAAAACTTTGGCGTTAAATTTGGAGGAGAGTTGCCAACAAATGCTCTTATTACTGTTCCAACATCATCTTCTTATTCCGCCATTGAAATGTGGTATAGACCAGATTTTATTCCAACTCAAACATTAAGAACAAATATCATTAAAAATCCATCTTTTGAAGTTACCCCAACTGCGAGTATGTTTATAACTTATAATACAAATTATCCAGTAAGCACATCAACAGCATCCCCACTATTTAGAACTAGAAGCGTAACTCAAAATACAGGAACATTCCTAAATGCACAGATTAGAATTGGTTTTCATAGAACTAACTCAGTAGCCCTTCCAATATATTATTCTTGTGATCCTGGTCAAGCATATACTTTTTCTTTCTATATGTCAGACATATTAATGCCATCTCCATCTATTACTGCAAGAATAAGATTTTATAATTCTGCTGCATCAGCAACAGTTCTTTCAACAACAACTTCAACTAGCACTATATCAACAGCATCTTACACAAGGGTTTCTGTGACCGCAACTGCACCCACATCTATAACAGCGTCTTTAAACGGAAATTTAATATTTCCAGACTTTTTTTGTCCTACAAACACTACATCAAGTTATAGTGGTGGTAGATTCCAGGCAGATGGAATTTTATTAGAGGCAAGTCCAGCACTAAATGAATATTTTGACGGTTCGTTTACAGGTGCTTCTTGGTCGGGAACTGCAGACATTTCATCATCAAGCTTGCTATACGCCAGTCCAGTTCATATAATAAATAATACAATAGATCAAAAAATTAGCTCTAGTTCTATTGCAACCGCCCCAGCTATATACATAGATAATTTGGGTAAATTTAGATCTTTGGGTGGAACCTTATATATAAACGGTGCATCCGTAGTTGACGGGTCATATTCTGCTAGTCAAAATGAGCTGTATCATTTAACTTTGGTTTTATCATCACCAACATCATCGGCTTTGTATTTAAATGGTGGTAATTTAGTAATGAACTCTACAAGAAGTAAAGGTACATATGGATATCTACAATTTTGGAATAGTACCCCAACTGCAGCAGATATTTTAGATAGATATTCCCAGTTTGTTGGTAAAACAATAGTGTCAATTACCGACACAAATACAACTAAATTATACTCTGCCTTGTCGCCAGAATTATATATTATCACCAGTCTTGGCTAATATATGTCACTAAATTTCGTTTTCATAAGTAAAAATGGTAAAATCTATTTATGGGAAGAATGAATATAACAGAAGTAGAAGAAGTTTCTTATGGACTTTATCTCTGGGAAACTCCAGATGGCAAGTTGTTAATGGATGAAGACGGAAACTATCTTAATGTTGCTGCTATAAAGGGCGACATATCTAGAATCAATAGTATTAAGCAGGTAGCAAAATCTTTAGGTATAGAAGGTCAACCAGTATGGTTTTCTGGTCATAGAAGAGTGACCGAGGAAGAATATGAATACCAGAAGCAGAGAATGGATTTGGGTCTTATTCCAGATGAATTAGATGTTCCTGCAATCAAAGAGGATATTGAACAAAAGAGAAAGATGGGTCTTTACAAATAATGGCTAATTTAACACCAATGGATGATGATGACTTTGACTTCAGTCAAACAATCAATATTGTTTCCGATAGAGATCGTGTTGCAAAATCTCAAGAATCAGAATATGATGACCCATTTGCAAAAAGCTGGGATGACTTAAAAAAGATTGATGGTCTTAGTGAAAACTTTAAGCGTAGAGCAAATAGACTAGAAAAGTCATTTACTGGTATTGATGATGCAAAGTCAAAGAAACTAGACCCACTTGACCTAACAGGATACTCTCTGTTTATGATTGTTCAGCCACCATACAATGTAATGTATTTGGCTCAACTTTTTGACCTTTCCCCATTTCATCATGCTGCAGTTGAAGCAAAGGTAGCAAATGTTATTGGTCTTGGTTATGAATTTCAAGAGACACAAAAAACTTTAGATAAGGTTGCCGATGTAATGGACAACCCCGCAAGACTTGATAAAATTCGTAGAAATATTGCTCGTGGGCGGGTAGAGTTAAAAAATTATCTAGAAGATATGAACTCTGATGACGGCTTCCTTGAGACACTAAAAAAGGCATATACAGACTTAGAAGTTACTGGAAATGCCTATATTGAAATTGGTAGAACATCATCTGGAAAGATTGGATATATTGGTCATATCCCTGCCATTACAATGCGTATTCGCCGTCATCGTGATGGCTTTGTTCAGGTTGTTTATAACCGCTATACATTCTTTAGAAATTATGGAGACACGACAACAGAAGACCAAATTGGCACAGACCCAAGACCAAATGAAGTAATTCATTTAAAGAAGTACTCACCAACAAATACTTATTATGGAATTCCAGATATTATGTCTGCAAAAAATGCTGTGGCGGGTGACGAATTTGCTCAAAGATTTAACCTTGACTATTTTGAAAACAAAGCTGTTCCAAGATACATTATTACCGTAAAGGGTGCTCGCCTTAATGCAGAGTCAGAAAGAAAACTTTTAGAATTTTTCCAGACAGGTCTAAAAGGTCGTAATCATAGAACCCTTTATATCCCACTTCCTTCAGATGGAGAGAACGCTCGTGTAGAATTTAACATGGAGCCAATTGAAGCAGGTATTCAAGATTCTTCATTTACAAACTACGCCGTTGAAAGTCGTGACCGTATTCTTTTGGCGCACCGAGTTCCAATTAGCAAATTGGGAACACCGCAGGGAACATCTTTAGCAGGTGCAAGAGATGCAGATAAAACCTTTAAAGAGCAGGTATGTCGCCCGATGCAAGACTATATTGAAAAGAAACTAAGTGGAGTAATTGCCGAAATCACAGACGCATTTACTATACAACTAAACGAACTTACCCTTACTGATGAAGAGACACAGGCAAGAATTGATGATGTTTATCTTAAAGATCAAGTTATTGTCCCTAATGATGTTAGACTTCGCAAGGGAATGCCACCTAGAGCGGGTGGTGACGATCCTCTAGTAATTGGTGCGAAAGATGCAGCAGAAGCCACAGCACAAGCTAATGGAACAAGACAAAGGGATCAGAAAAGAAAAATAAATGCTCCCGATACTCAGGGCGAGGCTCGCAGTCCAAAAGGTCAGGGAAGAACACAGGAGTAATATGATACCGTAAATTTTGTATTGCATACAAAACTTGGTATCATTTAAGTAATATGAATATTCAAAAAGCCACATGGCAAAATGGAGATCGCAAGATGAGTCTTGCATTCCCATTTGCTAAAGTAGATAAAGAAAATCGCACAGTATCTGGCTTTGCTACATTGGATAATGTAGACAAGCATGGTGATATTGTTACTTCAGATGCAAGTAAAGCTGCATTTGAAAGATTTCGCGGAAACATTCGTGAAATGCATCAACCAATTGCGGTAGGTAAAATCCTTTCTTTTAACGAAGAAGATTACTACGATGCTAATGAAGGTAAAAATTACAAAGGTGTATTTGTACAAGCATATATTTCAAAGGGTGCTCAGGATACTTGGGAAAAGGTTCTAGATGGCACCCTTACAGGTTTTTCAATAGGCGGAAATATTGTCACAGCCTCTATGGAAAAGGGTGACGATGAGGCAGACGAAGAGCGTAGAGTTATTAAAGAGTATGACCTACACGAATTAAGTCTAGTTGACAATCCCGCAAACCCACTTGCAAATGTTTTTTCAATTCAAAAGAGTGGTGATAGTTTAATTTTTAAAGGAATGGCAACAGAAATTGAAACAGAAAATGTCTTCTGGTGCGGAACAGACCAGGTTGCTACAGCTTATTCGGGTGAGACAAAGGACTGCAGCATTTGCGGTGACACGATGGACACCATTGGCTGGGTTGAAAAAAGCGATACAGAAAAGAATCTATCTATTCAAAAAGTAATCAATGGTTACTTTAAGAAAGACGATGCTCCAGGTTCAGTACATGGTCCAAATGGAACACTAGATTCAAGTTCAACACCACTTAATCCCGTTATTGATTCAGAGGAAACAATTAACTTGTATCCAGATCAGAACAACATTAGTACAACAAAGGCTGCTGTTGGAGTTGGAAGTTTTGTTACATGGAAATCTAGCGGTGGAAAAGCATATGGTAAAATTATAAGTATTAAATCAAAAGGAACAATTAAGGTTCCAGATAGCTCGTTTGAGATCACAGCAGAAAAGGATGATCCAGCAGCACTAATTAGAATTTATGAGAAAACAGCCGATGGTTTCAAAGAAACCGACAAAAAGGTTGGTCATAAAGTAAGTACCCTTAAGCCAGCAAAAGGCTCAAAGGCTAAAAATAAAATCAGCAAAGGAGGTAGTATCGTGACAGAAGAAAATCTAGAAACTCAGGAAGCTGAAGAAATTAATGAAGTAGTTGAAGAAAGTGATGATGCAGCAATTGAGAAGGCTGCAGATGTTTCGGAAATAGAAGTCGATGAATTAGACTTTACTAAGATGGTTACAGACCTCAAAGACTTTGTTGGTGAAAAGCTTGAGAAGAGCGCAGAAAGCGCAAAAGATAGCACAACAGAATTTAAGAAAGCTCTAGAAGCAGAAACATCAGGTTTGATAAAGAAATTTGATGAACTTTCTGCTGAAAAAAATGAGCTGGCTAAATCTATTGATGCTCTAAATAACCTTGTTACAGAACTACAAAAGTCTCTTACAGAGACAAACGAAAGGGTCGCATCTTATGAGAGCGACACCGCAATTAAAAAGTCTGGTGAAGTTGACAAAACAACATCAGTAACAAGAGAAGATAAATTTTGGCAAGGATCCTTCCTCGGAGTAAATGCCCTATAAAAAACCACTATGAAAGGTAGGTGAAAAAATATGAGTAACGAACTTTTACAGAAAGTAATTGATACAAGCAATCTTGGCGCAAACAGCCCATTGACCTCAACAGGTGACAATGGACCTACAGCACAGGGTGGTGCTGGTCTCCTTTACCCAGATCAGGCTAATCGTTTCTTGGACTACATGTGGGATGCAACAATCTTGGCTAAGTCAGCTCGTACAATCCGTATGCGCTCAAACACAACCGAAATTGACCGTCTTGCAGTTGGTCAGAGAATTATGACAGTTGCAACAGAAGATAATCCTCGTGATTACACAAATAGCACAGGCGCAGGTTTTACTGCTGCAGGTGCTGTATTCTCAAAGATCTCTTTGACAACCCGCAAGCTTCGTCTAGACTGGGAACTTTCAGCTGAAGCTCTTGAGGATAACCTTGAGGGTCCAGATTTGGAAGATCACATCGCTCGTCTGATGGCAACACAGGCTGGTAACGATGTCGAAGATGTTCTGATTAATGGTGATGGTTCTTCAGCAGGTCTGATGGGTGCTTTCAAAGGCTTCCGCACACTTGCTAATACGAATGCACATGTCGTTGATGCACAGGGTTACGGTCTAGATAAGGCTGTATTCAACCTTGCAATCAAGACCTTGCCTCGTAAGTACAAGCAACGCCGTAATCAGCTAAGATTCTTCGCTGGTTCTAACTTGGTACAGGACTATTTGTATAACTTGACTAACACAGTTGGCAACTTCCTCCCATTTGATATCTCTTCAGGTATCATCCGTGGCGATGTAGCAGCTAACGATGGTGGTCCAGGTACCACAACGCCATTTGCGTTTGGTATCCCAGTTATCAATGTTCCGCTAATCGATGAGACTCGTGCTGGCACATACGCTGGTGCGAATGGTCTGCATGGTGATGTCCACTTGACATTCCCACAGAACTTTATCGTTGGTATCAAGCGTGATGTTGTTGTTTACCGTCAGTTCGTGGCAAAGAAAGATACAATTGAATACACTCTATTCATTCGTGTCGGCTGTGCCCTAGAGAACTACGATGCACATGTTCTTGTTAAGAACATTAAGGTTGCAGGTACAACCGTACCACAAGGTTCAACATTCGGCTCTTTTGCAAATGGGTCTGGTCTAACAGACGACACTGCAGTAAGAGGTTCAAATGTAAACTTGAATCCAGGTACTGGAGGAGTTTCAACCTTCTAACATTAAGCGTGTTGTGGGTAAAGGGAGCATATATTGGCTCCCTTTATTCATTTTTAATATTATTTGGTATAATAATTCTATAAGAGAAAGAGGAATCAAATGTCTTTTGATACTTTAAAAGTACAAGAATTGCGAGATATCGCAGAATCATTTGCCGTAGATTTGCCAGCAAAGATTTCAAAGCAGCAACTAATAATGCTACTTGAAGAAGAGGGCGTAACCTACGACACATACCAAAGATTTTTTGAGAGTGAAAAACTTGAACCACAGCCAGATCCAAGCCCAAGAGCACAAAATCTGGATGTATCTTCACCAAATGTTGTTTTGGTAAAGATGGAAAGAGGCAATATGTCTTATCAAGTTGGAAACTATGTTTTCAGTTATGAACATCCATTTGTTCCAATGACGGAATCAGATGCTCAAAGAATCTTTGACACCTATGAAGGTTTTAGATTAGCTACACCTAGAGAAGTCCAGGAATTCTACGGCTAGTCTTATTGGAGGAATTTAATTGCAACAGATCCACAATGGAACTCAGGAAACAGTTTCATTAGAAATTTATAAGCAAGGACAATTAACAAATGCTGACGGAGCAGTATTAGTAAAAATTAAAGATGCAGATGACGGTACTATCCTATTGTCATCTGCATCTGCTACTAATGAACAGCCAGAAGGTCAGTATTCGTTTGAAATCACCCCAGATTTAACATCTGAAAATCGGGTACTTCAAATTATTTGGTCCTATACACTAAGTGGAAAAGCCACATCACAAACACAATATGCTCAAATAGTTACACCATACGCTTTAGTTAGTGATATTGTAGACTACTATAATATTGGAACTAAGCCATCAGAAATTAACTATTATTCACAGTCACAAATATTATCTGCAGAACAAATTGCAAGAACTATGATTAACAACTACACAAGCCTTGATTTTGGTAAAAGGTATGGTTTTCAAGAAATCTTTGGTTCTGGTAGCGATGCTTTAGAATTAACTGAAAAAATGCTATATGTAGACAAAGTTTATGAAAATGAAACTTTGCAGGTAGATTACACTGCAAGTCCCGCCTATAATGTTTTTGGGTATGATGTAGAACTAAGTCCTACAGGAAAAGTTGTTAGAATTTTAAATACATTTAACAATGTTAGATACGACAATCAGGTAGATCCAACAATTCTGTACTACGGCAAATTCCGCGATAACGCCCGCTATAAAATTTATGGAGAAATTGGGTATAATTATGTACCCCAAGATATTAAACTTTGCTCTCTGTTGCTTGTAGGGGATTTATTAAGCAATGACGCAGCATGGCGAACCAAATATTTGAAGAAAGTAAATCTTGCTGAAGTAACCTTTGAGTTAGCAGCGGGGGCTTTCAATGGTACAGGCAATGTCATTGTAGATGGAATCTTAGATCAATACCGTAATTACAACATTGTGGTGATTTAAATGTCTGTGTTTCAACTTAACTCATATGTAAATACATTTATGAATATGTCTGCCGATATATTTGTTCAGAAAAATATACAATCTGAAAGTGGTGCCATGACTCGTCAATGGGTATATGATCAGACAATTCATTGCAAAGTTATGTCAGTCCAAGACAAAGGTGGTCGTGGAGCATCAGATGACAAACAGTATAGTACTGGTGCTACAGGATATATCGAGGATGTTCATGTTAAAATGCAATCTCCAATTAGGCTAAGCAAGCGTTGGCGGGTTGGAAATGTTATTTCTGCAAATGGAGAAAGAATATTTATTGAACCAGATAGACTAGACCTTGAAGATACAGTCTTTGATATTGTTTCTAATCACCCAGTTTTAGACCCATTTGGGCAAATTGCATACTACGCTATTAACTTACGAAGGGCACAGGTTCAAAATAATGATATCGTTACAGTTTAAAAATATAGATTCTTTATATAAAGAATTAGAAAAAAAGGTTGCTGGGATAAACGAACTTATGAAACCAGCCACAAAAAACGAAGTTTCCAAAGCTCTTTTTACAATTACTGGAAAAAAGTTTTTAAAAGATATTGGCATAGCAGCAAGACTAGATCCACAGAAATTTTTTCATGTTTTTGAATGGGGTCAATTAGGCAGTCCATCTGGAAAACTTTTTTTAATTAAAAGAACAAGGGTTGTTAACGGAAACCTTAGCATTAATTTTGCTTTTACCAAGTCTAAGAAAAATGTTCCTGTTCCAGCAAAACTTAGATCAAAAGTTAAAAAAAGAAGTGTTTTTGCAAATAAGGCAGAGGTTATGGAATCTGGAAAACCTGTATCATTTACTACAAAACAAACAATTGTTTTTTTAAGTCAAAAGGATGGTAATGTTCATTTTGTTGGACCTCGTGTTTTAATAAACATAAAAAATCCTGGAGGCAGGAAAACAACTGGTGCCTTTGAAAAATATGCGAATACTTGGTATTTAAAAAAATCTAACATTACTCTAAGTTCTTCAGGTTTAGTAAATGCTATAGGAAAGTCAGTTTCATCAACATTAAATAAAAAGGGTGCGGGACCAGCAGAAGCAAGAATGGCTATTTCTAATACTGCTCAAAAATACTCACAAGGAGTTACTGAATTTTAATGTCTAATTATACAACCTTACCAATCTTTGAAATAAACAAATACATTTGGGATCAACTCAAGACTAATCAAATACTTGATGAGAACAAATACTATACAGATGAGTTTATGGATATTCTTATTCCAATTGTTCCAGCCCAGCAAATTCCAGAATTTAACAATTTGCTCCCAGGTCAGACCTATTTGATTTATGACTATGAAGACAAGCCAAATCCAGAAAATTGGTGGATATCAGAACAAGTACTTACTTACTCTATTGTTTCACCAAATTACGACACAATTAATCAAATTATGAATATGCTAAAAGATACATTTCGTAGATATGATGATTCAGCAAAAGATTTAAATACATGGTCTGGAAAATCTGGATATTACAATTTCCACTTTATATATGTAGATAGCGTTATTTCTCCCCAACACTTTGCCAACGAGGGTGGCTTTATGATGGGTGAAGTTCAAATATGTGTATCTTATGCAAGAAATTTAGATCAAAACGGTAGATTTTCATAATTCGCATTTAATACCTTGTGTGATAGAATTAAATTGAGGAAGTGAAAATTGCCAATATTCTATAAAATGAATAGAGGTGAAAAATAAATTATGGCAGATGTAAAAAATATTATCGTTGGTGCCGCCCAGATTTTTATATCTACAGGCACTGGCGCAAACCGCCCATTAACAACAGCAAGTGCTCTTGGCTTTGGCGCATCAGTTAGTGCTAGAACAGCACTCGCTGCATCAGCATCTTGGAGAGATGTTGGTTACACAAATGCTGGTCTTGAGGTTTCTTACGAACCAGGTTACAATGATGTAATGGTTGATCAGCTACTTGATGCAGCTCGTTTGTTCAAGTCAACAATTAAAGTTATGCTTAAGACAGAATTGACTGAAGGTACACTTCAGAATATCAACCTTGTCTTTGGTCAGCAAGAGCAGGTTACAGCATACTCAGGTTCAGTAGCTTCAACATTCAATACTGTATCTGGTACATACAATGGTTCCGTTGGATCAGCAGGTTCTGCAACCTTGAGTATCTCTGGTGGTGCACTAGGTGATGCTCCTGTAGAGCGTTCACTTGTTGCCGTTGGCAATGCCCCTGGTGCCCTATCACTATCGGCATCAGCAAGAGATGCTGATACCGCTGTTGCAGCAGGTGCTAAGACAGAGCGTGTCTATGTAGCTCGCCGTGTTGTACAAATTGAAGCATCATCCCATGGTTTGAAGCGTGATTCTGCAACTGTATTCCCAGTTCAGTTCCGTTGCTTACCAGACGATGCAAATGTGTACGATGGTGCAGAATATGGTCTAATCATTGATCGTGTTCTTCCAAGTACTTGGAGCTAATATTTAAAAGCTTAATAAACACCCCCCCAAATTTTTGGGGGGGTGTTTATGTATTAAACAATACTTTTGGTATAATTCTAGTATACAAATAAAGGAGGTTGCTGTGGCAACAACAGTATACGATGTTGAGGAAATTCAACTATCAAATGGGGAGACATTAGTTATCAAACCACTTACAATTAAACACTTAAAGAAATTCTTAAAAGTAATGAAGAAAATGGAAGATCCTAAGATCGAATCCGAAGAGCAAGTTATGGAAATCTTTGTTGAAGGTGCAATGGTTTGTCTAGAACAGTTAAAGCCAGAACTTTCAGAAGACCTTGAAGCATTTGAAGAGGTTATCGAAGTTCCTACACTTATGAAAATTTTAGAAGTTGCTGGAGGCTTAAAACTGAATGACCCAAACCTAAGCGCAGCGAGTCTAGCTGGGATCAACTAGACCTCGCTGATTTAGAATCGGAAGTCTTTCTTCTGGGTCATTGGAAAAATTATGATGACTTGGAAGCCAGTTTATCTGTCGAAGAATTGCTTGCTACACTTAAAGCAATTTATAATCGTGAAGACAGAAATAATAGATTCCAAGCTGCGTTACAAGGGGTGGATCTTGATGAGAAATCAAATGATGAGGAACTTGTATCGGATGTTAAGACCCTTACAGGGTACAGTGCTTCAAAGGCAGGATTTGGCATTGGTCTCGGTTTGGGATATGTGGAGGAATAATAAGTGGTAAATCGTATTGACATTCAAGTTAATGCCACGGGAAACTTTGGTCAACTTCATGCTCAAATAGCGGAGTTAAAGGCTGCAGTTGCACAACTGCAGTCTAAACCACTTTTAGGAGATACTGGTAGGGCTACTGCTGCTCAACTTTCTCAAATACAAACACAGTTTGACAAGATGCTTTTGGCAACAAGAGCATTTAATGTTGAAACTGTAAAGATGTCAAACTCTATAGATAACTTTGGAAATAGATTACAGGCAGGAAAACTACACTTCTCTGAGTATGCAAGAATGTACCGTCAGACAATGAAGGGCATGCGTAACGAACTTGACGCACTTGCAGATTCACAAGCAAGAGTTGCAAAATCGGTTGTTCTTCCAGATGCATTAAGAACTGGTTACGCTAGAGTAATTACAAATCTTACATCCGACCTTAAATCACTTAATGCTGCAGAAGAAGCAGCAATAATAAAAACAAAAGCTTTAAACTCTGTTATCCATGGAATGGGAACATCTTTGGTTAATATGGGTAAAAATACACAGTGGGCTGGTCGCCAGCTTACTGTTGGTCTTACCGTTCCAGTTGCAGCATTTGGCGCAATGGCTGCAAAAGTATTTAAAGATGTAAATACAGAACTTACAAGAATGCAGAGAATGTATGGTACTGGTTTATCTCTGCCTAGCGAACAAGAAATAGCAAAAGTATCTACCGCAATTATAGATCTAAGTAAAAAAGTTGCAGAAAATATGGGTATTGCCCAAAAAGAAACTGTTACTGCTGCTGCTAATTTTGCTGCTGTTGGTACAACTGGAGATGCACTTATTGTAGCAACAGAACAGGCTATGCGACTTTCAAAACTTGGTGCCGTTAATGCTGACACCGCACAAAAAACAATTACATCTTTGCAGACAACATTTAGGGTAGGCACTAAAGATGTTGCTGAAGCAGTAAACTTTTTGAATGATATTCAAAAACAGACATCCACAGACTTACAAGATCTAACCGATGCAATTCCTCGTGTTGGTCCAATTGTATCTCAACTTGGTGGAACATATAAAGACACCGCAGTTATGATGGTTGCCATGAAAGAAGCTGGTGTTCCAGCAGCACAATCTGCAAACGCAATCAAATCCGCAGTTGCGTCTATGATTGGTCCAACTCGTCAAGCCAGGGATGAGTTTGAAAAGTATGGAATTAGTCTAACAAAAATTAAAGATGATACTCAGGGTAATCCAATTAAAATGATTGAAGCACTTCAGACTTCTTTGCAAAAATTATCACCACTTGTTCAAGCTCAGTTAATTGAAAAACTATTTGGTAAGTTTCAGTTTGCTCGTGTGACTGCACTTATTAACAATCTTGGTGCTGCAGGAAGTCAGACACAAAATGCTTTTCTAGTAGCAAAAGCTAGTGTTTCAGAACTTGCAAGACTAGCAGACTCAGAAATGAAAATTGCTACTGAATCAACAACAGCAAAGTGGTCTAGAGCACTAGAAGGATTTAAATCAACCTTGCTTCCTTTGGGTGAAAAGTTTATGAAATTTGGAACCAAAATCTTAGACTTCTTCTCTAAAGTAATGCATTTCTTAGATAGATTTAAACCTTTAGAAAACCTCTTAGTTAATGTTTTGGGTGGAGCAGCAATAGTTGGTCCTATTCTTATGCTAGTTGGTTTGTTTGGAAACCTTGCTGGTAACATAATTAAGGGTGTAAACTACTTCAGAATGTTTGCTCAAGGGGCTAAAGATGGCGGAATTTTAGCTGGCTTTAAGAGCATGGCTAACTTCTTTGAAATGATTAACATTGAAACACTTGCATCTTCAAAAAATATGGATGGTCTTACAACATCTACTCAAAAAACCGTAGAGGCTTTTGCTGTACTTAATCAAGAAATTGGAATTATGACCAGAAGTCTTAATGAAGTATTTGCTCGTAGCACTAGAATGCCAATAGTTGCATCTCCATATGCACAACAAACATTGGCACAATTACAGACAATAAATCCCGAATATGTTGGCGGAGTAACAAAGGGACTAGAAAGACCACACATGTTCCCTGCTGCAAGACTTTGGGAAGGTTGGGCTGCAAATGAAGGAAACATACAGGGCAGAGTGCCAACGCTAAACGCCTTTTTACAAAATAGAGCACTTAATCCAACAATGGAGGCTCAGGAAAACTTTATGAGAGGTGGAATGCCAGAACAATGGGGTGCTCCAGTTCCATCAGGTGGTTTAGCTGCTCAACTTCAAAAAGAATACGGAACCGAAGATGTTATTCACGGTCCAAAATTTGGTCTTTCAAAAGAAGATGTTTACTCAAGAGGTTTTCAAAAAATAGAAAACATTAGGAGTAAAATACTTGACGAAAGAATAGCTGCAGATAGTAAAGTAGCAATAGAGCTTGCAAAAATTGACGCATTGCCAGAAGAACAAAAAGTTCAAGCTTTAACACAAATTATTCAGAAAGTTACATTTACTGAAGAACAATATTTCAACAACCTAATTGAATCATTAGTTCAAACTCAAGCTTTACTTACCGCTCCAGAAGAAATGCTAAAGGCTGTAGACACAAAGGTTAAAACAGTCCTTGCTGACCCAACAATTGAAAATAAGTCTGTTGCTATTCAAGCAATACTAACCGAGTTTAACGCAGACTTTAAACTTCTTGGAGGAACAGTAGTTGAAGAAATAACTAAATATAGAACTTTAGTTCAACAGACAATACTCAGTACCACATCCACTTTTGAAACTGCCATAGCAGCAGCTAATTTTAGGGCTGGTATAGTTGCTAGTGCCGAAATGTTTGGCGGGGTAAGAAAAGGTGCTTTAGGAAGATTTGTCAGTATGGACAAACAAGCTTTATCACAATCAATATTAATGGCAAGAGATATTCCAAAAGGTTTCCAAACTGGTGGAGCAATTCATGCACAAGACGGTGTTTGGGTTCCAGGAACTGGCTCTGGAGATAGAGTTCCTGCAATGCTTGAGCCAGGAGAATTTGTTGTTAATCGTAATGCTGCTAAACAATATGGCGGGTTACTAGAACATTTAAACTGGAATGCTGCTCCAAGATTTGGAACTGGTGGAACTCCTAGTCCTACATCTGTTGGAATTAGAGGATATCAAAATGCTGGAGATGTAGAAAAGCCTAGGGTTAAAGCTTGGGTACCAAAAGATTTACTTGGCTTATCTAAAGGAGAAAACTTTTTTGCTCGCGACATGTATTCTCCAGGAAGCCAATTTCGAAGAATATTGTATGGTCCGATTTTAGATCAATTAAGAAATCAAGGCTATAAAGATGATGTTATTGAAAGAATTAAAAAAAGTTTTGACTCAGACAGAAATTTAAGATTATATGAGGATAGGTCTGCTTTATCAGAAGCACTTTCATCAGTAATTAGAAGAGGTAATCCATATGGAATAGACATAAGGGCTTTTTCAGAGGATGCTCGTGGAAGAATTATGGCAACAATTGAAAACGAAAGACTTAGAACACACGAAGTTCATGATTTCAAATACTTTGACCCTAATGCACCAGTAAGGTTTTCACCAACAAGAGGCATGCCATCAATATTTAAACCTCTAAGAAAATTGAGTTTTGATGAAGCATATGGAGGAGATATAGGTTGGGTTAGAAAGCTAGTCCCAAGTCTAGCTGAAACATATATGTTAGCCCCATGGAAAGCCGATGATTATTTATTAGAAAAGCATGGGGCGCATATACTCTCTACAGCTCGTACACCACGCATAACTGTTGCTCAAAAAGGCGGTGGAATTCCAGGATATCAAAGCGGATTAACAGTCCCAAGTATGGCATCTTTAAATAGAGAAGAACAGCAAGCTTTGATGGAAGAATATATTCAAAAAGCCCTACGCCCATCAAGTGCATTAAGTTTGTTACAAGAAGAAATTTTTTCTGCTGTTAGCCCATCTCAATTAGAATTGATACAAAAAGGTTATGGACATGAAGTTTTGCAATACAATTCAAATCTTGCAAAAATATTAGAACAGTACACTTTTAATGAAAAATCATTTGTTCTTCGACCAGGATATACTCCGCAAAGAGAGAGCTTTAACCTTTTCAATACATTGGGTAAAAATGAAAGATTCCATATGGGCATGAGCAAAACTCAATTTGAAACTTGGCAACCAACATCAATGTTTTCTACTAGCGAAAGGTCTCCTTTATTTACTAGAACTTTGGCTCAGGCTATCAAAGAGCAGGGCAAGGGAATTGGAAGTATTGGAGTTGTTCCAGAAGAACTAAGTTTAAGTCCTTTTAGTGAAAAAATGTATCAGAATTTAAGAAGACGGGGAATGGGAATAGAAGTTACAGGTAACGAGCCAGACTTTAGATCAACCCTATACGAAACAAATGATATTGATTTAGAAGAATCAAGAAATACAACAAGACATATTTTGGATAGATTGTTGAGAAGAATAACAACTGACAAACTTTACAATAACTCTTTTACTTATAATTCTCAAAAACCTATTAGTGGTCAGCCTGGTGCTTATAGCATTAGTCGTGGTTTTGTGGATCAAATGGATGTTCAACATAGAATTCCAGAATTAGAAGCAAGAACAACCATGATGAGATTCTTGAGACAAGGTATGTTTAAGCAAAAGGGTGGTGGAATTCCAGGATATGAGCAAGGTGGTGGTCCTACATGGATGGCTAGAGGCAATCCATATACAGAAGCACAGTTCCAACAATCTTTAGAATCTTGGATTAGACCAGTTCTTCACGGAATGGCTCCTTGGAATAATCCAGAAAAAGAAACTTATCGACCAATGGGAGAATTATACAAAGGTTTCTACAGAGACATATTTAATGATCAGATGAGAAATATTGGTAGACAAGATCTTCTAAGAGCAATGGTTGTAGATAATGTTAAGGGCGGAGCAAACATGCACCCTTGGCTTACAAATATGGTAAATGCAGCAGAAGATCGCTATTACCCACCAGGCTTTCAGGGAATTAGGGTTCCAGCTATGGAAAATATTCAAGGTCCATGGGTAGCAAAAACAACAAGACCATTTACATCCTTTACTGACATTAAGGATACCAGCTTCTTGAAGAAAAGATTTATGCCAGACTTTGGAGATAAAAGATTCTGGAATGCAATGAATCGCGGAAACAAACTTCCATTTTTCTTGCATGCAATGACTGGACCAGAAACTATGGGTCTGCCAGTTTCAAAATTATTTGCTGGACAAACTTACTATGGAAATGAAGGCGAGTATGTTTTACCACAAGGTCAAAAATTCCCAATGACGGGATACAGTAGTGACCTTGCTACTAGATTACCAATAGTCCATTCTATTGCTCCAGGCTCAACTAAGATGATTGGCGGGATGAGAATTCCTGTTGCTCAAACTGGCGGTATGATTCCAGGATTCCAAGAGGGATACACAGATTATCTTGGCTCTAAAATTACAGGTCCGCTAGGATATGCTGTTCAGAGCGGAATTACGGGGACATATAATCTAGAAACTAGCACAGGACCACAAACAGCTTATCTGAAGCAAATGTTTGAGCCTGGAATGTTTGATTATGGCGAAGCTCCAGTTAATAAAAGAGAGATGGTTATGGAAGCATTCCTTAACCAATTACAAAGAGGCTTGGGTGGGTCTCAGGCTGCTATAGATCAAGTGTATTCAAGATTAATTGATCCATCTGGCGAAGGAGCATTAAGAGAAACCTCTGTTCTAAGGTCAAAGTTTTTGGAAGGTTTTGAAACTTACAAGAGTTCTGGATTATCAACAGCAGTTGGCGTAGAAGATTTTAAGGGCAGAATAGATCCTCAACAAACATTCAAAAGGTTTATGGAGTCAGCACTTATTGGTAATGAAGATCTCCATGATGAAAACTTTGGCTATGTAGGCAAAACACCAACTGTTGTTGATAGTGGTATAACCGCTATACACAAACTATTAAAGGGTTATAGTGGATTTGATAATACTATATCTGAGCATGTAAACCTTGGAAATATGCACGATATGCGTAAAGCTGCAATGGTGGCAAAAACTTTACTTCAAGAGCAGGGAATCAGTATTGAAGAATTTAGTAAAACTCATATTGATAGTTTAAGGTCAAAACTTTCAGAGGAACTTATTCATAACGCATTATTAAAAGCAACTGGCGGAGTCCCCGAATTAATGACCGTGTTTGATGAACTTACGCAAAAAAGCTATGGAGCAAATTTTGTTCCATCAATCACTAAAGTTTTGCACAAAAGACTTGATAGTTTAGCAAGGTTTGCAGATCCCACAAATCCTATGTCTGGAGCATTACCAAAATCAACTACACCACCACTTGCATCTAACATTATGAAAGGTTTTATGACCACTAGACTTCAAACTGGTGGAAGTGCTTGGGTTCCAGGATTTGGCGAGGGCGATAGGGTTCCAGCCATGCTTGAACCTGGTGAGTATGTAATTAATAAAAAAGCTGCTAAAGCATATGGCGGTTTACTAGAAGATATTAACTGGAATCAAGCCCCTAGATTTGAAACTGGAAATGAAGTTGGCAATAGACAAACTAGAAGAGGAAATGTTCCAATTGCTGTTACAAAAAACCAAGTTGGGGCAAATATTAAAGAATTTAATAATATGATGGCGGGTGTTCCAAGAATTGGATCAACATTAATTGCTGCAGGACAATCATTAAAAGTTTCAATTCTTAATGGAGCGCAAGCCTTAAAACAATCTGCAATAGCAACCAGAGAAGCCAACATGACTAGAGGAATGATTGCAAAAAATGAACTTAGAGGATTAAAGGATAGTGTTGTTAATGGTGTAAGAAGTGGTGTTCTTGGTGCCGCTAAAGCTCCTGGAGCAATGATGAGAGGAATTGGAAGCTTTGGATATAATTCAATAGCATCAATTAAAGAGGGTGGTAGAAACTTTGGTACGGGCTTTATGGGAGCAAGGCAAATGCAACCGATCCTTGGCGCAGACGGAAAGCAAGTATTTGATGAAAAAGGAAATCCTCAAAGCCGTTATGCAAAATTTAGTGAAGCAAAAGGTGTCGGTGGAAAGCTTGGCTATGCTTTAGGAAGACAATCTAGACCAGGAATGGGTTCTATGATTGGTGGTCAAATGCTTGGTATGGCTGCCATGCAAATGGCTGGAGGAATGCAGGAGGGTACTGCAAAATCTGCACTGTCTGGTGCAGGAATGGGTGCAATGCTTGGCGGTATGACCCCACTTGGTCCAATTGGTGGTGCTGCTATAGGAGCAATTGCATCGGGCGCATATAGCATGTATAAGCAGCATGAACAAAAACTTAAAAATGCAGCAACTCTAGTCAAAGACTCTTTAAATATGAGTGCTATTGCAATGCAACACTTAGGTGTTCAGGCTAGAGATTTTTCAAATATTATGATTGATTCTTCTGGAAAAGCAACAAAAGCTACATCAGAATTTCAAGTTCAGGTTAATGATTATAAAAATGCTCAAGATGAAGAAACAAAAACTGCCGTTCAAGGAATGAAAGAAAAATTAGAATCGGGAGATATTTCTGGACTAAAAGAAATTATAAAAACAAGAGTTGCAACACAAATGAGCAGCCTTGTCAATCCAAATGATCCAGAAGCTAGAAAGAAAGTAATTCAAGACAACAAGGCTTTTGTTGCTTCATCTGGAGCAGGAATTGCAACACAAAGAGAAATTTTTTCTGGAATTTCTTCAAAAACAACTCCAGAGTCAGCTATAAAACAACAACTAAAGCAGCTAGGTCTTTTTGACTTTAATTCTGTACAGAAAACTCAAATGATATTACCAGCAGGAGTAAACAGGAAAAAATATCTTGAAGAGCATCCTTTAGCTGGACAAGATTTAACTATTGCAAATTTAGCAGCGGGTACAAATATGGGTGCTAATACTACTCAAAAAATACAAATGACTAAAACCGCTAGTTCAATAACTTTTGACGAATCAAAAATGCAAGCTTTAATTACACAACTTCAAACAAAAACAGATCCAATGCAACTTGGGAAAATGCTTGGACCATTAAATAAAGCAAGCGGAGATGTAAAATTGTTTAAAGAATCTATGAGCACTGTTGGTGTTGGTGGTGCTGGTTGGCAAAAACTTTTAGAAAGTGTAAAGAAGATGGATCCAGCTTTAGCAAAACTAGATCAACAATACGGAAGATATATTACAGATGGTACTCAAATAATTAGAATAAATAATCTTATGTCTGCTGGAATGACACAATTAAATATTTCTCAACAAAGGCAAATTAATACTAATCCCAACTTAATTTCTGGATTAGAAGCTCAGTATAGTGCACAAAGTGCCGTAAGTGGCGGAATAGCAGATTGGATTTCAAATGCAGCACAGTATGACGCACAACAAAATGATCAAGCAGATGCTGCAAATAAAGCAGCAGAAGCTTTACAAAGTCAAAAGGATCACATAAACAATTTAATTGATGGTCAAAACAATTATATTAAGTGGCAAAATAAAGCTATTGATGGTGTGCAAAAAGAAATGGATGCAAGAAACAAACTTGCAGATACACAAAATAAAGAAATCGAAAGAGAAAGAACACTAGCAGACCTAAAAGACTCTGTAACGGCTGCAAGAGCTTCTGGAAACTTACTTCAAATGGCAAGTGCTCAAAGCAAGTATAACGAAGAATTAGCTAAACAAGAAGAAGCTAAGAAAAAAGAAGCAGCTGATGCAGCCGATGAAAAGAAAATTGCAGCCTATAAAGCAAATATTGATAAAGCAAGTGCTCAAATTGAAAAGTATAATAAAAAACTTGAAGATCTGGATAAAGCTTCAAATGACACTACAAAAACACAATCTAAGAACTGGAACACTGTTTCTGGAAAAGCGCATAAAGCAGAAAACGCAGTTAATGATGTTGGCACAGCCATTAAAGATGTTGGAAGTGGTGGGACATGGACTAGCCTAAAAGATTTCCAAGAAAAAGTTCTTGGTCAAAAAGGTATGAAGGGTAAATTAGAGGCTGCTGGATTATCTTCAGATCAAGTAAGAGATAAGATAAAAGAGCTATACACAAGTTTTGGGGGAAGTAAACAGGCAAAAGCAAATGAAGCGTTAGTTTCTACTAAAAATGCAATCCTTGATATTAAAGATGCATCAGAAAAAGCTTTAGCTGTTCAACTTTTCACCAATATGTACACAGCAGACCCAACTGGAAATGTTAAAGACATGTCAAAGAGAGCAATGGCTGCTGCACATCAATTTACAGCTGCTACAAGTAATATGCCAACATCTCCTCCCACCCCAACACAAGACATGAAAAATGGTGCTGGTGACGGAAATTGGTATCAAGATCCAAAAGAAAAAGATTATTACTGGTTGTGGAAAGCAAAGGATAAAAAATTCTTTGAGACTCCTTCAGACAAAGCTGAGATGAAAGAAAAGGAAAGATTTGGATGGCACGACTATAGCGGTGGTAAATGGGGCGCAACAATTGAAGGAAAAGCTTTTGGTGGAATAATACATGCAGCTACTGGTATAGGACCAGTTATGGGTCCAGGTGGACCAAGAGATGATTTAATTCCCGCCATGCTTTCAAATGGTGAGTATGTAATTCAAGCATCATCTGTAAATAAATACGGAAAGACTATGATGGATGCAATTAATGGAGGAAACTTTTCTCCTAGATACGCAACTGGTGGTATAATGAGATCATATAGTGTTGGCGGGGATATTAATAACAATAGTGTTCTTCCAGCCCCACAGTACAATGTTAACATTGTTGTAAATGGCGCAAATGCAAGCGCAGATGATATAGCCGATATGGTTGCAACTAGATTTAGAAGAGAGACAGAAAGTATGTCTTCAGGTAGGAGTTTGAGAGCATAATGCCATATAATGCAAGTGCGGGTATCGCAATAGCAACACAGTCTGCTTCAAATGTATTTTATCCACTAACCGATCATAATCGTCAACCCATAAATTTTGACTATGAAATCATAGAAAGATCAGCAAGAATGGCTGACGGAACAATGCGTAAATTTGTTGTTGCTAAAAAAATGAAAATTGGTACATCTTGGAGAGATCTTCCATCTGGAACATTTGCGCCAACAACTGGGTCAAGTCAAGGCTACACGATGACTGTTGACGGATATAAGGGCGGGGCTTGGATTAAAGACTTTTATGAAACTAACCTATTTAAGCCAGTATATGTAAGAATAACACATTCTCAAGATACCGCTAGTGCTAATGCAGCAAGTGCTTTTTACCCATCTCCAACCGCATCAGCATATGAAACTATTCAAGCATTTATGACAGGTTTGTCATACGAAGTAACAAAACGCTATACCTTTACAGACTTAGTAAATATATCAATAGATTTTACGGAGATATAATGTTAGGAAGTTCGACAACACAAGCACTTTTTGCTTCTGCAAATTCAATAGCAATTATTCCAAAATTGTGGGCGGAATGGAATTATAATTCATTTGTTCAGCCATATGTTGTAACATCTTCTAGTGCATCTAAAATAACAACTAGCTATAATACTGCTGGGTCATGGACATCAGACACAAATGGTTATGTTCAAACAGGAACACTTGGAGACAATGTAAGTTCTAAAATTACCCCATCAACACCGCTTGTATTTACTATAATGAGAAAAATAAACACCGATGGTCCGTATAAAGGTCAGATTACATCTGTTTTTTCTGGACCCGTTAAAAGCTTAAATAATACCGTTGCAGGAAAATTTTATAAGTTTGTTTTTTATGTAAAAGCCTATGATGTTGGAGAAGACTACAATACCCCTAAAAAAGTTAATTTTATTTCAGCAAGTAGCAATATAGCTGGATCAACTAGCGTGACTTACAGAATTGCTGGAGTCAATTCTAATAATCAACACATTCAAAATCCTTTAGCGTTGCCATCAAAAACTGTTACAACTACATCTGGGGCTTCTGTCACTTTAAAATTTCAACCTGGTGGCTATAATACCAGTTCTTTTAAAGTTTATAAAACAATTGGTACAAATAATACTACACACTATTTAACTACTGTTAAAAACATTCTTGGTAGTACAGCAAGCTATGTAGATGAAACCCCTACAGTTTATGCACAATCATATACCCCTTCAACATACACAAATAATGTTTTTGTTTGTCCAGAATTGACTGCAGTAAATACTGGCGGTAAATCAATTAGTTTAGACTCTTTTACAAGAACAACAGATCTTGTTAACGGAGAACTCTCTGGAGTAGAAGGGTCTATAGAAGCGTTACCAGATATTTGGAGACGGGTAGAAGTATGGTTTGGAACCCCACTTGACGGACAAAATGAAATAAATAACATAAGATTATCAATTACCGCTATGGCAGAATATGAGTACGCAAAGTTCCTAGTATCTGACATTGAATTGTATCCTATAACCGAACACGATTTTTATTTAAACAACTATTACCCAACAGAATCTGCATTTAAACCATTTAGACCTGGAGAAGCTTTATTGCATCCACTTTTACCTAGTGCAGATCGATGGGTTAAAACAAACACATTTACTGCAAGTTATGCTAAGCCAGCAACATTTGCCGTAAAAACTCCGCAAACTATTTTTACAAAAGAACTTTTATCTCCAGAAATTGCAATGCTTCCATCAACATATGATAAGTTTAAGTATTATATTTCATCTTCTAATGAAAGATCTATTCAGGCAAAGTATAATCAATATATTTCTATCAACAAGTTGGTACTAAAATATACCAACAGGGTTTCAAAAATGACATCTGGTAGCGTCATTATATATTCTGGTTCAGGTACAGCGTCTACAGCAGTAGCCTTGTCATCATCAGATTTTAATGATAATGGAATTACAGTGTTATATTATGATGGGTCAAACTGGTCTACAAGCTCTTGGGTATCTCCCCCCACTTTATCTTCAAGCGGGACTTTTCAAAATGTTGCAGCCAGTGTACAGGGAATAACATTTACTGTTCCATCATCAGCAATGAATATCTATAATAGACCAAACGGAACATCAACTGAAGATAAGCAGAAAATTCATATAGTAGAAATATCACCTAGATTAGAAATTGATTTATCTCCGTTATTACAAGATTACAATATTAGAACAGATTTCACATCCCCAAACACCAATGGTTTTCCAATCTCATACATTAACTCAAATTCTGGTCAGGCTACACTAAGCAATATCCCTGTCTATCAAACTGATACTATTGGGGCAACAGTTTTTGAAAATCAATCAGAAAAATCATCATTTTATAATTTGTTGAGACAAGGCGTAAAATTTTATGGTTTCTTGGAATCACCGTCTTTCCAACCAGACCTGACTGAAAAAATTCCACAATATGTCATGTATGTAAACAACTGGAACATAAATGACTTTAACAATGTTTCGGTAGAAATGTTTGATATAACCAAGGTTCATAATGGACTAGAATCACCACACTTTGCTTGTGAAAGAAGTAACCTTTTTGATATTATAACCACATTACTAAACATTATTGGATTCAGTGACTACGACTACGATGACTTGTGGCAAATTTGTGATTCATCAACTAACACTCCAAGTTTTTGGTATGATGAGTCAAAAAGCGTAATGGACAACTTACAAGATCTTTTAGTTTCACATCAAATTAGTGCTTCTATGGATGAGTATGGGGTTATGAGATTTAAGAGCTTAAAAAATCTTTTGCAACAAGTTTCATCTTTAGAATATATTCCAGACTTTTCAATTACTGATGTTACTAGAACAAATGTTGGATCATCCAGCATTACATATATACCAAATATTATTCCAGACTCATATGCAGAATCAGTTGGAGACAAAGTTGGAAAAATTCAAATTAAATATAGAATTCCTAAAAATTACAATAGTGCAGATAATGATGAAAAAAACAATACATCTAATAACAAACAATGGTCTTTGGATTCAGAATCATCGACAACGGTTTGGGCAGAAGAAGAAGATTTTGCCCTATCAAGCTTTGACCTAGGCTCATCACTTCATTCTGGTGACAACTACATATCTTTCGATGTTCAGAAGAATTTTTCAGACCCTAGAAAAACAATAACACAGTATCATGGAGACCTCATGATCGGATCTGAAATCGTAGGTTATTCTGGAATAGAATATGTATTTTATCCAGTTGGAATACCATATGTCTATCTATCTAGAATAGTTCAAGAGCCAGCCGACATAGCAAGATGTATAGAAGAAATAAAAGATGTTTATACATCTAGCGGATTACCGCTATCTAAAGTAGAGTATATTCCTACTGGAAAACTTGTAGGAGTTCAAAGAGGAAAATATGGAACTTCAATAGAAAACCATGTTATTGCTACAAGTGATTCACTAACAAATTTTGACAAGTATACATATAATATAAGTAGCACAAGTGCAGTTGCTGCAACAAAAAAGGTAAGTGTTGGCTCAAAAGGAGTAACTTTATCAACAAGTCAAGCAAATGAATATGTTATGCTTTCTCCAAAAAATGATAAAAATGCTGGATATAACCTGTTTTCTTTGGACTTTACTGTTCCAATGGAGTCAGACAAAGTAAAAGCAAGAACAGTAACAAATCATTATAAAAAAGTTAATAAAAAGCTGGTAAAAGATAAAAATGGAACCATTGTGAAAACAAAAAAGGTAAGTGCTTATAGCGACTACCATAATCTTTCAGTAGGAATATTTTTTAATTTAGATGAAACAGTTGTTAGCGGTTCGTCAGAATCTTCTGCTACCCACTTCTTAGAGATAAAATCTGCACAATCTGAATTTGGTAAAAGAGAAGTATTATACTATCTATATTTTTATAGAATAAAAAATAATAAAAAACAGCTTCTAACAGGTACTATGAAAATAGATAATGTTTTTGATGGACAGCCCCACAGACTTTCTCTATACATGAACGATAAAGATATTGCAATATCTATTGACGGAAAAAGAATCATAAATACTAGAAAAACAAAAATTGATGAACCTTTTTATAATAGAAAAGACTCAAGTTTTGGAGTGTATGTAAGGGCGGAAGAAAAAAATCAATCCGTAAGCATGATTGTTAACGAAATATATGCCGATAAGGTAGATGGAGATTTAACAGGTTGCATTCCATCCGCACAAAGATACCCAATTGAAAACAAATATTATTTCTCATCTGAGTATGCTTTAAATAATATAGTTGGCGGATTTGCCCAAAGAAAAACATCTTACTTATTTCAATCTAAACCAAAAGCATACGGATTAAAACTTTACGATGTAAAGCATAGTCTTAGTCCAATTAGACCTGCCACAGCAAAAATACTTCCAGTTCAATATGGCTCCAAAGCAACAGCAAGCAAAACAAATGATCAGGCAAATATATTGGGTCCTATAACATCAAAAGATGTGTCTTATTCATCTCTTTATTCAACACCCTTTATGTCTAGATTTATTGCCGTCAACAACTCAGACGAAAATGTAATTCTTGCATCTTCTGGAGATTCAGAATCTCACAATCCGCTACAAATATTGTCAAACTATCAATTGCTTTCAGAAGAAAGAATCGTAGAGCGAGTCATAGATCCAAACTATACATTAACAATTGATTTGACTACAGATTGGGTGGCATCAAAAGCTGAGGCAGAGAGTCTGGCAAAACTTTTGGCTAAAGCAACAAACACATTTTATTCAGATATAAATGTTTCAATATTTGGAAACCCATTGGTTCAAGTTGGAGACTTTGTTGAAGTTACTTATGGACTCAAAAGAATTGGTTATGACCCAACTAATCCATCATTTAATAATACATTGAATTGTATGGTAGTTTCTGTAGATCAGGGATTTAGCAATAGTTTGGCAGACACCAGATTAGTATTAAAACCCTTGATAATCTCATAAATGGTATAATATAAGGGTCGGAGGAAAAATGGCAAAAGCTCATCAAAAGAAAAAAAACAAAAAGGTTAATAAGTATACTAACCCAGTATCCGTTCCTGCAAAAAATAAAATAAAGATAAATCAGGATGACCCAAGAAATAACAAGTCTTACAAGAACAAAATTGGCGAAATCTATGAAGTTATAGATGAGAATGATTTAGATTTATTAGATGACATAGACACTTATGATTATCTATGGGATGAAGATATTGACCCATCTGCATACCTTGAAGATAACGAAGATATGGAAATTCCGACTCCATCAGATACTATGCAAGATTTTTCTTTAGACTTTTCACTATCTGCCCCAAAAAACTTGTATATAGATCCAAATAGCTTTATGCTGGAGGATAAAAATTCAAATTCAGACGGGGTTGTCAGGTGGACAGCCTACCTATATTTTGACGATGTTGCGGGTGCAGAATCTTACGAATACACAATTAATGCGAGGACCACATGATAAAAGGTAAATATGTTTTTAAAGTAAATGGAGAAGTAGTTTTTGAAAAAGAAAATGTTATTACTCAAAATGGCATAGATATGATTAATCGCTATTTAGCTCAAAGTGTTCAGGATTGGGCGGGAACCGTAGTAGTTGGTGCATTAGGAACTACATCTGCATCTACAGATACATCTCTTGCCTATGAGATTAGTAGGTCTCCCGTCATATTGAGAACATACTCTCCATCTGGAACATATGTAAACGGTGCTGTTAGTGGATCAAATCAAATAGTTATAAAAGCTAGTTTAGATCCACTTTTAATTGGTTCAATTTATGAAATTGGTATTATTCCTCAAAATTTCACACAAACATCTACCAAAAACAATTTTTACTTAACAGAATTTGATGAGATTTATGGTACATCTGGATTAAGTGATTGGATATCTAGTGGTGCAAGTGCTAATAAAACTTTATACGCTAGTTCTAGATTTGGAAACTATAACATAACATTGACCGCAGGAAGCGTTGTTTCTAGATCGAACTTTGATTTAGATTTTACCGATTATAATACAAATGACTTTTTACAATTACTTTATTTTGCAACTGGAGCAGCTCCATCCGCATCAGTAATATTTTCATTTACAGATACATCTGGAAATTCTTGGGTTGCTCCAACAATAACTTTAAATCCAGGAGCAAGTGGATATTTTACGGCATCAACATTACTGTCTAATAGTCCAGCTTCAGCTTTTAATTACAGTGTTAGCACAATTAGTGCCAGTGCTGGAAGTGCTATATCGGGGGTCATTTATTTAGACTCCTTGAAACTGATGGCGGGAGATGCAAAAACTACAGAAGAACAATTAGTTAGTAGAACATCTTCTTCTGCAGGACTTGTCACAACAAAGTATGGTCAGCCAACAGAAATTGAATACTACCTAACGGTGACATAATGGCTGCTGTTTTATTAAATAAATTACAACCAGGAAAAACATACACCGTAGCTGTAAAAGCAATCGACTCAGACGGTAATGTTTCTCCCAACTCTCTTACATATACCTTTACCACTCCAACAACAAACCTTGATGGAACTGCACTTGTTGGATACAATAGCGCAGTAAATGTTGCTGTGGGCGCATCTGGGGCTATGACTGCTGGAACATTAAGTCAAACTGGATTACAAGCAGCTGGAACTTTAGATTTATATGATGTTTGGAGTAAAACAGTTAATACTGGTTCTGGATACACAAATTTAACTGGATCAATTGGCGGAACCATAATAATAAACAAAAATGGTATTCTTGGCTACTCTATTACATCTAGTGCAACAAGTGGATCATCTCAGGGAACAGCAAAATTTCTTTTAGATAATAAAAATGGAGATGCATATTTTAATGGTACCATTTGGACTACATCTAAAGTAGGAACGCTCCCAATTGCTGACTGGACTGCTAGTCAAATTAATAATAGTCCACTTGTTGGTTCCGCATATAATGTTGCAGCAAGTGCACTTCTTTCAGCCGACTCTGCAAGCACTAATGCTTTAAATTATTTAGGAGTAAAAAATACTTCAATTTCTGGAAGCGCACTTATTTCATCAGCAAATACAATCACAAATGCTTCAAATCAACTTACCACTATATCTTCAAACGGAATAACAATTACTACTGCTTCTGGAGCGTCAGCATCTACAGCATCTGGAGCAAGAATTGTTTTGAATTCGGTTGGCTTTGCTTCTTATAACGCATCTGGAAGTCCTACTGTTACTATTACTGCAGCAGATGGAACAGCAAGATTTACAGGTTCTGTTATTGCTACTGCTGGATTAATTGGTGGATTTAATTTAACTGCATCTAATCAAAATGGTGATGCTCAAATGTATATTGGTACAGCAAGTCAACAAAATTGGACTGGAATGATTCCAGGAACGCAATGGTCTTTCTTTTCAGGAGCTTTAGACAACACAGGGTCTGCTGCTTTATTTAGAGTAAGTAATGCGGGTCTTTTATATGCACAAAATGCTGTTATTACAGGATCAATAACGGCACAATACGGAGTAATAGGTAACTGGAATATTGGTTCACAAAGTTTATGGGCGGGAGATGTTGGTGTTCAAAATTTTGCGGGAATGATTCCAGGAACAACAAATGTATTTTTTGGTGGAGCAACATCTTCTGCTGCCGACAATGCTACATTTAGAGTTACAAATACAGGTTCTGTACTTGCAACTGCTGGACAGATTGGTGGGTGGTCTTTGGGACAAACATCATTATCTTCAAGAAATACAAAAAATATATTCTCTCAGTATGACCCATCATTTGAAAGCGGAGATTATGTAAATTATTGGAAATCTAGTTTTTATTCAGTTGCAGGTTTTTCATCCTATATTTTATCAGACTCTTCCAAAGTAGACGGACTAAAAAGCATTGTTGTTGGCAGAATTGCTACCAGTGGAATATTAGGAAATTTTTATACCTATCCTTTTGCTAAAATGTATAAAAACCCAACAACACTTCAAAGATTTTCTATTGCAGATTTAAATCTTACACCTGGAAATACTTATGTTTTTTCAGCATATGTTAATTCTGGTACAAACTGGAGTACTGCTCAAGTTGGTGTCTATGTAGATCAATATACTGCTTCAAGTGGTGGAACTTTAAAAGGATCAAGTACCGCTGGAAATACCGTACCATCAGGAACTTGGACAAGAGTTTCATCTTCATTTACAGCAAGTTCTAATAGTTATTTTGAGTTTATTGTTTGGTCAGATGCAGCCGATACTTGGTATGCAGGATACCCAACAACAGCAGATGATATATTTTATGTGGATGCTGTTCAATTAGAATCTGGAAACACCGCAACAACCTATCAAATAAATAATGCAATTGTCATGTCTTCAAGTGCTGGAAGCTCTCCAATGCAATTTGGAACTCCAACAAATGATGGTGGAATTATTTCCAATTTATCAGTTTCTCCAGAAGGAGTGCTAAATACAAAAGGATTAACATTGTATGGAACCCAACCATTTAATATTGCAACTGGTGTTGCTACATCATCTTCAGCAGCATTTACAACCATAACTTTACCAGCAGGAAGATTTTCCGCAACACCAAGAGTAACAGCAACAATTAGAAGCAATGTCTTTAGTGCTCTTTCTGGATATTATTCAATATATGTCGGTAATGAATCAAAGTCAAGTTTTACTGTTTATACAGCATCTGGCTCTACAAGTACAACAGGAAATTCTTTTAGCTGGATTGCTGTTCAAATATAGAAAGGATAGAGAATGGAAAATATAGAGTTTGAGGGATATTCAGTTACTTGTAATAATTCCAAATGTGAAAATTATGAAATAATTATTGTTGTCCTTGCAGAAAAAAATAATCCACAAGTAATATGTGGACCATGTGGGCAAAATTTAAATCCAGAAAAACTTATATAGACTTGCACTATTAGAAAATAAATAGTATACTTACATAGACAATAAGGAGATATAAATGTCAGAACAGAATGAATTTGTTCCAGATCCCCGCTATGTGGCTCCACAGCCATCTTTGCAGGATTTTCGCACACTAGAAATGTTGGTGCAGGAACTACAAAATCGTATTGGTCAGATTACAAGTCAGTATGAAGTCCAACTAGCACAACTAAAAGCACAGGCTACGCATGAAATTCAGTCCCGTGAACAGCGTATTCAGGAGCTTCAGGTAAATGCTCAGAAGGCAAATTAAATATACCCCTCGTGTTCCTAGTGGAATGATTGCCAAGACAGAAAAAGGTTACTTTTATGTCAAGGGGGAAAAACGATTCCGTTTTATTTCAGATAGGGCACGAGATTCCTGGAATCTTCGTATTGTGCCCACATCTGAATTAGCCATGACAAATATAAAAGTGGTGGGAATTGTGGGATTTAGAGATGGAACTTTGATAAGAGACATATCTAATGGTAAAATATATCTTATAGTAGATAACAAAAGAAGTCTGATTACAGACCCAGATGATTTAAAATCGCTGGGATTTAAAAAACAAGATATTATTCTTGTCAGTAAAAAAGAAGCAGACTTTCAAAAAGAAGGAGAAGCACTAAATGCCAGATAATGTTAGCTTAACAGTATCAGAAATTAACCAAATGAAACAAACATCTAATAGTTTAATTAGTAGACTAAAAGATAAAACATTTACTTTTTCATCAAGTAAAGAAAAAGATACTGCAAAATCTTACCCGATCATATCGGATGATGAAGGTGGCTTGATGATATACGCAGCCAGAGAGACATTGAAGTTGTCAAAGACTACAAACAATACTGTTGTTTTTACCTTGCCAACTATAGATTTTTCGGGAACGCCCATAATACAAGTTACGCTTACAGCCGTGACTGACAAAAGTAAATACTTACTTAGCACTTCGGCAACATGGGAACCTTCTGGTAAAATTACGGTTCATGTTTCTTCGGGAGTAGATTCAAAAACTTTAACAAAAGACAAACCTTCAGTTTATGTCAATGTTTTGGCTATAGGTCTTGGCTAGTTATAAAGTTTTGAAATCTTGGTCCAAAAGAGATAAAAAAGTTTCAAAAGAAGGGTATGTTCTGATAAAAATTCCAGAACATCCAAAATCATTTGGTGGTTGGTATTACGAACACCGACTGGTAATTGAAAAAACACTTGACAGAATACTAGAAGTATGGGAAACTATACATCATATCAATGAAGATAAAACAGACAATAGAATAGAAAATCTATTTCTATGTACAAGAGAGCAACATAATAAAGCTCATAAATAGAAAGTAATATAAATGACAAACGATCTTAAGTGGATGTTATCGTCTGACCAGCAATTCCCTTATCAGGATGATAAGATGATTGAATTGTGGTTTAAGGTTATGAAGTGGTTTAAGCCAGATGTTGTAGATTATCTTGGCGACACGGATGACCAGGCTTGCTATAGCAAGTATTCAGAGGGCAGATCTGCAGAATTTCTTAAAATGTATAAAGACAACAATGGAGACCAAATTGTCCCATTGATACAGCATGAGGCAAAATTAGCAAGAGATTTTTATACTAAAACTAGAAAAATTGCTAAAAATGCTCAACTGTTTTCTGCGTTGGGTAATCACGATATTCGTATCTTTGATTATATTGATGCAAAACTTCCAGAGTATATTCAGGTTGTTGACCCAGAAAAACTTTGGGGACTTGATTCTTTGGGTTATGATTACATTTATTATAACGAGCCACCTAAGTTAAGATTTGGCGATATCCATGTTCATCATGGAAATGCTATTTCACAAAACGCTGGTGAGTCAGTTCGTAAAGATGTAGATAACTTTGGGGTATCACTTATTCGTGGTCACTCCCATAGAGCTGGTGTGTATTTTAATACATACGAGTTAAGAAACGGCGGGAAAGGTGAAACACTTCGTGGCTATGAAATTGGTCATATGTGTGATGAAAAGTCTAAAGGTATGATGTATACAAATAATCATAATTGGCAAAAAGCATTTGCTATTGCTCATATTGAAAATGGCGTATACCCACATATTCAACTTATTCATGTATCACCTGATTATTCCTGCTTTGTTGATGGAAAAAAGATTTCTATCTAATTATAAAAGGAGAATAAGATGAATTTAACAGATTCACAAACCACATCTTTAGCGGTGTTGGGACTAGGAGCATTAGTTGTTCTAGGTTCATCATTTCTAAAGACAGTAAACCTTTCATCTAAGGTTTCACATGCAATTGCAATTGTGCTAAGTATTGCAACTGGCTTTGTTAGTGATTATTTTGCTAACAATGGCACCACCGATCTAACCACAATTGCTCAGCAATCTACCTATATTTACACAGCATCACAGTTGATTTACGCCTACGCACTCAAAGGCACCACCTTTGATGTATGGCTAACAAAATTTAATTTGTTTACTACTAAGTAAATATGCACTGTAAATCGTGCGGGGGTAGAACTTTTATAGACAGAGTATTTTCTCAGAAGATGCGAATTGAGTTATTCTGTATAATGTGTGGAAAAAGATGGGTTATTAAAAAAGATGGGAATGTGTTTGGAGAATGGCTAGTAAACCAAGAAAGAAAACTAGCGAAAAGATCTTGTATTTCTACCTAAATGGTAGTTTACATAAAGCTTTGCATAAAAACAGGGCGGAAGACCTTTTGATTGCTTGGAATTACATAGAGCATAAGCGTATGGCTTATTCTCTAGTTGATGTTGTTCGAAATAAAACAAATGCGTATACTATCACCCAAGTTGGAAAGATGATTGGTAGAAGTCCAGATACCATTAAAAGACATTGGCGAGCTGGGGAAATTAGAAAACCCCAGCAAACCTACTCTCTTGACGGACAAGAAAGACCAAATAAATTCTTTTTTAGCGAAGACGATGTTAGATCCCTGCAAGATTTTTTTAAAACAGTTCATCGGGGTAGACCAAGAAAAGATGGTCTTATTACCCCAAGTAATATTCCGAGTAAAGCAGAATTAGAAGCACTTATGAGAAACGAAAAAGTTCTTTATACAAAAAATGAAGATGGGGAATTTGTCCCTGTCTGGAAACAACCAGAGTGGTAATATGAGTAACCTTGAAAAAGACCCAACAAAAATTTTAAAATCTTCCCTAGAAATACTTCAAAAATCTTATAGGGTAGCAAAGAAAAAAGACGATATTGAAAATATGCTTGCCATATCAGACCGACTTATGCTATTATATGAATTGTTAAAGAATGGTGCCGAAAGCAAAAAGCCACCATCATTAGGATTTTTAGGAGTATTAGAAGATGACGAATAATACAAGCGTTAGAGTAGCATTAGAATTTGTTCGCAATTTAGGCAATTACGAAAGTATCCGAATTTCAATCGGAGTAGAAGACTCTCTCAGACAAAGTGAAACAGTAGATCAGGCAACAGAGCGTGTCTACGCATTTGTTGAAAATAAGCTTATTGAAAAAGCAAATGAAATAGAAGCCGAACTTAAGGGCAACAAAAAGTAATGACCAAAGATTCCGCAAAACTTGCTCACGCATTAGTGACCAAGTATTCAAACATGTATGAATTAAAATATAATAAAAAGCCCACAATGAATCGTCACAGAGAAAAATGGGCAATGCAAGATGTTCTAGATAGTGTTGGATATGATAGGGCTTTAGAAATACTAGAGTATTATTTTTCTGTAACTAAACCAGGGCATCCATTATCTTGGTTTTATTTTAACTTTGACAAGCTTGACGAAGTTATGGTAAAGTTAGACCAAGACAAAGAACGCCGACAAAAGTTGCGGGAACAAACAAAGAGAATGGTAGAAGAGAATGAATAGTGAAGCAGAGTTAATTTCATCAATATGTAGTACAAAAGATATTTCAACAGTTTTGGCAAGTAACATAGATGAAATTTTTGTTTCTCACAAAGATGTTTGGGATGGGTTAAAATCCTATTACAACAAATTTCGCTCTGTTCCAGATGCAGAAGTTTTGCAGGAAAAGTTTAAAGATTTTGAGCCTGTGCAAGTAAAAGGTGAAACTGCTTATTATTTAGATAAAGCTAAAAATGATTACCTTACATCCCGAATTAGAAATATTCTTTTAGACTCTGGTAATAGTCTAAAGACAAATGCTGCATCAAGAGTGATTGCAGATTTACAAGCACAAGTATCTAATCTTTCTCGCATTACAACCAATGTCCGAGATGTAGACCTAACAGACTTTGAAATGGCTGAAAAGCACTATGAAGCTGTTCGTGAGCGAGCAGCAACTATGGGCGGTAGTCCAGGAATTATGACTGGATTCAAGGCTATTGATTATGCTTACCCAACAGGTATGGCTGCAGGTCACTTAATTGTTATGATTGGTTGGGCTGGTCGTGGTAAAACATGGATGAGTTCCTATCTTGCTTGTAAAGCATGGGAACAAGGATTTAAGCCAATGATTATTTCGCTTGAAATGACCCCAGAAAATATGCGAGATCGCATATATACAATGCTTGGTTCTGGCTTATTTAAAGCCTCAGACTTTTCTCGGGGAAGTGTGAACACTGATGATTTTGGAAACTGGGCTAAAAAGAAGTTTGACGACACAAATGGATTTATTCTTGTGTCAAATGAAGGTTCTAGTCAAGTCACTCCACAAACAGTTCAGGCTAAAATTGATCAGCATAAGCCAGATATTGTAATCCTTGACTATCATCAATTGTTTGCAGACTCAAATAACTCAAAGTCTACAACAGAACGCAACATGAATATCTCTCGTGAGTTTAAGAATTTGGCGGTACGCAATAACATCCCCGTTATTGATATTGTTTCTGCCACCATGGAAGATATTTCTAGTCAGGATTCACCGCCATTACTTTCACAAGTAGCATGGTCAAAACAAATTGAATATGATGCAGATATGGCTATGGCTGTGCATCGCACACCAGATACCAATATTATTGAAGTTGTAAGTCGAAAAAATCGACACGGTACGGACTTTGACTTCTTTTTAGATTGGGATATTAATCGGGGTATTGTAAAAGAAGTTTACGAAAACCCATTCGATTAGTTATGTAAAAGCCTTAATTCCTGGTAAAATATTAGGAAGAGAGGTGGAAATGTTAAATAGAAATATAAAAAGTTTCTACATGAATGGAACTATAAAGAGCGATTCTGATATCGTAAGGCTTAGAGAAATGTATGAAAAGCTATTACTTGATGAAATGCGTACAAAAGGATATGTTCCAGTTCTTGACATTGACCCCCAATTTGCGATAAAATATAACCATGAAAAAGATAACTACAGCTTCCATCTAGAAATGCATGGGGTTTTTGTAGGTAAGCGTAAGGCTTGGGAAATCGAAGGATTCTCAGGTCAGAATTACATTAAAAGGTAGAAAATGAACGAAGTATATACTAAATCGGATATCCGATCAATTCTTAATGCCATAAATCTAAAAATTGAATCAGAAACTGGACAACATTTCCTATGCCTGTGTCCATTTCATGCCAATAGAAATACCGCATCTTTTGAAATTGACTATAACAAAGGGTTGTATTTTTGCTTTAACCCATCGTGTGGAGCAAGAGGCACATTAAATGATCTTATTAAAGAAACTACGCATCGTAACGACTTTGAAACAATTAGGTTTATTTTGGCTAACAAACAGTCTAGTTCAAATATTGATTCCGAACTTGCAGAAATATTAGACGAAGTTCCAGACTTTGTAGAGTTTCCACCAGACACCGCAGAAAAGCTGCACAATGATTTATTAAATAATAAAACAGCTCTGGAATATTTTTATTCTAGGGGCATATCTCAGGACTCCATTGTAGATTTTTATTTAGGGTATTCGTCTGTGCAGGATTTAGTGACAGTTCCTCTGCGTTCCCCAGATGGAATGCTGGTGGGTGTTATTGGCAGATCAATTGAGGGTAAGACATTTAAAAATAGTCACAACCTGCCAAGAAACAAAACCCTATTTAATATTAATCGTGCCAAAAAGCATGGTGGAAAGATTATTGTTTGTGAGTCGTCATTTGATGCTATTCTAATTGCACAGGCGGGATTTCCAAATGTGGTTGCTACGCTAGGTGCACACTTGTCTAAAGAGCAAATTCAATTACTAAATAGATATTCATCTACAATTATAATTATGACGGACAATGATGAAGCTGGTAGAAAATTGGGCACCAATATTGCTCAAAGACTAAATAATAAAAATATCTTGTGGGGGTCGTATGATTATGGTACAATATATCCACATGAAGCAAAAGATGCAGGTGAATTAACACCAGAAGAAATTCGTCAATGTATAATCAATGCAATTCCGCATTATGAATATGCCTTGACATAAATTACCTAAGTCTGATATAATAATAAAACAAGGGCACAGTATAGCCCATTACACAAAGGAGATATACAAATGGGATTAGTTAAAGGTTTATCCGCTATGAACAAGGCTTTGGACAAGCCGTCTTATTCAGAAGATAGTCCAAAAGGTCGTTGGCTAAAGCTTAACGATGGTCAGAGTGTTAAGATTCGTTTCCTGCAGGAACTTGACCCAGACTCAAAGAGTTATGTTGCAGATGCAGGTCTTGGCTTTATTGCCGTAGAACACACAAATCCAACAGATTACCGCCGTAAGGCTCTGTGCTCTATTGAAGATCAGGGGCGTTGTTATGGCTGTGAGCAGCATCGCCGTGATCCAAAGGCTGGCTGGAAGGGTCGTAGTCGTTTGTACATTAATGTACTTGTAGATGATGGCACAGAAGAGCCATATGTTGCAATTTTCTCGCAGGGTGCAGGTCCTAAATCTGCTACCCCAGAAATTATTCAGTATGCTGGTGAAACAGGAAGTATCTCGGATGTAATCTGGCGTTTGAAGCGCACAGGTGAAAAGACAGATACCAATTACAGCATCATTCCACTTCCAACTGCAGACATTCAGCCAGTTGATGTTACTAAGTACGAAATCATCGATCTTGAAAAGGTTGCTGTTCGTGATGTAACTTATGATGAACAAGAAGATTTTTATCTTGGTCGTTCATCCACCAATGATGATTCATCTTCATCCTCTTCCGTAGAGTGGTAAAAAACTATTGACAAGTCTGGGGGACTGGTGTTATACTGGTCCCTCAGCACAATAGATTGGAATTAATATGCAAACTTTTTTACCTTATGTTTATAACTTTGACCTATCCGCAAAAGCTCTAGACAATAAACGACTTAACAAGCAACTGCTTGAGGGTCGTCAAATTTATGCAGCATTACTTGGTCGCACAAAAGGTTGGGTAAATCACCCAGCAACTCGTATGTGGCGCAATCACGAAAACATGTTATATAAGTATCTTTATGCCATTATGCGTGAATGCAAACGGCGTGGCATTGCTACAGAAAAAAATTGGACTGCAATTGAAGAGCTACATGAATCTAATTGGAATCGTGGAGACAATTTAACTGTACCTGCATGGATGGTAGATGAATCAATTGCTAACAAGATTGAGATTACTCATCGTGGCAATTTGTACAATAAGGATCCAGAGTACTACTTTGAATTTTATCGGGAATCTAAAAAGTTCCACAACTATGTATGCTGCGATAAATGTAACTATTATTGGTTTACACATAAATTAATTAACAACGAGGAGTTTTAATGTCAGACTTTGTACACTTACATGTGCATTCACACTATAGCCTTATGGATGGTCTTTGTACCCCACAAGAACTTTTAGTTGCTGGTAAAGCACTTGGTCAAAAAACTATGGCTATTACCGATCATGGAACATTGTCATCACATAGAGATATGCAAATTGCTGCAAAAGAATTGGATATGAAACCAATTCTAGGACTTGAAGCATATATTTCTGCAACGGATCGTTTTGACAAGCGTGATGTTAAAAAGCGTGATGATAATACTCAGGTGTACAATCACATTATTCTATTAGCAAAGGACCAAAATGGACTCAAAAATTTACAGGCTATGTCTGAGATTGCTTGGACAGAGGGTTACTATCATAAGCCACGCATTGATCTTGAAATTCTTAACGACTTTGGTGACGGCATTATTGTACTTTCTGGATGTATGAATGGGCTTATCTCAAAAGCCATTGACCGTGATGACATGGAAAAAGCTAGAGAGTATATGCGTTGGTTTAAAAACAGATTTGCCGATGATTTTTATATTGAAATTCAAGCACACAATCCTGCAGATTTAAATTATAAACTACTAGAACTTGCAGACGAATTTGATGTTAAGCCAGTTGTAACATCGGATGCACACTTTGATTCCCCAGAGCAAAGGGCTTTGGAGGAAATCCTACTTATTATTTCTACCAAACCTAAAATGGACAGCGAAGCCAACTACGAGTCTGGTAAAAAGATTAAAAATATTTTTGAGCGACTTAACCACCTATACCCTGAACGACCAATCTCCTTTGAGGAAATTGATGTTTATATTCAGAGTCGTGATGAAATTAAAAAGTCTATGCTTAAGCAGGGCATTGATCGTCAAGATATTTATGACAGCACCTTAGAGATTGAATCTAAGATTGGTGAGTATGAATTTTATGAAGGTTTGGAGTTATTGCCTAAGCCTAAAAACGATGCTAATGATGAACTGCGTAAGTTGTGTGAAGAAGCATTAGATAATCTTGCTGTGCTAGATACAGCATATGGAACAGATTATTCTGTTAGATTGGAAGAAGAACTTGAAGTTATTAAAGATAAAGACTTTGCATCATACTTTCTTGTTGTTGCCGACATGGTTGGTTGGGCTAAAGATCAAGATATTATGGTCGGTCCTGGGCGTGGTTCTGCTGCTGGCAGCCTTGTTTGCTACCTATTGGGAATTACGGATGTCGATCCAATAATCCATGACCTTTTGTTTTTCCGTTTTATTAACCCAGAGCGTAATGACTTTCCAGACATTGATACTGACTTTATGGATAGACGGCGGGGAGAGGTAAAGGAATACCTTAGAACTAAGTTTAAGAATGTTGCTTCTATCTCTACATTCCAATATTTTAAAGATAAAGGTGTTGTACGAGATGTTGGTAGAACATTTGGTGTACCTCTAGGTGAAATAAATAAAGCTCTAAAAGGCATTGAAACATTTGAAGACTTGGAATCAAATCCTAATGCATCATGGTTTAGGGATAAGTATCCAGAAGTTATGCAATATGCATCACTACTTCGTGGTAAAATTCGTGGTGTTGGTATGCATGCTGCTGGTGTGGTTGTGGCTAATCAACCAATTTCTAATTATGTGCCAATTGAAACCCGAAAAGATCCAGATGATTCAGTATCTGGGCGTATTCCAGTAGTTGGTTATGATATGGAGCAAGCTGCCGATATTGGTCTTATTAAGCTGGATGCTCTTGGTCTAAAGTCTTTATCTGTAATTAAAGATACATTGGACACAATCAAGGCTAGAGAGGGCGTAGAAATTAATTTAAAAACCCTGCCTCTAGATGACCCAGAAGTATTTAAAGACCTCTCAGAGGGCTTTACAAGGGGCGTATTCCAGGCTGAGGCGACCCCATACACCAATTTGCTCATAAAAATGGGTGTGGATAACTTTGAGGACCTTGTAGCATCCAACGCCCTAGTTCGACCAGGTGCTATGAATACCGTGGGTGGGGCTTATGTAGGTCGTAAAAGAGGCACTGAGATGGTGGAATATGTTCATCCAATTATGCAGGACTTTACAAGAAACACATATGGTGTTATTATTTATCAGGAGCAGGTTATGCAAGCCTGTGTCCATCTTGGCGGTATGACTTGGGCGGAAGCAGATAAGGTTCGCAAGATTATTGGAAAGAAAAAGGATGCTCGTGAATTTGATTTATTTAGAGACAAGTTTGTTAATGGTGCAAGTAAGCACATTTCTAAAGAAAGTGCAGAAGATCTGTGGCATGACTTTGAGGCTCATGCTGGTTATTCTTTTAATCGTTCCCACGCTGTTGCTTATTCTATGCTTTCCTATTGGACTGCTTGGCTTAAACACTATCATCCGTTGGAGTTCATCTATTCCATTCTTAAAAATGAAAAGGATAAAGATGCCCGAACAGAATACTTACTGGAAGCCAAAAGACTTGGAATCAAAGTTCTTTTGCCACATGTTAATGAATCAGAGTCGGGATTCAGCATCCAAGGAAACTCTATCCGATTTGGACTAGGTGACATTAAATACATCTCCGACAACATTGCATCAAAATTGATTGCAAATAGACCATACAAAAACTATGAGCATTTGCTAGAGATATCTCGTTCTAAGGGTAGTGGCATTAACGCTAGAGCAATTGAATCATTAAACATGATTGGCGGAGCAGCTTTTACAGATAATCCCCGAAAAGGAAACGAGTCAGAAAACCTATATGAATATCTTACAATTCCAAAATTTGATATCCAGGGACTTGAGCCAAAAATTAAAGCACAAATTCAACCGCTTGAAGAATTTCTTGAAGAGGGTTGCTATGTTCTTATGGCTATGGTTCGTTCAATTAAAAAGGGTAAAGGCTGGAGTCGCGTAGAACTTGTGGATGATACAGGTGCTATTGGTATCTTCCATTCTGAAAATACCCAAATTGAAACTGGCAATATGTATTTCTTTTTAGTAGGAGATAATCGTATTCATCGGTATGTTAATATTGAAGATGTTATTAATAAGAAAGATGATCCATTTATTAACTGGCTCTATGCAGATAAATTAGATGTGCCAGATGAAAAATACTTAGTAGTTGATTTTACACACTACAAAACAAAAACAAACAAGATGATGGCTCACATTATTTTGTCTAATAATGAAAAAGAACTTTTGCGAGTTCTTGTGTTCCCAACACTCTATGCCAAAGCATTAGGCAAGATGAAAGCGGGTTCAGTTTGTGAGCCAATAATTAAATATGATGATAAAACTATATTCGTAAAGGAAGTAATATAATGAGTGAAGAAGTACAAAATGTACAATTAACAGTAGAGCAAATTCTTGCTGCAATTTTAAATAAAATTGGTAAAACAGATTTGACGGAAGCAGAATTGTTAGCAGATTACTCCAACTATGTTGTTGCAGTAGATCCAGTAGATGAAAAAACAGTTAGTTTTCAACTTGTAGAAGAAGGTGCTGCAGAAAATGAATAATTATTTAGATAGTATTGCAAAAGATATCCATGATGTTTCTATGGACAAAGGTTTTTGGCGTAAAGTTTATATTGACGGCAGATCATATCCAGCTAAAGATATTGATTTTATGCTTGCAAAACTTGCTCTAGTTCATTCTGAGGTTAGTGAAGTTTTAGAAGCAATGCGTAAACAGATGGATGAAGAAAAAATTGTAGAAGAGCTTGTAGATATTTTTATTAGGCTTATGGACTTTTATCAGGGCGCAAAAAATTGCGGTTGGGTAGAGTCTTCTTTTGACAAAGTTTATGAAAAGAAAATGGGAGTAAATAAATCCCGCCCTAAAATGCATGGTAATTTAGCCTAAAAGACAAAAATCGTTTTTTATTGTATAATATAGGTATATGAGTGATGCCTACATCCTAGAGGGTATCGAAGACGATTACCTTTTAGTAATAAAAGCGGAAGATCAAGAAACTATCTTGAGTATTATAGATAGGTTGAGCACCAGTCGCTCAAAATGGATTAAAGAACTGGCATCAATATTAGAAGAGAGTTTACATGACACTGGTCGCAGAAGAGATTCTAGCAAAACTAGACCCAAAGACACGCCAAAGAGTACAAATGGCAACAAGCGTAGACGCACAAAAACAGCAAACACCAAGCATCGGTCTAAACCTCGCACTTAAAGGCGGGTTTGGATACGGAAGACAAATTTTAGTTTGGGGAAATAAATCAGCAGGTAAGTCATCATTTTGTTTGCAAATGATTGCTGATGCACAAAAAAATGGAAAGACCTGTGCCTGGATTGATTCTGAGGCATCATATTCTGCTGATTGGGCAGAATTGCTGGGAGTTAATTCAAGTGAATTGATTTATTCTCCAGCTAAATCAATCAACGATATGGTTGATGTTGCAGTTCAGTTAATGGATGCTGGAGTAGATATCATTGTTGTAGATTCAATTTCAGCACTACTACCAGCAATTTACTTTGAAAAAGATGGCAATGAATTAAAAGATTTACAAGACACCAAACAGATTGGTGCAGAAGCAAAGGATATGACCCATGCGGTCAAGATGTTAAATTATGCAAACAAAAACACATTACTGGTTCTTATCTCTCAGCAAAGAAATCAATTTGGCTCTATGCATGCAAGCCACATCCCAACAGGAGGAATGGCGGTCAAGTTTTTCAGTAGTACCATTATCAAGTTATGGGCTTCGGAAGCCGAAGCTAATGCTATTAAGTCTGGTGTTCAGGTTGGCGACAAAATTATTGAACAAAAAGTTGGAAGACCAGTCAATTGGATTATTGATTACAACAAACTCGGACCACCCAATTTATCTGGACAGTACGATTTCTATTACCAAGGAGACCATGTAGGTGTAGATGGTGTTGGAGAAGTACTTGATGTTGCAGAAATGATGGGAATTGTTCAGCGTGGCGGATCTTGGTATACAGTAGAGGAAGAGCGTTTTCAGGGTCGTGCAAAGACTGTAGATTATTTACGGGAAAATCCTAAAGTAGTAGAAGTATTAAGGAAAAAGATTTATGACAAAATTTGACGATTTTATGAAAGGTTCTTTAAAAGAAGTAAAAGATTTGCAAGAACTTTTCGGAGATTATGGATGTCAAAGCTGTGAGAAGCAGACACCAAAGGCTTATTTTAATGAAAAAGATTTAGAAATTATTTGGTTCTGTGAAGATGAGCATCGTTCATCAATTAAGCTGGGCTAATGTCTGAAAGAGGAGAAGCAAAGCGTGATGGAGCAAAACTCCAAAAAAATTCTGGTCGGGGGCAATATCAAAAGGGTGATGCTACTTGGCGTAGTTTTCTTGTTGACTATAAAGAGTATGAAAAGTCGATTTCGATTACCAAAGAAATCTGGGCAAAAGTTTGCACAGACACTTTTAAGGTCAGCAGAGAAAAATTTCCAGTACTCAAACTTATACTTGGAAGAGACAACAGCAAAACAAGATTAGCCGTAATTGAATGGGCACTGCTAGAAGAACTTATAGAATGTTGGGAAAAAAATAATGTTGATAATTGAAATTATAATAATGTTTGGCGTTACCATAAATTGTTATGTCAATGTAAAAAAATATCTGGAGGACAAGCGTGGCGGATAACATACTTGAATCGGTAAGCAATGTTACCGAATTTAATGAAATGAAAGAGTTTATGAATGATCCAGAATTGGATGAAGCCCTAGACCTAATCATTAAATTAATTATGAAGCCAGATGTACCTGCTGGTAAATCTCCAGAACTTATTGTCAGGCTGCAAGCCCTGAGTGCAAAGTTTGCCATGTTGTCTAGATATTACACAACATTTGAAAAAGGTGGGGACTCTTCAAAAAAGAAGAATGTTTACTACACCGTATCTGATGCGTTAGATAAATTAGTAGACAGTGTAAAATATTTAGCGAGGTATGGTCTTTAATGGCAAGAAATATTGTTGGAAATTTAAAATTTAGAAAGACACAAGACGGCGGGTTCGACCCAGATGTACTTGCTGAAGAAATTGAAGCTGCTTATCTTGCAGATAATAGAGCGGGATTTACACAAAAGAAAACTTTTGCCCCTTCAACTGTAGGCTATGGTCATGGTAATTGTCCCAGATACTGGTACATAGCATTTGATGGAGCAGACTTTGAAGATAATTCTGACGCTTTAGCAAAAGCAAATATGCTTAATGGAACTTATGTACATGAAAGACTACAGGCAATTATGCAAAAAATTCCTGGAAATAGAATTAAAGAAGTAGAACGGGAGATTGTTAGTCAAGATCCACCAATCCGTGGCTTTGCAGATCTTATTGTTAATTGGGAAGATAAAGAAGTTCTTGGAGAAATTAAGTCGGCTAAAGAAGAAAACTATTCAATTAGAAAATCTGCGATGAAAGGTTCTGGAAACCACCAGCTACAATTGCTACTCTATATGTACATTGAAAAAATTGATCAAGGATTCTTTTTGTATGAAAACAAAAACGATAACGAAATGCTTATTATTCCTATCAACATGACCGACTCAAACAAGAAACTAATTGAAGATACATTAGATTGGTTACGCAAGGTTTATGCTAATTGGGAAAATCAAACATTACCAACAAGAGCATTTACTAAAACTCAGTCTGCTTGTAAATACTGCCCTGTTAAAAAGGTGTGCTGGAAACAACTTGACGAGGGTGAAGTTGAAATAGAAGCGATGGTGCCACCTAAATGATATGTGCAAATGAAGGTTGCGAAAACGAATTCGATCCAAAAACTCATAACATGAAATACTGTGGCGATGAGTGTTGCCGTGAAGCGACTAATGCAAAAATTAAACAAAAGTATTATGATAAAAAGGCAAGGTTGGCTGGTCAAAAAAGAACTTGCTCTAACAAAGGCTGCACCACCACACTCAACAGATATAACCCATCTAATGTTTGTGAAAACTGTGTTGCTAATGAAAAGCTAGAACAACAAAAAAAATTATTGGGGATGATTAAGAATGTCTCTCGCTGAGTTAAAAAAGCAACATCATAAAGTCTTGGCTATTGATGCAAGCACTAATACTGTTGCGTTTTGTTTAATGAATGGAAAAGAGCCAGTTAAGTGGGGAGAAATAACCTTTACGGGCTCCGATGTTTATGATAGAATATTAGATGCAAAGAAAAAATTGCGGGCGTTTAAAGACCTGTTAGACTATGACTATGTAGTTCTTGAGGCAGCAGTAATGGTTAGATCCGCTAATACTGGATTAAAGATGGCTTATGTATTTGGTGCAATTCTTGGAGAATTACTTAAAGACGGAATTGATGTAATTGAAGTCCATCCAATCACTTGGCAGTCTTATATTGGAAACAAAAACTTTACAAAGGTTGAAAAAGAAGCGGTAAGAAAAGAGTTTCCAGGCAAGTCGGATAACTGGTATAAAGCCAAGATCAGAGAAAAGAGAAAACAAAAAACTATGGATTTTGCAAAAAGCATTGGCGTTGCTACCGTTAATGACAATGTTGGTGATGCTGTTGGTATTGCTTGGTATGCAGTAAATGAGTTGGTGTAATGTCTAAGCTTTATGAGTCCCGCGATTGGTTATATAATCGATACATAATTAAAAAAATGAACATTGTAGATATGGCTAAAGAGGATGGATGCAGCCACATGACTAT